CATTAGAGATCAACCGTGGATCGGTCAAGTGGTGGAGATAAGAAAAAGCATCGCATTGGTAAGGCTTTTAGATAACATGCATTATCACGCGGACTTGAGTGAACTAACTTTGTTTACACAAAAAAAAACACCAGGGTCAAAAATAATACTTGACAGTTTATAGCAAGTTGTGGGATAATCTTTTTTAGACAGTAGGGGAAGCAATAAGTAGATCAAAGGTATCTGCAATTGACAACCTGAATAACCAGCAATCTCGAATCTTTTCTGAAAATAAAAAAGGAAAGAAAATTAAAACGAGAATGCTTTTAAGGAGCCAATAAATATGGCGTTTTTTAGTAACAAAAAAAAGGTGAGAGAAGTATCTCTCCCCGAAGTAGCTGACCTGATGAATTCAGGACAGATAGTCTTTCCAGAGGGGCTACAACGTAGACCAGTTTGGACCCGAGCACAAAGTTCACAGTTTTTATCAAGTGCAACGGCAGGTTTTGCCTTGCAACCTATAATTGCGGTGAGTATTGAAGAGTCTTTGGCTTCTTGCGAAGCCCGAGGAGAAACTGACTCAGCAAACTATTATAAGTCTTTCAATGGTCAGGGGTTTAAATTTACAGGTCTTGATGGGCGCAATCGACTGGCTGCAATCGCGGATTTTATGAACAATAAAGTTAGTGTTACGGGTGAGTTTACAGACGCAGATGGAAAGTCGGTGGAACTGATCAATAACTTTTATAAAGAAATACCGCAACGCCTTAAGGATCGTTTGACAGACTGTACGCTTCCATGGGTAGAGCTTGTGGGCTTGACTCGTCCTGAACTGGCTTTGACGTTTGAACGTATAAATGCCGGTGTTGCGCTTGTTCCTCAAGAATTGCGGAACTGCCGAGATACCCCTATTGCCCAAGTAGTGAGGGATACGTCTAAAAATTTAAGACCTGGCTTATTGCGTCTCCTAAAAGCAGAGCCGCTCTCACGCATGGGGGACGATGAGCTGGTAGCAAAATTATTGCTACAAACCTATCAGGAGGAAATTTCACAGCCAGGAAGCAGCAAATTGAGGCGGTATAAAGGGCTCAAGAAGACAGACTTAGAAAAGTTTTATAATGAAGGTTTGGGTTATTTGGAAATGAGTGATCCTGGTTGTCCCTACGATCAAAAGGCCCTTAAGTTTGCACAAGACGTTTTAACGGCTACAATGTTGGGGGCAGAGCAGCAAACGGCAAGAGCCCCATCACAAATGATATCGAAATTTATGAGTCACCTTGTGGTTGGTGTGATTGGTGATCTTTTTATGAAGGGTTACGTGGTTAAGCCGGGGTCGCATGGCAGTCTTTTCGATGAAATTGCTCGCTTAGACAAGAAGTTGTCAGATGAATCCAAAATGCAAGAGGGCAAAGATATTTATCATGGGACAGTGATCAATCCTAGTGATTATTATCATCACTGCAAAAACGATCAAGAGACAAGATCCGTGCGCCTAAAAATGTTAGGGATGTTTCTTAAACGCATGTATAGTGAATTGAAGAGAGATCCTCACTTCTTATCGATTCGGCTATCAACACCCGCTACGGTAGGTAAGCCGTCATCGGTGAGGATGGTGCCGGAAGCAATTTCTTCTCAAGAAGAAAGCCGTTTAGTGGATTAGTTACGCTTGGCGCAAAATAAAGAAAGCCTCTGCAAAGGACGACGGGTGTTATGGGTTTGTTTCATTTCCCTGTCCAGCCCGAAGTCTTTTGGAGGGGGCTTTCTTTATTATGTAATAAAGAAAGAAAGAGGACTTAAAGAATGAGAAACTGGAAACCAATATTTATAGAAAACTCCAGAATACCAAAGATATTATCTTATGTGGCACCGATCAACATCGAAGCAATCACACTAGGTTTTATCGTATTCAGCCGGGGTGAGATAAACGACAAGACCAGGCAGCACGAGACTATCCATTTTCAACAATTCCTCGAAACGGGCTTCGCGGGATTTTTTCTGCTGTATGCCTACGACTATATTAAGAATTACATTCGCTTTCGCGATGGTGCGCTAGCTTACTACAACATCCGAGCAGAGAAAGAAGCATATCAACATCAGGAAACAAAAAACTATTTACAAACTCGACCACGTTGGAGGTGGATAAAATGGAAATAATAACACAAGACTTTTTTGCTTTACTTTTGCTAACAGGCCTTGGCGGGTTCGTAGCGTCCATGGCGTTCGCGCTCATCTTCATCCTTGAGGACTTCGTTCGCAATTTTAAGGACAAGCGATAGAGGTGGATGGATTTACCTTAAGCGTGATTGCGGTTTATGCAATTTTGTTTGTTGTGATGATTGGAACCTACGTTATAAAATAATGGCAGTAATATGGACAGCAATCAAGGGAATCTTAATCGGCTTTGGAATGATAATAGTAATTAAGGTTTTCGGATGGGACAAGAAAGATGATGATGAATAAAATAAAACAACTAACCGGGATAATAACAAAGCCCATATCCAGAGAGATAGAGATAAAGATTCGCAAGAAACTTAACCCCTCAAAGATATGTGACTGGTGCTTGTCCGATCATAAACATCAAACCAAACGCGGTTCAAAACTTTGTGGCAAGTGCTATGAAGATTATATGTATGCGGTTGATACAATGGAAATGTAAGCGGGCATGAAAAATAAAAACATAGAACAAAAGTCCCTTCCAGAAGGATATAGATATCTTAAAGAAGGAGAGCCCATAAAGCAAAGGTGATTACTTTTGGGGAGATAAAAATAATAAATGGAGTAAGATAAGAGACACAGCAAACACAAGCAATTGGGTTAAAGAACATGTCATAAGAAAGAAAGAAGACAAGAGCATATAAGGATATGGTTTATATAACTAAAGAGATATACAGTGGTAAGACGTTGGCAAGTAATGGATCGTCAAGTTGTGGAGGTGTTTAAAATGAGTAAAATGAGGGATCGTGGTGAAGAATGGGGGAATGTGGGGGCTGTATTTAGCTCATTCACACTTTGTCAAGGTAATTATGCGGCATACAGAAAAATACTTGTTTGTCAAGTTAAAAATAACGGATCATAAAGATAATTATTTGTCAAGTTAAATCGTCATCAGGGTAAGCCTGTAAATCGACAGCGCCATTAAATAAATGGTTGACAGCATTAACCTAAACATGGGATACTTAAAGCATGGTTGAGAGTGAAACGAAAACAGAAACACAATACGATTTGGATATGCGGATCTACAAAATGCTACAGGACGAACCGTTTTTTGCGATCCTATCGCGACATTTAAACAAGGTTGCGACAACTACGGTTGCGACAGCGGGTATCCGGTTTAATAAAGATCAAGCACGATTCGAATTGGTTTACAATCCTTCGTTTCTTGCGGGCGAAAACCCACAACTCCCCATAAATGGCGCGGCTGACGAAAAGTGGGTGCTAATGCACGAACTTTATCACGCAAGTCTCGGGCATTGCACCGGGCGAACCTTGCCAGAGTACGACAAGAAGTTAGCCAATTGCGCGATGGATCTTGCAATCAATTCTTTAAACAATATGCGACCGACCGCGCCTGAATGGGTTTTAATGCCGGGTCGTTTGAGCCATAAATTTTTAGAAGGCATGTACGAAATGTCTTCGGACTGGTACGCCAAACAACTTGAGGCGGATCAAGAAAACAATCCAGAAAATAAAGGCGATTCACCACAAGGGCAATTCGACGACCATGAGGATTTTGAACCAAGCGACGGTGGTGGTGATGGTGATGAAGGCGAGTCAGCCGAAAAGATGATCGCAGAAAAACGATTGGCCGATGCGGTTGCCCAAGCTGCGCAAGAATGCGACTATGGTGACGGTGATGGCGGACAGCCCAAAGGTTGGGGCAGTGTGTCAAACAAGATGCGCTCGTCAATTAAGAAATTCGGGAACTCAAGAAAATCAAAGCTTGACCCAAAAAAAGTTCTTGCATCATTCATCAAAGCGAGTGTTGCGGCAGAACATAAGACATCGGTAACAAAAAGAAATCGCAGACTACCAGGAAAGAAATTTGGTCGTCGTACAATGCACCGAGCAAGCATCGCAATCAGCATTGACCAATCAGGATCGGTTAGCGATGAACTATTAGGAAAAGTATTTGATTGGCTTGGGGAACTAGCAAAGTTTTCAAGCTTCACAGTAATACCATTTGACCATGAGGTCTTCGAGGAAAAGGTTTATGTCTGGAAGAAAGGCGAGAAACGTGCAAGAGAGCGCGTCTTACATGGCGGGACATGCTTTGATGCTCCTACAAAGTTTGTCAATAAGGGAAAGTTTGACGGTCACATTATCATTACTGACATGATGGCTCCTGCTCCTGTTCGTTCAAAGTGCCAACGAATGTGGATCACTGATAAATATGGCGCTAATCGCTCTTATGGCGGACACAAGCCAAAGAGTGAAAGGGTGTTGGTGCTATAATGGAAGATGTCGCGGCTATAAAAATAAAAAGAGAAAAAGCTTTAGGTATGGTTACAGCATCAATGGCTGTGATTCTACAGATCTATGACTTAACCTTGAGTGCCGAGATAATTGCCACCGCAAAGGAAAAATATGGCACACCACTGATAGAAACTTTAATGAACGAACTAATATCATCGGGTTATGCTACAGATTTAAAAACATTACCAGAAGATATATTACAACAACGTGCGATGCTTAATATGATTAAGCCTTTGCCCCTAACATGGATGAAGACCAGGAATTAAAAAAGATGAATGAAACCAATAACATGAATACAGAACCAACAATCATTGTGGACCTAGAAGTTCTCGCAAGAGAAGTTGCGCAACCTATGTTGACAGCGCAACCAGCGCAGCCAAAGAAACGTGGACGACCAGAGAAGATAAGCAAGGAGATGTTTACTGAAGCGTGGAACAATTGCAACAGCCTGAAAGAAGTGTCTGAACTGTTGGGTGTGCCAGCGTTGAGCGCAAGCGTGAAGGCTTCCAACCTGCGGAAGACTGGACGCAATTTAAAAATGTATAAGCGAGGAGCAAAGCGCAAGACAGCTTGCAAAGCAAGTTAGATTGCAGTGTGCAACCGGGGTTGCGTGGCTATGGGGCACCGACCCCAGCCCCCTCCCCGGAATGTATGTCCGGGGGGATATCGGGCCCGCCAAAAAGTGCGCTAAGTACATTCACTATGCGGCTGGAAATTTTGGAGATATGAGAGCATGACAAAAGAAGAATTCAAAAATCTACAAATAGGCGACTTAGTTAAGCGCATAGAAACCGAACCACAATACATAGAACCAGTCAGGCTTGGCGTTGTAACTCGCATGTTCAATAACGCTTCGCGCACTATTAACATCGCGAAGATATTATGGAGCTATAAAGGGGATACATATGTTAGTCAATATAGCGACGGAAATCTAACAATCGGGCGCATAGAATTAGTTTCGGCGGCAAAGAAAATATAATGACTAAACAACAATTCAACAAACTCCAAGTCGGTGATCTTGTCGAATGGCGCAACACAGTCACAACCGACACAAACAAACTAGGCATCGTTGTCGGAGCCACCGAATTTAAAACAACAATGTGCGGAAACGGCACAACACAAGATAGCAGTTATTATCAAGTTAGAATCAAATGGAACGATTATGAATACACCAGTGTCTATACAGAAAACGACGACAGCTCAATCGAACTAATCGAACTAATCGCGGAGGCAAAAAAATGAGCCAAAATATATTTGACAGATTTGACCTTGGCGATTTGGTAAAGCATACGAATTGGGGCGGCATAAAAGACGGTAAGCGTAACGCTCTCATAACCTATGGCGTGGTGTCTGCAATAAGAACACACGAAACACCAATCCTCCCAGAACGAAAAGTAGAAGTTACAATTCAATACATTAACGATTATCAGTCAAGGGTCCATTACAATAATCGCAATACAGGTGCCTTAACAAAATTAGAAATTGTAGCAAAAGGCAAAACCAATGCTAAGAAAAACAGATAATAAATCACTCCTTGACAGATTCGATATTGGTGATCTTGTTAGCAGCGGAATCAGAATTAAACCAATTCACGGGATCGTGATAAAACTTAAAAAACATAATTATCCAATATCCGGCTTGCACAATACCGGAGTTAAAATCAAGTGGCTCAAACACACCGGGGAAATCCGTGAAATGTGGTATTTGTTGGACGAAAAAAATTGGTGGATCAAAAAAATTGTGATTTTAGCCAAAGCCCGTCGAAATTCGTAAGGGTATCCACAGAAAAGATCAATAAATCGACATAATGTAGGGTTTACCTGCTTGACCGACATAATAAATTAATGCTATATTATAGGTGAAGGTAAGGGATGAAAGAAAAAATAAAAGCAATTCTAATCGCGGTCTTGACGGTCTTGACAATCGGGTCGGCAATCGCGTTAGTCGATAACCCCAAACCAAGCAACCTCAGTGCGAGCATTACTCGCGAGATTAACTTAACAAAGTGGCTGAATAAGCCAAGGAAAAAATAACATGCTAAACGAAAAAAAACAAAACGAAATTCGAGTTCTCGCAAAATACTTGCGTTTAGAGATCAGCAGCCTAGAAGATCTGGATTTTGTCGTCAAAGAATTATTCAAGGGTAGGGCTGAAGTTTTGCCGGACAATCAAGGTCAATTAAACATTTATACTGGACATACTTTTGGTATGCATACAGGCGATATTACTTGCTTGGAAACCAAAGAATTTTTGGACTCTTAATCTTAACCCTTTAACCGGCTGAACAAGCCAAGGAATTAAACAATGTTTGGAATCATCGAAAAAATGGACAAGTTCTCAAGTGAGACAATGACAAGCGAGGAAAAAATCTCGTTTATGCAAGAGATCATTAATAATGGAATGGTTTGGGATATGCACCAAAAGTATATCGCTCAAGCTTCTCAATATTTGAGTGATGGTCAATGCCATTATGCCTTTATGGAAAACATGGTCAATCCTGTTAAAAGCGAGACTGTAAAATAATGTCTCAATTTTCAACAAAAAACAAAAGTTGCGTTTGGTTCTTCCTTGGACACGATCTAAGTGCGGACGATCCAAAACTTTTAGAATTGTTGAAAAAATACAAAGTCAAAGCCGACTTCCGCGCCTATCGCGGTCGTTCGGCTGTCTTTGTCAGCAATCCTTATCGGATTAGTTCAATTCGAAAACGATTATGGGGAGATCCTTGGGCAATCCATTCCGATTGGCTGGCAGAAGACACGCGATACCGTGAGGAAAAAAATAATGATTAAATCAAATGTTAAAGATGGAAGTTTTGTAAAGCATACAATTGGCGAAACGCTTGAGCCCGGTTGGTTGGTTCGAATTAAACGTCCTGGTGAGTTTACTACAAGTGAACTTGGTTTTGGTGATGGTCCTTATCTGGGAATTGTGCTTAAGCGCGATGATAATGGTGCGTCCAAATATTGGCGGATACTTTTGCCAAATGGAAAAAAGCCAATCGTGAAACCTGATGAAGTTGAGTTGATCGCGGGGTAATGCGAATGTCGGTGAAAGAAAAAAATAAACCAACAATGTACAAACCTGGTGACTTGGTTAGAAATAGAACTTTAAATGTTGCGGGCGACGACTGGGAGCATCATACGTGTATTGTCGTGAAGGCAAGAAAGGCTTGTATAACTGGCGAAATAATTTATTCTGTACGATTTCCTAATGGAAACATTGGTGGTACGTGGGCTTGTGATATGGAGTTGATAGCAAGTGCATGATTGGGACGCTGAAAGAATCCGCACTTATAAATGTGGGACGCATCCAAAAAAAGGCGATTTAGTTGTTCGTCATTTCTGCAACAAGGACTTGCCTAAAGATTATTGTTATGGAATTGTTACGGGAAAACATAAACTTGGCACGGGGTTGGTATTGCCTGTGATCTTATGGTGTGGTCGGCCTCATCCAGTGCGGTGTATATCGCGGAAAGTTGAATTGGTGGTAAGAAATGAAGACAATGTTTAAATATGGGGATCTTGTCACACACGCGGTTTTACACCGACGTGATTCAAGTACGCTAGGCGTTGTGACTAGGGTGACGGACATTGGTTTGCCGAAATTTGCAAAGTCGCAAGTCCTAAAAGTAAAATGGATAAGTGGGAATTACGTTGACCTTGGTCAAAGCTATTATGATACAAGTCTTGAATTAGTTGCGGGGAAAGAACGATGAAAAATTATAAATTCCGAAGAGGAGATTTAGTCAAAAACAAAAAGTCTATAACTTGGCGTAATCAAGATGCGCTTGGCATTATTATAGAAGACGTGGGTATGTTTAGTGGTCGGCAACTTGTTCGAATAAAGTGGATTAAGTCAAACTCGCCCGAATTAACTAAAAACTTGCGGAAGCATTATTATGCCAAGAGTCTTGAATTAGTTGCGAGTGTGTCCAAGTGAAAAAATTTCCGTCAAGCTTTATTATCGGTGAATTGGTTGAGGTTATCGATTCTCTGGATGGCCCTATTGAGGGTCGGGATATACTTGCGGGAACTTTGGGGATTGTTGTTGAACAAGTTGGTATGTCAAAAGATTATTATGTGGTTCACTTGCCTTGTGGAGAAAATCAAATTATGTCCTATAAATGGATAAGGAAGGTGTCTCGTGAATCCTGAAGAATTTTGTATTGGTGATCTTGTGGAAGACATTCAAGCTCCTGGTTCACAAGGTGTCTTCACTGGATGGGGCTATAATGGCTTTGAGCAAGTCTGTGGAGGCGTTGAGACTAAGATCGCAATCGTTACGTGGCTCAAGCATGAAGAATGTGAGGGGCATCCTGGCTCAAGCTGGCGCATCTGGACGAATGAATTAAATTTGCTTGCGAAAGGAAAATCAAATGCATGATTGGTTAGGTATTAAAGTTTTTGATGTGGGCGACATGGTTAAAGTAAAAACGCGCACTAATGGAGAGGATGATTATGGCGTTGTTACAAGCACTTCTCAAACTGGTGGTCAATGGTCCTACTTTCTTCGTTGCTTGGTCGGAGTCGATTCGTGGTATCTAGGGTGGGAATTGGAGGAATTTGTAAATGTTTAAATCTGGCGATTTAGTAAAGATACTTAATGTTTATATGGAAAGCGATTTAGGCATTATTATTAAACAAGGCAAGAATCCCTGTGAAGGCGAACAAATGGCTATTACCACGGCAGAATGGCTTGTGCATTTACCGGACGGTCGAAGGGTTTGGCTTTGGGCGAATGAGATAGAAAATGTTTAATGTTGGAGATTTAGTTTCGTCGAATAGGTTCTGCGATTTTGGTTTTGGTGTTGTCATGAAAATTTCAGATCGAACTGCGCACCCGGATAACCCCAAAGTGTATGCATATCAAATTTATTTTGCCAACGAAAAAAAACGATGGCTATTGGAACAAAATCTGGAATTAGTTAGTGAGGCAAAAAATGAGTTACAACAATGATGTTTATAAATTAGAAATTGGTGATCTTGTGGAGCGCATTACATGGGATTCGTTCGCTAAAAAACTCGGTGTCGTGGTGGGGATTGGTGAAGACGTACCAAGCCCCGGTCCTGGTGGGCTTATGATAAAAGTGTGTTGGGCAGATAATTATGGAACCTTCTGGGCTCAACCTAGTAAACTTAAATTAATAGCAAAGGCAAAGAAAAATGTTTAAGAAAAATGAAATAGCAAAAGTTCGTATGGGCTTGCACAATCGCCCCTGCCGTGTTAGAATTGTGGATGTGGTTGGTGACGATGCGATGGTTGAACAAAATAATGGAACCATTTCTATTGTGGATGTTAATAAATTGCTTCCTATCCTTGAAGGGAACGAGAAAAATTTGCGACGACGAAGGAAAAGTGAAAGACGTGCATAAAGAATTTAAAGTTGGAAATCTGGTGCGAATAAAAACTCAGAATGAATACTTTAAAATGCGAAGGGGTATTGTCTTCGGATTTACAGATCAAGGTGCTTTAAAAGTTCGGTGGTCCAACGGCACGTCCGATATTCATAGTGGGATTGGATTAATAAAGGTGGCGTGATGGACGCAACAGATTTTAATATTGGAGATTTGGTGACGGTAAGAACGACACGCGAATTGGGCGTCATCGTGAAGCTTGGCAGAGAGTATCCCGACAACGGTAAATATCGTTCGCAGTTCGCAGATATTAAATGGCATGATATCGAAAAACCTTGTAGGATTTATAAATGTTATGGAAACTGGGACGTAGTAGAGGTGGTGGTTCGTGCGAAAACATAGAAGAAAAATATGGGACAGCGGCCGGGACGCAAATGCTTTTTATAAACGGAAAGCGGGCGCACACGATCATAAATTAACGAAGCGCAACAAGACGCGACAAAAGATTAGAAAGATTAAAAAAATCTTGGAGGAATACTGATGTTTTTTGAAAAGGGTGATCTTGTTTGTGAAACCAAACACCCTAATAGACGAGGGTATATTTGCGAAGTCTTAACGGGTAAAAACAGTGATCGTGACTATCTTGAAGTACGGTGGCTAAACTTTCCGTGGGGCAATCCACATACGCGGACTCTTGAGTTTCCCAAACACATGATTATACTTGCGAAAGGAAATAAAAATGAGAAATAAATTTGAAATCGGCGATCTGGTTAGCCACACACTCCGACCCTATACCGGAGTTATTGTCGAAATAATATACCAAGAACACTTATCGTACAAGAGAGCACCGATGTATAAAGTTGCTTGGGAGTATGGCGAGTGGATGTATGAAGTGGAAGAACAATTAAAAATAGAAGCCAGGGCGAAGTGTGCATGATGGAATTTGATAAAGGCGATTTGATAAAATCTAATCTAAGCAGTACCGTCTTTGATGAAAAAGATTGGTACGGAATTATTCTTGATGTTTGTAAAGATGCTCCTCACAAACATCCTGTTCTCGCGAACAAGTATAAGATAAGATGGTGCGGTGGTGCAACCTCGTGGCTGTTTGGGCACTCCATTGATTTAGTTTCTCGGGGCAAGAAGTAGTTATATGTATGAAAAGACTTTCCGTATTCTCCGTAGGAGATCTCGTAAGACAGAAATCAATCTTGTCTAGTAAGACTGGTGGCTATGGAATTATTATTGCAGTTATGCCCAATAACATTAAGTGTCTTTGGAGTGATGAGGAAATAAGATGGCTACAATCCAGACAACTCTATCTTATAGCAAAAGGTCAAAGAGGCCATCAATCCTAAAACAGTTTTTTACTATCTATTTATTAATGTGATCCATAAAGATATAATATATAATATTGGAGATCTAGTAACTTACCGTGAAGATTTACTTGGTGTGAAAGGTCACACAGGAATTGTTATTAATGTTTTTACTGATGGCGATGATATATGTTATATGATGGTAAGGTGGCATGACGGCGAAGTTTATCCTGAACTCGGGAAGCATATTGTTTTGTTAGCAAGAGCAAAAAATGATAAATGATAAAGCAAGCAAGGGTGATTTGGTAATGTTTCGAAAGCCAAACGTTCGATGGACTGATAAAGAAGATCCATATATCTACGGAATGATTAAAGAAATAATTCCCCCCGGTAGTGGCTGGAACAACGGGCGTCGATTAAAATATAATGTTCTTTCCTCCGCAGGAAGACTTTATCATGAAGTAAATCACGAAAAAATTATTATTTTATCTAAAGTAAAAAAAGCTTGATCTTTCTATTTTCCTCTGGTATAATACTTGTAATCAATAGGTGAGTGATCACCAAGGAAAAAATATGCAAGAAGTTAAATCAAGTTTAGTCAAATCAATTGGCTATAATCCACTAACCGAACAACTGTCCGTTGTTCTTCACACTGCACCCACTACTGTTTTCAATTATGATGGCGTATCACGCGCAACGTTGAATAACTTTAAGAGTGCCGACTCCAAGGGTCAGTTTTTTAACTCCAAGATTCGCGGGCGTTTCCCCACGTCTAAATCTGTAATCTGACTCACAAAAAACTATAATGTTTTTGGGCACTCCTCTTTCGGGGAGTGCCTTTTTTATTTAAGAATAATAAAACTTATGCTATAGTTATTATACCATGAGTGAATCACAAGAACTGGATACACTCTATGAAAAGTACCCTCAATTATTTCCTAAAAATTGTATCACATGCAATAATGGATGGTTTACAATCATTGACCACATGTGCCTTGCAATACAAACTTATATAGATGGAGAAATGGGAGAAGAACTTAAATTCCCCGAATTTGTTTCTATACAGGAGAAATTTGGAGTCTTAGATATTTGCATAGACGACAGTGACAACATAATTGATATTGTAAAAAAAAGCTGTGAAATCTTAAGCTATCATACCTGTGAATATTGCGGAGACGCAGGGGAACTATATTGTTCTGCGAAGTGGAGAAATTGGAGTTATTATAAAACTTTGTGTTTAGACCACGCAATAGAACACTATTATTACGCACTGTATAGAGATGCAGAATTTTCAAAAGGATAATAAATGACAAAAGATATTTTGTCCTATGACACCAAATTATTTTTGGATGTTTTACAGGATAGATTTGAGCCACAAATTAAAAAACTATTACTAAACCGACAAAACCGAAAAGGTAAAATACCAGCACATATAATGAATGTAGAAAGCAAAGATCCACATTGGAAAGTGCTACCACCACCTGAAGACATTTTAGATAGACGAGTTGAGATTACAGGACCACCAGTTAGGAAAATGATTATCAGTGCCCTAAACTCAGGGGCAAATGTTTTCATGGCTGACTTTGAAGATTCTAATTCTCCTACTTGGGAAAATTGTATGGAGGGACAACAAAATCTTTATGATGCGGTAAGAAAAAAAATAGACTTTATTGATCCCGAAACACAGAAGGAATATAAACTAAATAAAAAAGTAGCCACTCTGTTTGTTCGACCTCGCGGACTACACTTGTTAGAAAAAAATTATAATAATATTCCGGCAAGTCTTTTTGATTTTGGATTATACTTTTTTCATAATCATAAACAACTTCTAAAAAACGGAACACGACCATATTTTTATTTACCCAAGATTGAGGACTATTTGGAAGCCGCCCTTTGGAGTGATATTTTTTCTTTTTCTGAAAAATCTTTTGATCTCCCACTAGGAACAATTAGGGCAACCGTTCTTATTGAGACATTACCCGCAGCCTTTCAAATGGATAAAATACTTTATGAGTTACAAGCACATTCTGCTGGATTAAACTGCGGGCGATGGGATTATATTTTTAGTTTTATAAAAACGCTTTCTCATGTTCGAGACGCGGTATTACCTGATCGTGATGAAGTAGGAATGACACAGCACTTTATGCGATCCTATACACAACTATTGATACAGACTTGTCATAAACGTGGCGCTCACGCGATTGGAGGAATGGCAGCACAAATACCAATCAAGGACGACCCGGAAGCAAATGATATTGCGATGAGAAAAGTAAAGGCTGACAAATTACGTGAGGTTCAGGACGGACATGATGGTACTTGGGTTGCTCATCCTTTTTTAGTTGATATTGCTAAAGATATTTTTGATGAACATATGCCAGCCGACAACCAAATTGATAAACAACTTTGTTTAAATTATTCTATTGAATCTTCTGATCTCTTGCGGGCTCCAAAAGGTCCGTGTACTGATTTTGCTTTAAGAAAAAATATATCTATTGCCTTTCAATATATTAATTCTTGGATAAATGGTAATGGATGTGTCCCAATTGATAATCTTATGGAAGATGCTGCCACGGCAGAAATCTCTAGAGCCCAAATTTGGCAGTGGCGAAAACACAAAATATATTTATCTAATGGAAAGCAGGTCACAAACAAATATCTTGGATTGGTGATAAACTCTGAAATAAAAAAATTTGAACACTACAAAAAGTTTGAAGAAACAAGTATAATTCTAAATAAGTTATGCTTTAGTGAGGAAATAATTGACTTTCTGACTTTAGAGTGTTACGATAATTTATGTGGATGATTGGGGGGAACATTTACCAATGATAAATAGATGGAATGGAATTGAGAAATCCTATAATAAAAAGGACGTGCTTGAACTTAGAGGGAGCAAGAAAATTGAATATACCCTTGCTAAAGATGGAGCCGAAAAGTTATGGGACTTACTAAATAAAAAAGACGCTGTGCGGGCCCTAGGAGCCCTTACGGGAAACCAAGCGGTACAACAGGTCAAAGCTGGATTGAAAGCAATCTATCTTAGTGGCTGGCAAGTTGCGGCTGACGCAAACCTTGCTGGTGACATGTATCCTGATCAAAGTCTTTATCCAGCGAACAGTGTTCCACAAGTTGTTAAGAAAATTAATAAAGCTTTTCAGAGAGCCGACCAAATCGAAAGTGTTGAAGGAAATAATCAAATTGATTATTATGCGCCAATCGTTGCGGACGCTGAAGCGGGCTTTGGTGGACCGCTGAACGCTTATGAGTTGATGAAGGGAATGATTGAGGCTGGCGCGGCGGGTGTACACTTCGAAGATCAGTTGGCTTCTGAAAAGAAATGCGGGCATATGGGCGGAAAAGTTCTTGTTCCAACAAGCCAATTTATTCGTACCTTGACTGCGGCAAGATTGGCGGCTGATGTGTGCGACACTCCAACTGTGTTGATTGCTCGCACTGATGCCAATAGCGCGAAGCTTATTACCTCTGATGTGGATGAGCGAGATCATAAATTTATGACTGGCGAAAGAACACCGGAGGGATTTTATAAAATCACAGGTGGTTTAGAAATGGGGATCGCTCGTGGTTTAGCTTATGCTCCTTTCGCCGATTTGCTATGGCTTGAGACTTCAACTCCCTCACTTGAGGAGGCAAAGAAATTTGCCGATGCAATACATTCGAAATTTCCAGATAAATTATTGGCTTATAACTGCTCCCCATCTTTTAATTGGGAAAAGCATTTAGACAAATATACAATTGCGATGTTCCAAAATTCTCTAGAAAGGATGGGATACAAATTCCAGTTTGTCACTCTAGCTGGATTCCATTCATTAAATTATAGTATGTTTTCTTTGGCTAGGGATTATAAAGATTTAGGGATGACTGCTTATTCTGAATTGCAACAAAAAGAATTTGATCAAGTTCATAATGGATTTACTGCTGTAAAGCACCAACGAGAAGTCGGTACAGGCTATTTTGATAGGGTTTCACAGATTATTAGTGGTGGAGAATCTTCAACTTTAGCATTAATAAACTCTACTGAAGAAGATCAATTCTAAACAATTTTTTTTCCTTGACATGCTCACCCTCATAGTTTAGAATGGTATTCATAAGGTCGCAACTCGACTCAAGGAAACCATGAAGGGAACATTAGCATTTGTTATTTTAATAAACATCTTCCAATGCGAAGAACGTCCGCAAATAACGTGCAATAACAATTTTTTTAAATGTGCTGAAGACTGTAGTAATATATGTGCGAGGTCAATAAATTTTGCTCATGAGTTTGGAAAATGTTTTACTATTTGTAATGAACCTTGTCGAAAAGAGTATTGTAAAAAATAAATTATGATGAACAGGAATAGATTCAAAATTGGAGATATGATAGTTTCCGCTTGCGGTGATTATGGGTTGGTGCTGAAAACAGGACCAAATCCTTATGTTAATGGCGGAAATAAGATGGGTGTCTATGCACACTGGGCGAAAGAAAAGCTTTCGTTTTGGATGGATATGGATGAGCCCGAGCTTGAGCTATTTGCTCAAAAGGAGAAGAAGAATGAGTGTTGAAGTCATTGGTGCTCTTATAGTCGTAGGACTTGTAGGAACATTTTTTTATTTGCGTTCGCGCAATAAATAAGGGGCAATAATGCCAAAACAATTAGAGATAGCCGATTATATCGGCCTAGCGACTATGGTCGCGACTTTTGGGCTAATGTTAGCCTTTTTGTTATAAGGAGAAAAATAAATGAAATTTAACAAAAAAACAATGCAAAAAATTGGACTTGGTGCCCTCGTTATGGGTACGATGTTGTTGATCGGTAATGTGGCGATGGCTTCAGAAACCGGAGTGTGGACCACTCTTAGTGTGTCCGGTAATCTAACCAAAAATCTAACCCTAAATGTTGGGGAAGAATTGCGGTTTGGAGATATTGCTGGTCCAACGTTGTCTAGACAACATACCGACATTGGTGTCACTAGTCAAGTTAGTGATATTGTTAATGTTGGTGTTGGGTATCGCAACGTAAGCACTGGTGAGCAGCGCGTTTCGGTTTCACTTGGGTTGCGACTTTTGACGGGAACTATTAATTTAGATAGTTTGTCAAAGTTGGAATTGCGAGATGGAGATACCATTCGTGGGCGAACTTCGCTTTCGGCAGTCGCATCAGTTGCGGGTGTTGCACCTTTTGTATCAGACGAAGTGTTCGTTGATGATTCCGGTGTGACCGGCAATCGTGCTACAATTGGCGTAAGCAAATCGCTTACCAATTCGGTTGGAGTTAACGCATTTTATATGCTCAATTCCGCCATCGGAGATACTACGACCAGTGCTCATATTTTGGGTCTTGGACTTAGCGTATCACTATAATAAAAATTAGGTAAAAAAAGATATTTTTTTGGGGGCAATAGCCCCCTTTTTTTTGCTTACTTTTTAAGTCCAAGTATGTTAATATACTCTTATGAAAAACGCACTTATAAACGGTGATTCTTTGGAAATTCTAAAGAAATTACCGGACAACTCTTTCGACTCGATGGTAACTGACCCGCCCGCAGGTATCGCGTTTATGGGTAAAAAATGGGATAAAGATAAGGGTGGGCGCAAGTTATGGATTGCTTGGCTAGAATCTATTATGACCGAAGCCTTCCGCACTCTCAAACCAGGAGCGCACATTTTAGTTTGGGCAATTCCCAGAACAAGTCATTGGACTGCTACCGCAATTGAAAATGCCGAATTTGAAATCAGGGATGTTGTTACACACATTTTTGGAAGTGGATTTCCCAAGTCTCATAACATAGGTAAAAAAATAAAAGAGTTTGATGGTTGGGGCACTGCTTTAAAACCTGCCAGCGAACATTGGATTTTAGCAAGAAAACCTTTATCAGAAAAGACTATTGCTGCTAATGTTTTAGAACACGGGACAGGTGGAATTAATATTGATGCGAGTAGAATCGGTCTTGGTAACGATAAGACCAAAGGTGGATGCGCCGGAACTTCCGCAATTCACGGAGGGGGAATAAACAAACGAGCCCCCGTGGATCATACCAAAGGTCGTTTTCCTGCTAATCTTATTTTATCTCACAAACCAGGCTGCACACAAGTTGGAACCAAAGAAGGAAAAGGTTATACAATCAATAGATTTACCGATGGAGCAAAGCCTTTTGGTAATGGTGCGGGGCATCCTTATAAAGTAGAAGATCAAGGACCAGAAACGATTGCGGTATGGGATTGTGAAGACGATTGCGCTATTAAAACTTTAGATAACCAAACAGGTGTTTTAACAAGCGGAGAAATGAAGGGAAAGATTAAAGGCAAGGCTGGTAAAGATACATTTGGTTCATATAAAGGCGAAGCAACGGAGCAACCTTATTATGCCGATAGTGGTGGGGCTTCAAGATTCTTTTATTGCGCCAAAGCTTCAAAAAAAGAGAAAACATTAAATAAAACAATTGAGAATAAGCATCCTACTGTCAAATCTCTTAAATTAATGAAATACTTAATAAATCTTGTAACGCCTCCTGGTGGCGTTGTGCTGGACCCTTTTATGGGCAGTGGTACGACCGGACAAGCGGCATTAGAGGGCAATTTCGGCTTTGTGGGGGTTGAATTAGAGGCTGAGAGTTACGAGATTTGCAAAAAGCGGTGCTCAAGTATAGAAACCCTAATTATTAATAAAAAGATAGAAGAAAAAAACATTGATCAAGCCGGTTCAGTGTGATATTATAGTAATATGATGAAAAATAAAAAATATTTGGTGATAGATACCGAAACGGGTGGGCTTGATCCAGAAAAAAATAGTATTTTGAGTATTGCGGGTGTTTTATGGGAACCCGGAAAGACAGTTGAGCCGGTTTTTGACCTATATGTCAAAGAACACTTTATAAATGTTGAAGAAGCCGCACTAAAAGTCAATAAAATTGATATGAATGAAGTGCATTTGGCTGATGAGCCATATATCGTTGTAAAGAAGATCCAGAATGCGTTAAATGAGCGTCTTGGTAAAGACAGGAAAGCAATTCAGCTTGTCGGTCACAATGTTGCTTTCGATATTGCGTTTACAAAGAGACTTTATCGTCATGCAGGTCTAGAAAAGGAATATAAAAACGATTTTCGTGATAGAGCGATGGATACTTGCTCTATTTTGGAATTTTTGATGCTTTCGGGCAAAGTGGAAGGATATAGGGCCTCCGGTGATGTTTTATTCAAAGCAGCGGGTGTTGAAATCGAAGAAAAAGACCGTCACACGGCTTTAGGTGATGCTGTCGCCACAGCTTATGCTTTAGAGTCATTAATTACGAAATTTTAGGAGAAAATTATGTCAAAAGATAAAAAGCAAGCGTGGGGAACCTTAATAAATGAGAAACCAACACTACAAGAGATTGCCAACTACTATAAGGGCAAAGGCGGCGGGCCCGAAGGTGAATCGCACGTTATTGATGCAAATGCCGATAAAAAAGAGGGATTTGTGTGGGTTTATAGCACAAAAGCGGACGCAGCAAAGATCATTGAGCGTTGTGGAGACGCAATTTTAGATTATAGCTTCTTAGATGCACAAGGAGTTCAATTAAAGATTGATCGCAAAGCTTTTCGCGGAATACATTGTGCATTTAGAAATGTCAAATAACATTTTCCTCAACTATTTAGGTTGAGGGAAGCAAATGGCAAACGGTCTTTATACAACATTCTTATCAGCACTGATGAACAAACAACTTGATCTAGACACAGATCAAATCAATGTTGCGCTCCTTGATTCGGGATATACAGTCAATTTAACGGTTCAAGATCACTATAGCGCATATTGTGCCGCGCATCAAATACAAACAGGCATTTTGTCCAATAACACAATCACATCAGGCGTTTTCAACGCAGACAATTATGAATTTCCGAATGTTACACATGGATCAAACGCTAAATACATAGTAGTGTATCACGACACTACGGATCAACTCATCGCTTACTTTGATACCGATTCAAATGGTGCGATAGATCTTCCATGTGTTGGAAACGATATTCATACCGAATGGAATGCTAGTGGTATATTTGCCTTTGCTAATTGTCCATAGGATTTTATTTAATGGGAATTAAAGACGGCTATATAATAACAGACTTATCGAGTTCCATTCAACAAAGAACTCTTACGGGTGGTGCGGTAGTCGCGCCTTTCGGGTTTGGTCATCGAGGTCTTCAAAACTTACGAGGAACCTGCCAGCCCTATTCATCTTTCCCAGGAAGTTCAATGCCCGCCTGGGATCGCGGGGATTGCGGCGTACCTGACGATACAGTCAAAATGCTCTTGATAACTCAAGACAGTCCAGTCTATACGCCGGTTACTTACGGAACAGAATGGTATACGGAAATTGTGGATGCAGAAGTCGTAGGAACGAGTAGCACTCATGTTGGCTCAATTTATCTAACAAGCGGAACTTTAAACGAAATAGGGTTTGAGGCATGTACTACTCAGATTCCACTTTATACTATAGCAGAAATTAGACGATTTACTGATAATTCCCTACTAACCTCCTTTAATGCTAGTGCCGCCAAATGTAGCTACACTTATAATTCTTTGGTAAGCGTTACCGATACTGATTGGTATGATATCTATGTTTCGGGCGCATATGGCTCCACCACATCTAGCCTAGAAGGAATTTTTGTGGAATACAAAATCTAAAACTATTTAGAGGTACAATTATGGCAGCATGTTCAATAGACTTAATTACTAATACTGAAGTATCAGGAACCACCTCTACATTGGTCGGATCAGCCAGAATTCTATCTGGTTCAAATACTAATTTTTCTTTCCGTGCGATGATGGGAACTGCAACTTTCACCACAGCATCCCTAGAGGTAAAAAGATTTACTGGTGGGAGTAGTGTTACTGCTTTGGAAGCTACCGGAAGCTTACAGGATGTTTCTGGTTCTGCGGTAGCGATCCCGGCTAATGATTGGTATGAATTTTATTTATCCGGCTCGACAGCGGGAACTATATCTTTAGTTAAGGGAATTCGCGTGGTATTGAGTTAATGAAACTATTTACCAGCACAGGAGAAGAATAAAGAATGCCAACACTTGAAAGAACTTGGACCAACTCACAAAATAATGTTCCGGCAGATCAAACTACTACTGAAAAGCAAGTGGGTAATATTTTGTTGGCTATGAAAAACGCTTTTGTTTCCGCAGGATGGACAGTTACTCAAAGCAGTAATGGACTAACTACAGCAGCAAGCGATCTCTGGTCTGTATACACCGATGTGGTTTATGGTGCTGGTGCCGTAGTTCATAGTTGGATTGTTCTAGAAAGCCCTACTGATTATCCATCCACTGGAAATCAAGTATATTTTGCGATTGAATGGAATGCCGCCGCCGATGAAAATTGTACCTTTTACACGTCTACGGGAGATTGGACAGGAGGCACAACAAGCACCATCGGCGCAGCCGGTGGAAATAAAAACACCATGACGACAACCGATGGCTTTGTACCGCCTGGTTTAACCAATGTTAAATATCATTTTTCTTATAACACCACTGGGGATGTGATCTTTTATAACAGCAATGACAGCACCGCCCGCGCCGGTTGGGGCCTCATTATAAGCAAACTAGCCGATCACGATGCGTCCGATAATTATCCTCTATTTCAATATCTTCGTACAAGTGGAAATTCTTGGTCGCAACCTAGTCAAACATATAATGCGTTTGGTATTGGTAATATGCAAACCAACGCGAATTCTAAGGGATTTTGGATTGATGGGAATACAACTACCCAAAACAATGCATATTCGATGGAAAACAATTTTATGTTTAATGCGACGGGAGGCGACTCCAATGGTAGTGATATTAATGGAAAATTCATCGCAGCTCCAATATGGGTTTGTGGAAATGAAGCATCCAAGAGGGCAATCCGAGGGAGATTGGTAGATATATACCTGGCAAACTATTCTAACCTCAACACCCTTGGAGGCACTGTCGAGCCCTCAACGGGCACAATTCAACTTGCATGTATAACTTGCCTTTGGGTACCTGCTGATGTAGTACCGAGCCTATAAAATATGGTGAATAAAAATGTCCGCAGTTGATGTAATCACGATAGATTCAAGCTTTGTAGGAATCGAAGAAGGAGTAAAATGGGTTTATTCGGGACAACCACCATCCGGTGGTGCTGCTGAATTACAATCTGGTGGTGGCTGCGAGAACACTTATTATCAACGAGTATATGACGACACCAATGAATTCTGGTGTTATTATTCTGGCTTAGTCCTGAATCCCACGCCAGGGATAATGGATACAACTCCCAACAATTCAGGAAACATTAGCGGTCATAGTATTATTATGACTATTTGCTCCTAATTTATTAATCTTAATAAACTAAAAATTCCTAATAAATGATTATCCTTGACCTCAAGGGGATTCTCTGTCATAATAGTATTACCCAAATTAGGAGGGGTGATGACTATATTAGACAAGGAACTAGAAAAGAAACTATTTGAAGCCGGAATGGGCGAGCTTACGTTGTGGCTTATTAAAAAAGGGTGGACACTTGATCTAGATTATCTTAATCAAGACGAAATGTTACCATCTAGCAAGCTTATAAACATAAGCACACGCCAAGGAATAGAAAAACAATTTTATTCTTTATTACATGAATGTGGTCACTTGCTTATTCAATCAAACTGGGAAAACTACGAGAAAGCATATCCAGCCACAGCAAGGATGTATGCTTATGCCACCACTAATAAACAATTAGCGCGTAGCCCCAAATATAAAGTGGATTGCATATCGGAAGAACTCGAAGCATGGCGACGAGGAAAGAAACTAGCAGATCGCTTATCATTATATTATAGTGAGGAGAGGTATAATGACTTAACAGCCAAGTGTGTTTATACCTATATTCAATGGGCAAACAAGTAGAAGATGGCGATGCCTTTGGTAGCCGATATTTAGATATTTTTAAGGTTGGTGATTTAGTTTCGTGGGCTCACCTAGGGAATACCAAAGAATATGGTTATATAATAAAAATTTATAATGAAAAGATGAGGGCAAATCGTTGTTTTGTATTTGCTCGCATTCGTAAAACAGATGGTTCAACCGAGAACTTTATGTTATCGGAAATACAAAAAGAATCATAAAAAAAGGGTGGTTGTATGTTTTGGGATATAGTTACAAATGTGGGTAATAGAAAAAAACCTTGGGAAGACGTTCCAATCGAAGTTTTAATCGAGGAGGAGCGCAAGCGCAAAAAAAGTCTTGAAGATCATCGCGAACGTTTGTATGCTCCTTTGCCCGAACCACCTTTAAGACCCATCGAGAAAGATGACCTCCCTGAAAATGAAGTGGATGGTTGTATCATCATAAAATTATAGTGCTAATTTCCAAAAAAATGCGATTGCCAATTGCGTTGATGCTTCTCACAGTCTTCAACGCCATTGACGCATTTTTTACGCTAAAATACATAAAATTTGGTGCTCTATGCGAAGCCAACCCCTTAATGGATTCGCTATTGCAAAGCAACCACTACCTTTTCATTTTTTATAAACTCGTTGTTGTAAATTTTTGTGTTTGGGCCCTTTACAAAAACAATAAGACCAAAATAATTCCTTTTATCCTGTATTTTCTTACTTTTGTTTATGGATTGTTGATGATGTGGTGGGGATATATGATTTTCCTTCTTTACTGAACTATTTATAGTGATGAAGAATGAATTCGACCGGCTTTCGGCAGTACAACCTTTAATAAAGAGTTTATACGAAGCTTCTAAAGACACATTGGGATTTAATCCTGATGCCAAAATTGTTATTCTAACAAACGAAGAAAATTCTAACAATCCTCTTGGCAAAACAGCTTATTATGATCCGGCAAGTCATAAAATTGGGTTGTATACACAGGGTAGGCATGTTAAAGATATTATGCGATCATTGTCTCATGAATTGGTTCATCATTCCCAAAATTGTCGCGGAGACTTCAATGAAGGCTTGGCAACCGTAGAAGGATACGCGCAAGAAGATGGTCACTTGCGGGAAATGGAACGAGAAGCCTATGAAACAGGCAATTTAATCTTTCGTGACTGGGAAGATAATTATAAACGTAATGATAGTTCGAAACTATTTACTGATACTTCAATTATGGGAGAAAAACTAATGGAAGACAAAGAAACAAAACTACGCGAGGTTATTCGTGGACTGGTGAAAGAAATGTTAATCACAGTTAAAGAAGATAATGAGGCTTGTTCAGAAGACAACCCCGCACCTTGCGAAAGGGTTGAAGGTGGAGAAGAAGGTGATGAAGCGGCTGTCGCCTCTGCGCTGGGCGGCGTCGTAACTTCTAATAAGCCTGATGAAGAAAAAGACGAACCTTTTCAGGGAGTTTCGGAAAGCGAGGAAAGGGAAGCCAAAACTCCCGGTGGTGGCGATAAAGCTGATGAGCGTGAAGAAGAAGAAGAAGACGATGAGTTTGAAAAAGGCAAAAAAGATAAACAATATGAAACTTACTTTCCAAAAACTCACGACATTCGCGAAAAAGCAAGACATAGAACCCATGAAGCTTTGATGAACCGTTGGGGATATTCGAAAAAAAATGATTAATAATCTCAACAATCGGTGGAAAGAGTTTATACTTAATGAAGGGGTCACGCCGGATATTAGCGTATGGGTTCAGTCTCTTAAAGAAAGCCTGGGAATGATTAAACCCAGATCTATGAGAGAGAGTAAGCGCATTGAGCTTATGAAACATCAATTGAACGAAATTAGAAAAGCGTCTAATCGCTTACAGCGAGAAAACCAAATTCTTCAAGAAGAAAATCAACTACTACAAGAACAGGACACGTCCAAGGAATAGAAATGTCATCGCTATTACTAGAGGGTGGATTATACGGTCATCTCAATCACCTATATGATAATCCAGATTTATCCTTTGGTGAAATAAAAAAAATATTTGATACCGCATCAAGCGGAGAACTCAAAGGAACAGAAAAGACCGATGGTCAAAACCTTTTTATTTCTTATTCCGTAAAAGATGGCAAAGCGAAAGCAGCCCGGAACAAAGGTAATATAAAAACAGGTGGAATGGACGCTATGCAACTTGCGAGTAAGTTTGCTGATCGGGGTGCGTTAGAAAAAGCCTTTGTTGATTCTTTTGATGCCTTTGAAAAGGTAATAAGCCAGTTATCCCCCGAAGAACAAAGAGAAATATTTGGAGAAGACGCCAATATTTTTTATAATGCTGAAATTATGGACCCGGCGAATCCAAATGTTATCAACTATGATACTCGATCTTTAGTTATTCATCAGAAAGGTCATTCTGAATTTGATCGCGAAACTGGAAATATAAAAGATACTGATGTATCCAACAATGTGGCTGTTTTGCAAAATGCGTTAGAAGGAGTTCAGCAATCCGAAGCGGCTGAAGACTTTACGGTACAAATGAACGCCATCAAGAACCTACAGAGCCTTGAGAACGATGCAGCCTTAAAGAAAGCAGATCAGAGAATCAATAAAATAATCTCTAGTGTTGGCCTGTCAGACGGAAGCACTATTGGTGATTTTGTCAATGCACGATTGTCACCTATAATCGCTAATAAGTTTCCCATGCTCGATGATGCTCGTAAAGATATGTTGATACGAAGAATCGCTGGTGAAAAAGGAATTAAAGTTACTACTATTACCAAAGGACTTGATAAAGAAGCAAAAGCAGAAATAAATTCCTTTGTGAAAGGTGGAAAGAAAATCATGGGAGAAGTGATTGGTCCACTAGAGAAAACAATTCATGACTTCTCGGTAGAAATGTTGAGAGGCTTAGAGAGTGCATTTATTTTGGATAATGATTCCGAAGTAAAGCGTTTGGCTGGTGAAGTTGGAATCGCAATAGATGCAATCAATGGTTCTAATCGTGATGATGTAATGGATGTGGTTCGTAAGCATTTGGAAAAGATTGGTAAAGCAGAAAACATTAGTACAGCAACCGAAGGATTTGTATTTGATTGGGATGGGGTGACTTATAAGTTTACAGGAAACTTTGCGCCAGCAAATCAAATATTAGGAATATTCAAATATGGTCGCGGTAAGATTCCCGCCCTACAAAAAGAAGTTATGCTAGAACAAGAATCTGGAAGGACGATAGGTATTCATCCTGGTGGTTTCAAACCACCACATGCTGGTCATTTTTTGGGAGCGAAACATTTATTGGACAGTGGAGCAGATGAAGTCATCGTAATAATATCTCCTAAGTCCCGTGAGGGATATTCCACAGATAAAACGAAGACAATAGAGGTAAACGCCGATCAATCTTTAAAGTTGTGGCAACTTTATATAAAGGCTAATGGAATTGGTGATAGAATGTCAGTAATGATATCTGATAAAGGTACACCCGTGGCTTCAGTATATGACTATCTAGAAACTCTCAACAATGAGGAGACAGTTTTTCTTGGCAAGGGTGAGAAAGACGAAAAAGACACACGCTTTGATCGTGCTCAAAGCTTCGCAGACAAAAGAGACTTGGGATTATCTATAGAAATGATAAACACTCCTATGTTTGGTGGTGGAATATCTGGAACTGAAATGCGAGAGATTATCGCTAATAACGATTTTAAATCTTTTGCTAAATATATACCCTTAAAGAATCTTAAAGATAAGAAAAAGGCTTGGAGCATTATGACTAAAAAAATTAAAGAACACTATATCGATAGGAATACTTTTATGAAAGAGACAATTCTAAGAGAAGCAATCCGCAAAATCATCGCCAAAGCAGATAAAAAAGTAAAGGTGGAAGAAGACGTTTTGCGAGGAGTTATTCAAAAACTTATTCTAGAAAACGAAGCAGACCGAGTGCCACACGCATCCACTGCTATTAATTTTCTGGAAGACTTATTGAAAAGTATCCTTCCTGGGGTTGAGCAAGATTATAAATCATTGACCACAAAACAAGAACAGCGGGATGCTTTTCGTTCTCAATTAGTTTCTTCTGTCAATACTGCTTTAGAAACCGCGAACATAAATAGTCAAGCCACTGAAATGAGTACCGATGGAACATCCAGTGAAGAATTTATTGAGATTGATGAAGAAATTGAAATTGATATAACAGATGACGATAAATTTATTGATATTGACCCAGGTATCGAGAGCGATGATGAAGAAGAAGACAAGGAAAAACAAGATGAAGAAGCAAACGCAACCGGAGCAAAACTGGCCGCGCAATCGTTTGACTCCATAGAAAAACAAATCCTAGAATCATACAACACCCTAAGTGATGACGAGGATCAAAAAACTTTCCAAGATTATTTGATTACGAATCTAAAACTTTATTTTGATAAGTGGGAAAAAGAACTTGGTGAAGTTATTGAACCGACAACTGATGAATATGAAGAAGAGAAAGTAGAATCTGATGAGGAAGAAATTGATGCAGAAGCTAGTGAAGAAGAAGATCTTGGAACTGAAGAAGAAGGTGATGAAGAAGAACTTGACTTCGATCTATAATAATAGTATCCTTAACTTCATGAAGTTCGAAAAAATTGCTACTGAAATTGGTAAACTTGTTGACGAAAAAGATGCTGCTTATGGAAGCTCTTTCCTAAAGTCAGAAAAAATTTTAAAGATTCTATATCCAAATGGAATTGAGCCAGAACAATATAAAGATATGCTGGCTATTACTCGCATCATTGATAAGCTGTTTAGAATTGCAACTAAAAAAGATGCGTTTGGAGAAAATCCGTTTAAAGACATCGCGGGTTATGGTATACTGGGTGTAGCTAATGGCGAATCTGAAAAGAAATGATGGACGGAATAAAGACTACTCTATTTCTAATAGATTAAGAAAACAAGGAAAGTCTAGTGAGGAGTTTGAGATTCTATTCAATGCTCTTTCCCTTGAAGAAGTTATTGGTCTAAAATTGGAACTGACCGCCAAGTCTTCTTTTAATAAAAAATTATATGGATTACCACTTTGGTATTCTATCCCAAACATTGTAAAAGATGCGGTATTGAAGTATGCTTTATCCGCAACACGTTCAAAGCGAGAAGCCGCGAGGTTTCTTGGTCTGAACGAATTATCTATGAAGAAAACTATAAATAGATATAAGATTGACGACTATTTTGAACAAACACTTGACAAGGGGGTCAAAGACGTTTAGAATAGAAATTAGTTTATGGGCAATAAGATAAAGCAGTTTTCTGATGTGATATTCGAGTGCTTCAATGGCTCTGTTGAAGCTAACCAAACTAACTTATGTTAGTATTGAAACGAGCCTAGCTTTGTTACTGTGAATAAGTAACAATCTTATTGTTTTTTTTTTTTTTGCGAATGTAGCTCAACTGGCAGAGTGTCAGATTTCCAATCTGAAAGTTGCGGGTTCGAACCCCGCCATTCGCTTATATGAATATGAAGCGTCCTTTAATAAACATACTTACAAGGACACACCGTAAAGAGTATTTTATAAAGTGTGAAGAAAGTGTTTCCTCACAGAGTTATAAAAATTATCGTCATATTTTATGTATAGATAATGAGTCATCACTAGGATATATAAATTCCACCGATTACATACAGGTAAAGAGAGAAAAAAAGAAAAATTTTAAACATTTTCCATATAATTTATATTTTAATGAGATGTATAAAGAAATAGAGAATGGATGGATAATGTTCTTAGATGACGATGATCACTTGCCTACAACTGGTTCCTTAGAAACGCTAGCGACAAACATAGAAAAAAACAATAACAAAGACACTCTATATATTTGGAAAGTAAAATTCCCTAACCGGGGGAAGGCTATTCCAACACATTCCTTTGGTAATAAAATTGTCATGGGAGATATTGCCTCGTGCGGATTTTCTTTTCACTCATCTCACCTCAAAAAAGCTCACTGGGATAATAAGAAGTGTGGCGATTTTCGGGTGGTTAATCGCTTATACAATTTTATATCAAACACAGTATGGATTGACGATATTCTTGCCTCTCTACAAGATGAACCCCACGGTGGGAAATAAAAACTTTAGGACATTATATTATTATGATATACTTATTACTACGGGGGTGAACTGGGTTCGACACGGTGTCGAGATAGATTTGTGCAAGGGTGTATGAGCAAACACTAAAAGGCTTAAAACAAATAATTGCTAACGATAATGTTGCATTAACTTTGGCTGCGTAAGCATCAAAGCGGGGTTTTTACGGTTTTCCTTGTTACCCAATAAGCCGTGTTGACAACCATCCAATTTCGAGCGTATAATACGAATATGGATGGTAAGAAACACACACACACAAAGGAGGACATTTATTATGTCAGAAAATAAAAATAAAAATGGTTATGAAATTCGAGAAGGATTGCTTGGGATGGCGCAAGGTATTCTAGGTGATAAATGCAATCGCGACTTTGAGAATGAAATGATCAAACCCGATGGAGCGCGAAATGCTGTTCCTTCTTATACAACTGAAGAAATAATTGCTGAAGCTGAAAAGCTTTACGCATTTGTTCAGAAGAAAGATTAAGATATAACCTTGTATATCGCAAATTTATTTAAGCATTGTGGACTGCGGTTCGATTCCGCACACCTCCAATTCCATTTAAATGGCAGAAGATTTCTTTGAATGGGTCAAGAAAGAAAAAGGTGCTAAGGGATTTTCGTTGAATAGTGATAGAGCAATGAAGTATAATAAATGAGCAAAGATACAAAAGGTAACTACCCAGCCCCAAGTGAGGATAGTTTGTTACGGGATCTAAAAAAAGAGATCATTAAACTCAAATCCCTCAATCGAAGAGCGGCAGAAGAGATTAGAGATCTTGACTATATGATTATCAAAAGCATCGAGGATAATAAAGTAATAGAATATCCAGGAGAGGATGCAACATACTTCGCAGGATTCTCATCTATCAATCTTCTAAACCGACTGGACGGCAAAACCAGTGGCGGATACATTGAGAACTATGAAGACCTTCTTTCAGAAATGAAGGCGATTTAAGGAGAATGAGAATGAATAAAGATACAAAAGGTAATCACTTGGACCCAAGTAGGGGTAAATTTGTGATTCCCGCCACCTCCATTATTTTTTTTTCTTTTTCTTGATCTTAGATCCTATTTATGGTAAGGTATTATTATGAACATCGGAGATAAAGTCTTTTTACTATATACGCATCGCAACACAAAGGAAACTTTTTGTGAAGGGCCAGCAGAAATAACATGTTATCAAGTAGACCCACATAACGATGAGGGTGTGATAATCATAAAAGATTTAAATGGGAAATCTAGACCAATCGATCTAGAAGGTACATCCAGCCATGAAGTGGATATTCACGTAGTCTATTAAATATTTATAATGTCAATGATAAGTTTATATTTATCATAATCTTTCAATAATTTTCTCATAGATTTACGATAGATTAAGTAAATCTCTTTATTTGTGGTAGCCATACACAAATTTTCAAACCCTCTATAAGCAGAGTGTAATGCTCCAACAACTTCACCATAACTATTCAGTATTGGGGAGCCCGAAGATCCACCCTTGGCAGGAATAGAAAAAACATACGAAGTTTTTCGGTTGCTACGAACCTTCTTACTACCCAAATAAAATCCTTCAAATAACGGGATCATTTTAGAAGACCACAATCCCATAGGGGCGGCTATGTTATAATACTTCTCTCCAATTATTGGCTTAGAATTAGAAATTTTCAATGCTGGACGCGATATCTTGGCTGAACCCAGTATACATATATCGGCTTCAAAATCAAAAGCAATTGGAATTGCCGCATATGTTTCACCTTTGTAATCGTTTAGGATATATGAAGCCCTTTCGGTCATCTTCCATTCAGGGTTCTTAGGTGAGTAGTCCTGCACAAAATAATTTATTTGATTGCCGTAAAGAATACTGCAAACGTGCGCTGAAGTTCCTACGAGTGTAATTTCTCTATCGTGTCCAACAATAAAGCCCGAAGCTGATGAGCGCAAATCAATTTCATATTCTTCTAAATTTGCTTCGGCTACCGCAGAGGAGGTTTTTGTTAGGTAGATGTTTTTATAAATATCAATCTTGATGAAGGAACGTCTTTTATCTCTGAATAAATCTCCTGGCCCAAATAGGGCTGTGCTTGACGCACATGATGCACATCCCATAAAAGTAATGAACATCATAAATACTATAACTAATTTTGCAACCGCATTTTTCAAGATTATTTTTTTTTCCCTACAAAGTAACTATAAAGAAAATTCTCAAACGGCTTGGCTATTTATTATTAGGGGCTGGATTGTCAGCACCAAAAACGAATAACGGAAGTAAAATATGGCAAAAAAGATTTATGTTCTTGATACGAGCGTATACCTCACAGATTGTAATTCAATTTTTTCTTATGGGAACGGAGATATATATGTTCCGCTAGTAGTATTAGAAGAATTAGATAACAACAAAAAAAGACCAAACGGCGTCGGCGCAAATGCTAGAGGAATTATTAGAACCCTAGATGAATTACGAAATAGAGGAAGTTTTCAAAAAGGGATTCGAATTCGAAAAGGGCGTGGCTTAGTTTTTACTAAAACACCAGATTTATCTGAATTACCTTCTGGCTATGATCCTAATACGGCTGATCATCAGATTATTGCCGCCGCACTTACACTTATAAAAGAGTTTCCAAGCCGTAAGGTGATATTAGTATCCAACGATATTAACCTAAGAATTAAGTGTGATGCTATTGGAGTAAATGCAGAAAACTATAGTAGCGAAAATGTTATAAAGGAAAGTTCTGAATTGTATGGTGGCTTTACAAAGCTACTTGTGGATGATCAAATAATTGACCGTTTCTATACAGGTGAAAGCGTTTATCTGTATAATGCGATAGATGACAAAGCAGAATTATATCCCAATCAATATGTAATGCTGGTATCTTCGTCGAATGAAAAGAAAACAGCAATTACTAGATTCATTGATGAGAATACAGAATTTAAAAAAATTCCTCAACATAAAGAATCAGATGGATGGGGCATAGCACCAAAAAACAAAGAACAAAATTGTGCGTTGGATTTACTTTTAGATCCAAATGTTCCTGTGGTTTCTCTTATTGGTAAAGCAGGAAGCGGAAAGACTTTGTGTGCTATTGCAGCGGGATTGCAACAGATAATGGGAGAATCTTCAGTATATAATAGATTAATTGTTTCTAGACCAGTTCAACCCATGGGAAAAGACATTGGCTATTTACCTGGATCTCTAGAGGATAAAATGGTGCCATGGCTAGCGCCAATTCAAGATAATTTAAGATTCTTATTTGGTGATGATAATTTAATGCTAGAGTCATATATGGATAAAAGAATAATTGAGGTCGAGGCTCTAACTTATATTCGTGGTCGCTCAATTCAAAATGCTTATATTATTATTGATGAGTGCCAGAACTTGACACGGCATGAAATAAAGACTATACTTACTAGAGTAGGTGAAGGAACTAAAATTGTTTTGACTGGTGACATTGAACAAATAGATAATGTGAATATTGATGAGACTACAAACGGTTTAACCTACGTGATTGAAAAATTAAAATATTTTGATATCACAGGACATATCACATTTATTAAAGGTGAAAGAAGCAAGGTCGCAACCTTATGTGCAAAAAATCTTTAACTTTTAACTTGACAGACTTTGCGAAGCATGATATTAATTAAGATACATTATTTAAATATATGAAAGATTATATAAAAAGCAGTTCTTCTCACGCATTAAAAAACAGAAATGAATTCTCTCTTTTAAAAGGCCTTGTGCCTGTCGTTGTTGTAAATAAACTTCCAAATGATATTGACTTCAATAACATTATTAAGAATTTAGAGAAAAACATTCCTTCACAAATCTTAAATCTTATAGATGGAATCTATATAGGGGATTTTAAAGAATTAGAAGAAAGAAATATTGAAGCCATGTTTAAAGATGGTGTTATTTATTTATCTTCTTTTAAAAATATAGATTATGCTTCTGAAGAATTGATTGCTAGAAACATCTGTCATGAATTAGCACATGCCTTAGAAGAAAAGATGGGCTATGAAATTTATGGTGATAAATTAATTCAAAATGAATTTAAAGCCAAAAAAGATAAGCTAATTTCTTTACTAAATCATGAAGGCTTTTACTTTTCTAGAAATATCTTTTTTGATCCTGATCTCACTGATGAATTAGATGATTTATTATATAATGAGATAGGTTATGACCGTCTTTCATTAATAATTCCAAATTTATTTATTTCTCCTTATTCGGTTACATCAATTCGTGAATATTTTGCAAATGGTGTTGAAGAATATTTATTTGGAGATCCTGATTTATTAAAGAATGTAAATCCTGTACTTTACTCCAAGATTAATAAAATATATAATGAAATTAGTTAAATACTCTTTGACTTCTTCTCTTTTACATGATAGAATATTACTATAACGTTGGCTTATGCCACAAGGAGTTAATATGCCTCATGTATCTTTTAGCGCACTCAAAAACTGGGACTTTTGCCCCTTTTATCATAAACTAACTTACATAGATAAATTAAAGGGATTCACAGGAAATGTTTATACTGCTTTTGGATCTGCGCTTCATGAAGCCTGTGAAAAATTAGTTTTAGATAACACAGAAGATTATGATAAGATTTTCAGTAACTCATTTGATGAAGAACTAGGAAAGTTAGAAGAAATAACAATCAAAGAACAAAAAATGATTGGTGACATGAAAGTGCATGGTGTTGAACTGGCTGCGCTAGTTCTAAAAGCACTGAAACTAAAGTTTCCACAATATACAGTCATCTCAGCAGAAGAACAAATCTTCGAACCTATTATAGACAGCCCAGGTAACTATGACTATAAGGGCTTTCTAGATCTTGTTATTAAAACACCTGATGGAAAATATCACATTATAGATTGGAAGTCGTGTTCTTGGGGTTGGGACATAAGACGAAAGACAGATAAAATGGTTACATACCAGCTCACTTATTATAAGCATTTCTTTTGTAAGAAGCACAATATTGATCCGATTATGGTAGAAACATACTTTGGATTATTGAAGCGAACGGCCAAGAAAAACAGGATAGAAATCTTTAGAGTTTCCAGCGGACAAAAAAAAATAAATAATTCGCTTAATGTTTTAAACAAGGCGGTGTATAATATCCATAATAAGAACCACCCCAAAAATCGTCTTAGTTGTGCGAAGTGTGAATTTCACAGAACGGAGTGGTGCCCTTAAGGAGACTAATGGCACAACCGAAACCCGAAAAAAAGATTAAAATTCTAACTATATCCGACCACCCACTTTCACCCTCTGGTGTAGGCACCCAAACAAAATATTTTATTGTTGAACTCCTCAAGACAGGAAAATTCGAATTTATTAGTCTTGGTGGTGCCATGAAGCACAAAAACTATGAACCTCAGAAGACTGAAGAATTTGGTGATGACTGGATCATCTATCCCATCGATGGTTATGGAAACGCCGAAACAATTCGTTCAATTCTGCGTTCTACTAAACCGGATATTCTATGGTTCATGACTGATCCACGTTTTTATGGCTGGCTATGGGAAATAGAAAACGAAATAAGGTCTTTGGTTCCTATGGTTTATTATCATGTGTGGGACAATTATCCTTATCCAACTTTTAATAAGATTTGGTATGAATCAACTGATGTGGTTGCTACCATTTCTAAATTAACTTCAGATATTGTAAAAACAGTTGCTCCAAATGTAGAAGAACATTATCTTCCTCATGCAACACCAGGAGAGCTATTTAAGCCACTCAGCGACACGAATATCAAGCAATTCAGAAAACAACATTTTGGGATCGAAGATGAGAATCATATGTTAGTATTTTGGAATAATAGAAATGCTCGCCGTAAACAAAGTGGTTCATTGATTTATTGGTTTGATGCTTTCCGCAAGAAGCTAATAAAAAAGCATCCTGAAGCAAATGCTACATTACTTATGCATACTGCTGCCAATGATCCAAACGGACAAGATCTATATGCTATTATCAATGACCTAGATCTACAAAATAGAGAGGTCTTGATATCAGGTGAAAAAATTCCTCCTGATGCTTTGGTAAATATATATAATGCGGCGGATTGCACGATAAACATTTCGGATGCCGAAGGCTTCGGATTGGCTACGTTTGAATCAATGGCTTGTGGTACACCTATCATGACAACAATGACTGGCGGACTTCAAGAGCAAGTTACTTCATTGAAAGACATAACACAAAAAAAGATGCTATCGCGAAACAAAAGGAACAAAGGTGTGACTGAATATAAACATGGTATTGGACTTGAGCCAACATCTAAAGCAATTATTGGTTCGCAGGAAGTTCCCTTTATTTACGAAGATAGAGTTTCAGAAGAAAGAGTTGTTGATGGACTAATGATGATGTATGAGTTCGGCGCTAGTAAACGTAAAGAAATGGGCGAGTGCGCAAGGCAACATGTTCTTGAGAATTATAATTTTGATAATTTTTCTTCTCAATGGGAAAAGATTATAAACGATACTCACGAAAAGCATGGTTCTTGGGAAACACGAAAAAATTATAAAACATGGGAGCTAATAGCAGTATGAAAACAATTTTAGTAAGAGGTCCAGCACTAAGTCAAAGCGGATATGGAGAACATACACGATTTGTTTTACGTTCGCTCCGATCAAAGCCGGAACTATTTGATGTATATCTCTTGAGCACCAATTGGGGCGCTACTGGATGGCTATGGGAAGACAATGAGGAAAGACAATGGATTGATTTTCTGCTACAAAAAACAATTCAATATACTCAAAGTGGTGGTACATTTGATATGTCACTTCAGGTAACAATTCCTAATGAATGGGAGAAAATAGCTCCTTACAATATTGGCGTTACGGCTGGAATCGAGACTACTAAAATTGCTCCTCAATGGGTAGAAAAATCCTTCCTAATGGATAAAATCATTGTAGTTTCAGAACATTCAAAATTTGGCTTTGATACTACGGAAATCAAAACACAAGATCCAACCACGGGTCAAGAGTTTATAGCAAAAGTAAATACACCAGTTGATGTGGTTGGTTATCCTGTAAAAGATACTCAGACAAGCCCTATAAAGCTAGAACTTAAGGATGATTTTAATTTCCTTACAGTTGGCACCTGGATACCTAGGAAAAATTTAGAAAATACCATCAAATGGTTTGTTGAAGAATTTTATGATCAAGAGGTCGGCCTTGTTGTAAAAACTTCGTTGGCAAAAAACTCCAAAAGAGATAGGCAAATAACTGAAATTCGTCTTAAGGATTTGTTGGCTGAATATAAAAATCGCAAATGCAGTGTTTATCTTTTGCATGGAGACTTAGCCGAAGAAGAAATGAATAGTCTTTATCAGGATGAAAAAGTTAAGGCATTAATTAACATTGGTCACGGTGAAGGTTTTGGACTACCACTATTTGAAGCCGCATATAATGGATTACCGATTGTTACAGTTGGGTGGGGTGGTCAATGCGACTATCTTTATATGGATGTCAAGGATAAGAAAGGAAAAACAAAAAAGACAGCGATGTTCTCACCTGTTTCTTATGATATCAAAATGATTCAACCAGAAGCAAAATGGGAAGGAGTAATTCAAGCAGATTCACAATGGTCTTTTGCAAAAGAATGGGATTATAAAAAAGTTTTGCGCTCTGTTCGTAAAAGCTATGGTGAACCAAAGTCGAAAGCAAAGAAACTTCAGAAGTATGTAACTAAAGAATTTTCTGCTCCGGTGATGTATAACAAATTTGTGGAAGCTTGTATTCCTCCTGTTATTTCTACAGAACAAGTGATTGATGAAGCACTATCTATAGCCTCTCAAATGTCTTTACAATAGAAAGCAAGAAATATGGATTTAGGAATTATTCAAGTTACATCAAATCTAGAGGATGGCCATCCTAGACACGGGCTTATGCTGGAGCGTGTTATTCCTAGTTGTATTAAAGCAAGCAATCAAAACTATGTGTTGGTCGCGCCTAGAGAATCTTTGCTTACCCAATTAGTAAATGACTTGGGCGGAAAAAGTATTATTTATCCAGGCTGGGATGTTGATAAGATGAGAAAGTTTCGATTAGGGATGCAAAATATTACTACTGAATGGGTTGGTATATTTGATGATGATATTATACCAGATGAAAAATGGTACGAAAACATGAGCGAGTTTTTAAAAGATAAAAAACCCGGTCAATATGGATTCCGACTAACAAACGATTTAGGGGAGCGTCATGAACATGGAGAAGATTGGATGCAGTTTCCTAGTATGTCTCTACAGTTGCCGCATCGACCACTTGATTATAATGTCGAAACAGGTGTAGTCGAAGATTCGCCCACAGCATATGTAGCAAACTCAATTGTTCATCGTGATGTTATGGAGCAAATAGAACCTTTTGGTTTGTTTGGAAATGCGCCCGATGTAATGTGGAGTTTTGCGATTCGCAAATGTGGATTTCCAATTGGATTTAATCCCAAAGCAAGAGCATATCATATTGGGGATAGAGGGGATAATAGGAAAAAGTGAAAACTCACCAACAGCACTTAGGTAATATGGATTTTCCTTATAAAATAATAATTCCTGCTCGCCGGAATTCTAAAGGTTTTCCATTTAAGAATAGAAAGCTTTTATCCAACACATTGGATATCATTCCCGATATTAAAATTAAAGATTTGATAATATCTTCTGATGATAAACAAATTATTAAATTTTGTAAGGATAGAGAGATTGGTTATCATCTTAGAAGTTCTTCTACTGCTAGTGATGATGCTTCTACTAGGTCTGCTATTTTAGAATGCCTGGTGGATTGTGAAATTCGAGAGGATGAAGTGATCCTAATGCTTTACTTAACATATCCCACTCGCACTTGGGTCCAGATCGAAAGAGCACTTAAATTTTACCTCGAAACAAATTCCCGTTCTGTCTTGTGCAAGAAGGAAGTAAACTCGCATCCCTATTTATGTATGTATGAGAAATCAAATGGTAAAGGACAACAAATCATTAGTCACGATTTATATCGACGACAGGATTATCCAAAGTGTTTTGAAATTTCACATTTTATTTCCATATATGTGGCAGATGAAGTGGATAAATTAAATAATAATATGTATAATGAAGATACTACTTTTTACATGATTGAGGATGTCCTTGATGTGGATTACAAAACAGATTGGGAGAAAATAAGTGAAAACTAAAATAATTTCTGAAATAGGGATTAATCATAATGGAGATATTGAGGTAGCCAAAAAACTTATTGATGCTTCGGTTGCTGCGGGTTGTGACTATGCTAAGTTTCAAAAACGTACACCAGATATTTGTGTACCCGATCATCAAAAAAACAAACCTAGGAAGACACCATGGGGCGAAATGAAATATATCGATTATAAAAAACAAATAGAGTTTGAAAAACAAGAATACGACGAACTTTATAGCTACATAGAAGATAAGCCTATAGAAATTTTTGCTTCGGTGTGGGACAAGCCCTCGGTGGACTTTATGAAACAATACACAGGAACAACTAAGATTGGATCAGCCATGATAAACGATCTAGAACTTTGTCGTTATGCCCGAGAGAATAGTGATTTGTTGATAATTTCAACTGGTATGAGTACGGAAGAAGAAATCGAAAAATGTGTAAACGCCTGTAATCCTGATGTTATTATGCATACAAATTCATCTTACCCGTCTCCCATCGAGGAGTTAAATTTATATTATATCAAATGGCTAGTGGACAAATGGAATGTTGATGTAGGTTATAGTGGTCATGAATTTGGTTTGATCACAACTTTTGCGGCTGTAACATTGGGTGCGTCGTGGGTTGAACGTCATATAACTCTTGATCGGACTATGTGGGGAAGTGATCAAGCTTTGTCGGTTGAACCACATGGGTTATATAAATTAGTAAAAGGGATTAGAGATATTGAACGGAGTCTAGGTACGCCTGGACCAAGGAAATGCTTGGGAAGCGAACTGGAAAAGAAAAAAAGCTTGAGAAAATGAATGAAGAACTTAAAGATAATGGTTTTATAATCATTAGGGGTGTTTTTAGTTCTGAGGATATAGATCTCATGAGAATGGAGTCTATGAGATATTTTAATTCTGGGGGTGGATTTTCTAATTCCACAGGTAAAGCAAAACCAGATTGGGTCAAGGAGGATTCTTTACAGCAATTAAGAAAAAAGACAGAGGAAAAGGATTTTTCGAAAATAATTTCTGAATTAATTGATGAGCCGGTGGAATTTATTTCTCATAATGATTTGCACCTAAACAGATCAGTCGGCTGGCATAAAGATAGATTAAATAACGATGCTAGAATTTTTGAAAAAAATAATCCCTGGTCTGTGATAAATGGAGAATCCATGAAGATTTATAAAGTCAATTTATATCTTCAAGATCACTTAAATGATAATGATGCTTTAACCGTTAGTGTTGGGAGCCACACGAAAGAAAAAAATACTATCGACAATATTCATACAACTCATCCACTAAAAGGAGATATTGTAATTTTTGATCAAAGAATCTTTCATAGGGGTTTTTATTCTGGTGGATATGATAGGCTCTTGATTTGTATGGGGTATGGCGTTAAAAATGTTTTTTTTGAAGAATTTAAGAAAGGCACCGAATATAGACAAAACAAACAGAATGGAGTAGGAATCTAATTAAAAAAGCAATTCATATTTTTGCTGTTCATGGAAAATCCAATTCGGGTGATTATTTCCTTGGCCCGGCGACTAAATGGAAATTTGAAGAAGCTATTGGTTGTAAAATGAACTGGTCTAATTTCGATGTTCGAAAAAAAGTAACTCCGTCAGACGTTCAATTTTTAAATTCGTTTGATTATGTAGTGATAGGCGGGGGTGGTTTATTATTACCTGATACTAATCCGAATATGGTTTCATGTTGGCAGTGGGCAATCTCTAGCGATCTTATTGAGGCAATAACGGCAAAAATTTATGTTATGAGTATAGGTTATAATTTGTTTCATGGACAAACTTGCTCAATGCCCAACAGACACAATAATCTTAGTGTACCTAAACGAAAAAACATCCTCAAAGAAAACCTTGAAACTCTAATAAAAAAAAGTGAGCATTTTTCAATGAGGCATACGGGCGATTGCCAAAAATTAAGAGAAATAGTGGATAAGGAATGTGGGCAAAATATACAGTTTGAATTGTGTCCTGTGATCTATTATGTAAAAGAAAAGTATCTCCCCTCTTTTAAAAATTCCAAAATTTATCATACCTTTGAATTGAAAGATGATAGACCCAACAGGAGATACTATAATAAAACTCAAAAACAATTCTATGATGAATTGCTTGAATATATTAAAGTATTGATTTCTAAAGGTGAAAAAATCGCGGTAATGTCACATGATGGAAGCAACAGTTTTGCTTCTTATTTAAAAAAGAATAATATTAATTACAAATTATTAAATAATTCAGTTGCCAATGAACAAAAGATAATGGAGAATTATTCACAAGTCAAAAAATTATATTGCACTGCTGGTCACAGCCAAATGATTGCGTATGCTTTGGGAGTTGATTTTTATAGTTTGATAACCCATGACAAGTTGGAATATTTCTTAAAAGATATAGGATTTTTCACACCAGATAAATACTATTTTGTGAATAGCGATAAAGGATTTAGGTTGTAAAAAATGATAAAATATATCCAAAACAAAAAAATAAATTATGAGCTTATGCAAGAACTTCTTACTACTTCCACAAATCTAAATCATTTTACAAATGAAGGCCCTGCAAAATCTGCATTGGAAAATCATTTAAAAAGTATGTTAAAACTGCCGAATCATAAAGCAGTAGTATGTTCTGCAAGTGGAACCTCGGCACTCCACGCTCTTGTTTTATTTTTTAAAAAGAGGGGCGTTAAAAAATTTACAACACCTTCTTATACTTTTCCTTCTTGTGTTGTGGGGGGGCTCAAAACAAAAGTCATGGATATCTCTTTAGAAAATTATTGTTTTATTGATCTGGATCGGGCTATTGAAAGTAATGATTGTCTAATAATAACTAACTTATTTGGAACCTATCCAAAAAATTTAAATGAAATATTGAACAGGTGTAAAGAAAATGACACCAAGGTTATTTTAGATAACGCATCATCCCCTATGACAACTGTAGAGGGGATAAATATTAATTGTTTCGGAGATGCCAGCTTTGGATCACTCCATCACACTAAATATTTGGGATTTGGAGAAGGTGGGTTTCTTGTAATAGATGCAGAGCACAAAGAAGAAATAAACCAAATCTTAGGCTTTGGGTTTGACGCAACATCAAAAAAAAGAATTAGTAATGTTGATAGTTCAAATTTTAAAATTTCTGATGTGAGTAGTGCCGCGATTTTACAACACATCATGGACTATGATTTAGAAGCACACAAAAATAATCAAGACTATTTCATAAGTATTATAAATGATATAAATAACGTAAAGATTTTTAACTTCAGCGAAGGGGTTGTGTATGGTAATATGCCTATTATAAATAAAAATCCTATGAGTATAGATTTTTTTATTAATAATCATCTTGAAGCTAAAAAATATTACTACCCACTCAAAAGACATAAAAATTCAATGTATCTATATGAAAGAATAATAAACTTGCCCTTACATGCAAAAATGAGCAGATTTGAAATTGATAAAATAGCAAGAATAGTAAGACTCTCGGTAAATGAATAAGATAGCTATACATCAACCTTATTTTGCACCACATATAGGCTACTTTCAACTGATAAATGCTGTTGATCTTTTTGTTTTGTATGATGATGTTAATTTTATAAAAAATGGATGGATAAACCGAAATAAAATAGTAGTAAATGGTAATAAAAAAATGTTTACTATACCTTTAAAAAAACAGAGTTCATTTAAAAAAATAAATGAAACAGCGGTAGATTGGGGTAATAAACAAATAACAAAGTTCTTTAAAACAATACGAGCCAGCTATAGTAATTCCGAATACAGAGATGATGTACTTAAGATTATAGATGACATTTTTTTTGAACAACCCAAATCAATAGCGGATCTTGCTTATTTTTCTATTGAGCATTTTTGTAAATATTTAGACATACACACTAAAATAAAAACTTCATCGATCATTGATCGAGAAAAAACAGATGATAAGGCAAAAAATCTTATCAATATTTGTAACTCACAGAATATGAACCACTACATAAATGCAATCGGCGGCATTGAATTATACGACAAAAAATGTTTTGAATCGCACGGAATTAAGTTAAATTTTATCAAAGGAGCTTCAAGTCTTTCTATTATAGATATGTGTATGAATACTTCTAAAGAAGAAATTAAAAATCAACTAACTGATTTTATATTAATATGAAAAAAGCAAATAATGTTATTTACCATCTTGATATGGCAAATTCACCTAAAGACATAAAAAAAAGAATAAAAGAAGTGTGGGGTCAGTATATGGCTTATCACATTTTTAATGTGCCGGATTGTGACTACATACAGGTGTACGAAGAACTCGCCGAATCTTTAGGTGAAATAAGATTATGCCACCCGGTTAATGATAAGTCTACTAAATTTTCAAAGTCAAGGGACATTAAATACAATCCTGATATATATCATTATTTTGCGTCTAATGCTAGACAGCCTCTACATACCGATTATGCATATTATAGATCCGATGAAAGTCCAGACTGGCTGATACTATTTTGTATTAAGCCTTCTGAATACGGTGGTAATACTAATATTTTATCTACTAAAAAAATGGTTGCAATCTTAGCCAAATACAATCCAGAATTATTAGAAAAAATAAAGATTGATGTAACTTGGAAATATTATGGCGAAGATGGTGATAAACTACACAAAAAATCAATTTATAATGGGGAACACATTAATTGGAATTACTGGCAAATAAAGGAAGAACATAATTCCGAAGAAGTTATGAACATTAGAGAAGAATTTTTTAGGTTTCTTGAAGACGTTATTGTTGGGGGCTCTATGTATGATTTTTCTAAAACTTGGAAGTCTAAAGACTGTATAATATTTAATGATAAACTTACCCTGCATGGTCGGGACGCATTTCTCGGAGATCGATGGCTAAAAGATCATGCGTTTTTTGAAAAAATAAAAGAGGTAAAAAACAATGAGTATTGATTTAAAATTAAAATATTTAGAGGAGACTCTAGAAATTAGTCTAAAGACATCAAGGGAAATGCTTGGGAGTGATGATCCAAATTTTAAAAGAATTCATCACCATAATCACCACATAGTTTTATATGTGAAAGATCATATTATGAAAGAACGGTGTAAGAATTATTTTGAAATAGGCACTCATTTTGGCCATAGTTTATGTAATATTCTTCAAAGTAAATATGAAAGTAAAATAGTTAGTTGTGATTTATTTCTAAAAGGTTCTACTATAGCTAATGACTGCAAAGTGAAAAATGTAGAAACGCTGGCTAACAATAATATTAAAAAATTCAACACCAATGGATACGACTGCAAAATTCTCAGGGGAAACTCATGGTCTGAAGAAATGTTTGGTGGGGTAAAAAAAGAATTTCCAGAAGGCATAGATTTGCTATTTATCGACGGCGATCATAGAAGAAACGCCGTAATATCAGATTTCGAAAGATATTTTCCATTAGTTAATTCTGGTGGGTTTATAATTTTTGATGATTATTTGCCATACATATGGAATAATAAAAAGAGAGATTGTCCCATAGCAATAAATGATTTGGTTAAAAAATATAATGATCAACTTGAAATTATTGGTTTATTGGATGATCTGGTCGGCTGCAATAAATTAAAAAATTCTACTGAAACTAAAAACTGCGATTTTATAGTAAGGAAAAATTGAAGATGACTAAACAACGAAATTTTACACAAGCAATTAAGACAGCCAAAGCCGGAGGTTATTATACTAGACTAACATTGGTTTATGATGTTCACTTGAAGTGGTTGATGGACTACGTGTCAAAACTTGATACTGGAAAAATGATAGAATGTGGGGTGGCTAGAGGTGGATGTATAGCGTTATGTCACTTAGCAAACCCTAACATGAAAATACTTGGACTTGATTCTTGGGAACCGATGCCAGATATAACAGAAAAAGATGATGAGAAAAAATGTAAGCCGTGGGTAAACACGCCGTCCTCCGGTAAGATGGAAGATGTATATAAAACATACCAAAAATTGGGAGCATCGACCCAAAATCTTACATTGATTAAAGGTTGGTTAGAAGAAACTATTCCACAAAACAAAGAGCTTTTTGAGGAATTAGACATATTGAGAATTGACACAGATTTTTATTCGTCTATAATTTTCACATTAAGAAATTTATACGATAAGGTGAAATCTGGAGGATTGATAATCCTAGATGATTGGCACTTTAATCCAAAAGGTGTCCGGTGCGCGGTGAATGAATTTTTTGAAGAGCGAGGAATAAATCCCGAAATGTGTATTCACAAAGACGGAGCAGGGCCTGCTTATTTTTATAAAAATTAGTGACGATGATAAACATAATTATTCCATGTACCCCCAACTATAATGACACAAACATTATCAATACTGTGAAAAAAGACATTGATATAGTTTCACAGTTTTTCATCCTTTATAATTCTATTAAACAAAATTGGAAATTTGATTATAACATAAACTTGTTTTACAATAAAAACATACCATTTAATAACAAAGATGAAGAAAGATTATCATGTTTAGACATAAAAATGTTCCCCATAGAATCAGATTATGAAAAAACACCATATATGATTCGGTGTAATTCTTTAGCTCACAATCTTGATAAAACAGGAACACATAAACTATTATTAGACTGTGACATGATTGCTTTAAAGGAACCTACCTTTGATTTATCACAGGATTGGCAAGCTATGTATGCTGGTTCTGTGTTCGAAGCAACGTGGTATAATTATATAAACAAACATTTTGGATACAATCTGGATTTAGAAAATAAATTTTGTGGACGTTTGTTTGAAAAATACATTGAGTCCGAAGAACATTCAAACTTTTTTCCACATTTTAATGGTGGAGCTTTTTTAATCCGAGAAAGCCTTTGTAAAAAATTTAAAAAATACGTTATTCCTTCTTACCAGATGTCTCATAACAATAACTTACCCCATCGCGTAAAACATCTTGGAGTCCAATACGCCGCATCTTTTTCTCTAATGAAGATTTCTGACAATTGGAGCCCCTTTACACCAGGCTTTAATTATTTGTTGAAGTCCTACGAAATAGAAAAATTTGGGAAAAATAATATAGAACTATTACACTATTGTGGTGCGGGTGGTTATCAGCTCGCTCAAAAATACTTTGGAAATGAGATAAATGATTATTTACGTTGATATAGACGAGACAATTTGTAACTCTCCAGAAGACCGAGATTATTCTAAAGCGGTTCCAATAAAAAATAATATTGAAAAAATCAACGAATTGTACTATAATGGTGATACTATTGTTTATTGGACTGCGAGAGGTAGCGGAAGTGGTATTGATTGGAGAGAGATTACAGAAAAACAATTGGACCGATGGGGAGCACAATACCATGAACTCAAATTAGGTAAGCCAATTTATGATTTGTTTATCGACGATAAGAATGTAAATTCGAAGGATTTTTTTTAAATGCAAAAAAGTATAACAGAATTAAAAAATAAACATGCGGGCTGTGACATATGGGTGTTGGCTTCTGGTGCAAGCATGAATTTTATAGATAATTCATTTTTTGAAAATAAAATTACAATTGCAATCAATAGAACGGGAAACTATTTTGATTGTACCTATACGGTCACAAAAGATTTTGGTGGACTTGAACTTCTTAAAAAAAGTCCTTATAAGAGCCAGATTATTATGTCGAAACATTCATGTGGAAATCCTCGTAGTTGTTTGAACAAGCTTGATATGGAACATTATATTTTTGAACATAAAGAGAATCCACACACCCCTACACAAGCTCAATTAGATGATGAAATTTCTAAGAGCCATGATCGATTAATTGTTAGTCACTCCACAACAACCAGTGCGCTTCATTGTGCTGCATATATGGGGGCAAAAAATATTATTATTTGTGGTCACGACGGGGGTTCTATTGATGGTAAACTTACAATTGATGGTTATTATAAAGACATACAACCCCACCAGGCTAATGAAGCAGGATATCTTAAATGGGTAGGCGGGACGGAGAGTCATTCGATTGTCGTTTGTAAAAAAATAAAAGAAATTTATGGCTGCAACATTCATTCTCTCAACCCTTTTATTAATCTTGGTTTATGCGGCCATATTTATTCAAAGTAGGATAATATCAATGATTTATTACAGTGTTCCATTCAATTCAGATAAAAACATTGGTGTATATTATAATCAATTTATGGAGATATTACCACATGATGATGATTGGGGCGTCTTTTTTGATTCTGATACAATGTTTACCACTTCAGATTTTGGCTTATTGGTAGAGGGGGCTGTCGAACGCTATAAAGATGCCTCGGCATTTACTTGTTATACAAACCGTGTCGATTGTAGGTGGCAAATTGCTCCTGGTATCGATAAGAGAACAAATGATATGTCTTATCACCGCGATTTTGGATTAGAAATGAAAAATAAATATGGTTCCGACTGTATCCAAATTGGTACTAATTCACAACTGATGAGTGGTATGTTTTTGGCTGTTAAAAAATCAGCTTGGGAAAAATGCGGTGGATTTGTTGAGAAAGGTATGTTAGGGGTAGACAATTGGTTTCATCAAAAATTAAACGAAACCGGACAAAAGTTTTATTTGATCAAGGGGTTATATTTATATCACTGGTATAGAAACAATGGTGTCGAAGGAAAGAGTCATCTTTTATGAAAAATCACAAACTATTCACAAATAAATCTTATCTCGATAATCGGGGATACTTTTTTGAATCTTTCCCCCGCGCTATCAGTGAAGAACTAGAAGAAGATTTTTTCCAAGACAATATTTCCTATTCGCGCCAAGGTGTTGTGCGTGGCTTACATTACCAGTGGGACAAACCAATGGGAAAACTTGTGCAAACAATATCAGGAAAGATAATAGATTATATTGTGGACATTCGATACAACTCGCCCTCTTATAGTGAGTGCTGGAAGTTTGAATTATCAGAGGAAAATAAAAACGTCCTATGGGTTCCTCCTGGCTATGCTCACGGTTTTGAGGCACTTGAAGATTCACACGTAATGTATAAGTGTTCTTCTTATTACAGCAAAGATGGTGAATCAGCAATCAGCATAAAAGATCCCGACCTTAGAATTAAATTAAAAACTGACGAGAGAAATGTTATACTGAGTGAGAAAGACTTAGGCGCACAGTCATTTAGAAAATATTCAAGCGACCCTAAGTTCTTTTATGAGGAAGAATGAAATTTATTGTAACAGGCGGACGGGGCTTTATTGGCTCGCATTTTGTTGAAGCCGCGTTAGAACGAAATATCGCCATTATTGATATTGATAAAATGGGCTATGCTTCGCACAAAATTTTACCTTGGGATTCAGACAAAAACTACACCCTAATTCAAGAAGATATATCCGAACTAAAACATCTTCCTTCCTGCGACGTAATTATTAATTTTGCGGCTGAAAGCCATGTTGATAACTCAATCCGCGATACAAGCCCTTTTGTTAAAAGTAATATTTTAGGAGTCCATAATCTTTTAGAACTTGTTCGCGGAAAGCCAGAATATGATCGACCATTATTTTTCCAGATCAGCACAGATGAAGTATACGGTGATCGCTTGGAAGGTTCTTTTACTGAAGAAGATAAACTAACTCCATCAAACCCATATTCAGCGACCAAAGCCGCAGCAGAAATGTTAGTCTTATCATATTATAGAACTTTCGGTTTGGAATATATCATAACGAGGAGCGCGAATAACTATGGGCCTCGCCAATACGAAGAAAAATTAATTCCCAAGTGCCTCAATTCTCTACAAAGTGGAAAGCAAATTCCAGTTCACGGTGACGGCTCTTATGTTCGCGACTGGACATATGTTAGAGATAATGTGGAAGCAATATTTCATATTATTGAGAGTGGCATCAAAAACGAAACATATAATATTGCAGCCGAAAATCCTATGACCAATCTTGAAGTTGTGGATACAATGCTAAAATGGAAAGAGAAAGATCGACGGTCGGTTAAGTTTGTGGATAATCGTTGGGGTCAAGATTTGCGCTATTCTGTGAGTTCTAAAAAAATAAGAAAGATTGGGTGGGAACCAAAGCATTCTAAAGGGATATATAAGTGGTTTTAAAAAAAATATTCCTTACAGGAGGTTCGGGAACACTGGGCAGCGAGCTAATAAAAATCTCCAAAGCCCATGATGTAGATTTTATAGCACCAGCCTCTAAATATTGTGACATAACCAATCCTTATCAAATCCACAATCACATCAAGGATTCAGGTTGTGATACCGTGGTTCATTCCGCTGCAATAACCGATGTAAAAAACACAGAAAACGATCCTTCACTTGCTTGGGATGTGAATGTATTTGGGACCATAAATGTCTTGAAAAGTTGTAAAGATTTAGGAAAAAAGCTTGTCTTTATATCAACTGATTATGTGTTCGACGGAGAGAAAGGAAACTATACGATCAATGATCCCATTAATCCATTGTCAAAATATGCAAAGACAAAAGCCGCCGCCGAATTGCTGGTAAGAACTTATGAAAATAGTTTAGTCATTAGGACAAGCTTTTTTGGCTATGAGTTTCCTTATGAAGCTGCGTTTGTGGATCAATGGAGTTCAAAAGATTATGTGGATATTATTGCGCCGAAAGTCTTAAGAGAGATATTGAGTGATAAAAGAGGTGTGGTGCATGTGGGAAATGAACGGCGAAGTATTTATAATATAGCCACCGACAGGAACGAAAGTGTTAAAAAAATAAATAGAAATGATGTTGGCTCTTTTATACCCCGAGACACAAGTTTGGGAGATAAAAAATGAGTGTTTTTATTAAACAAGAACATCTTTATCAAGATTTTGAAAAGTTTAAAAATCATTACGTTAAATCAAGCTCTAGGGTTTTAGAAATAGGTCCAAGTATATTTCCGAGAATCAGAGGCAAAAATGTTAAATATGCTGATATTTGCGATCAAGAAACCCTAAAGAAACGCTTTCAAAATAAATTCCCCGGAGAGACATTACCAGAAAAACCTTTTGTAGATTATGTGTGCCACGAAGCAAGACTCCCTGAAATTATAGAAAAATTTGATATCGTGTATAGCGGTCATTGTATAGAACATCAACTCTGTCTCATTCGTCACCTTGAAGATATATATAATATTTTAAACTTTGGTGGGCATTATCTCCTTACCATACCGGATAAAAGATATTGCTTTGATCACTTTCTGTCAGAATCAACTATCGCTGATGTTTTAGAAGCTTATTACAACCCCATCCAGAAACATAGTTTAAAGTCAGTCATCGAACATCGATCAATGGTCACACACAATAACGCACAAAATCATTGGAGTGGAAAACATGGGCGACCGATCTATGAAAACAATTTAGAGAGCGTAAAAAAAGCGATCAAAGTGTATCAGAGTAAAGATTTGGATGTGCATAAGTGGCAGTTTCACCCCAACCATTTCGAAAAATTATATTCTAATCTTTTTCACTTAGGGTATGCTAAATTTGAACTAATTAATGTTTACAATACCATGAAAAATAAATTTGATTTTAATGTTGTTTTGAGGAAAGCAGAATGAAGAAAGAGGTGGAAAATATTCTTATATTCGGCTTTTCCCACAGTGGCACCAGTATTCTAAAAAAAATAATGGCAAAGAGCCCTTCAGTAGTTGCATCACCCGGTCTTTCTGAACACATGACTCCTGATGAGAAATTAATCACACGAGCCCACAATGAGGGCAAAAACTATACACTCATCAAAGGAACTCAACATACTGCTGCGACGTATCAGACAGGTTCTTTTTTACCGGATTTTGGTAATCAATATAAAACAGTGTTTATAATGAGAAACCCCCTATATGTATATTCTTCCATAAATCGCAGATTTGGAAGAAGAAATATTCCACGTTATCACCAATTTTCTATATACGAGCAAGTTGCGAACTGGTTTGTAGAAAGTAAGAATAATAAAATACCAGATTTTTATCACATTAGATATGAAGATATGTTTGATAATAATTATGAAAAATTGATTCAGATTTTTAATGATTTGGGGATTAAATATTCTTACGATATGTTCACTTCGGGGCAACAAACAAGTTCATTACCTGCGCCTCCCAGTATTCAACATGATTCTTTACGCACATGGCAAATTAGCCATCCATTTAAAAATATGAATGATCCTTCTAAAATAGAACTTACCGATGAACAACTTAATGAAATTAAAAAAAGTAAGATTGTTGAGAAAATGGGATATATTATTTAACAGCAACGACGTTGGAGCCAATTCGATGATAAGAAATGTCAATGATTTTAGTGTTCATAGGTTTGATTCCAATCCTATTATTTCTCAACAAGATTTGAAAGAAGCGGGCTTGTCTGGAAGCATCACTCATCCTTCTTTGATCAAGGTTCCTTCTTGGATCTCCAACCCATTAGGAAAATATTATATTTATTTTGCTGATCATTACGGAAAATTTATTAGATTAGCCTATTCCGATTCATTACATGGCCCTTGGAGAATTTATAATCGTGGCACTTTGTATTTGAAAAATTCATTTTGTCATCATCATATAGCATCTCCACATATTTATGTGGATGAAAAAAATAAGCAGTTACGCATGTATTATCATGGATTTCCTCAAAAGTCTCGAATAAATATTCCTGAACCGGAATGGATAAACAAGGCTCTCCCGAAGGGAATGCAAGACCAAAAAAGTTTTATGGCAACGTCTACGGATGGGATAAATTTTATATCAAGCGGCAAAATCGTGGCACCGTGGTATGTGCGGACCTTCGCATGGAAAGATGAAGACTATATTATTACAATGCCTGGAATTGTGGCAAAATATAATCCCACGTCTGACGTATATGAGTTTGTGGTTAAATTATTTAACAATCGGTTTAGACATTGTGATGTGTTGGTGGTTGATGATTTATTATATGTTTTTTACACAAATGCGGGAGATAATCCTGAACACATTATTTGTAGCAAGGTTGTGCTTAATTCTGAAGGGAAAGAGTGGAAGATAGTCGAAACATTTTCTTTGGTTTATCCTGAAATGGATTATGAAGGAGGCTTTGAGCCAAGACGACAATCAATTCGGGGGGGCATACTCAAAAAAGTCCATGAACTTCGCGATCCCTGTATTTATACTGAAAGTGGTAATGTGTATATGTTATATTGTGGAGGCGGTGAACATTGTTTAGTTATATCACATCTTAAGGGATTGAGTATATAATGCTTTTTAAGGGATTGAGTATATAATGCTTTTAGTTTTTGCGGAAGAGTGTGCTATAATGATTGGCAATATTTCTAGGAGAGACAAAAATGAAAGTTAGTGCGATTATGTGTATATGGAATGAAATAAGATTTTTACCACTGAAAATAAAATGGTGTAAATTAAATGGGATTGAACCCTATATTATTGATAATTTTTCCGATGATGGTAGTTGGGAGTGGCTTCAAGATAACAATATTCCTTCTCACAGGTTTGATACCGATGGCGCGTTTCATCTTAGTAAAAATGTGAAAGAAATGACGAAAACTCTGCATAAAATAAAGCCAGATTGGGCAATATACATCGATGCGGACGATTTTATATCTTTTGACGAAGGCATTGGGGAAACCATAAAACAAGCTGACAGAAACGGATATAATTGTATTTCGTGCCCACTCATCACCTTTTATAATACTGGTGAATCTTCTTTTGAGCTATCCGATCCCTTCGATCCTTTTAATAGTTACTTTTATCTTAGAGGAGGCACCACAAAAACTCAAATTATGATTTCGAAATATTGCCGTGATATGAATTTCCGCCCTGAAAGAATAAGAAGGAGCAGAGAAAAATCATTTAAGGTTAACGGCGCTAAGTTTAATTATGGGCCTTCTAAGGGAAAAGAAAATCGAGTTGCGGTTTTTGAACGGCGGCAAAAAGCATGGGATCAGGGACTACCGAAGGGGCTTGGAATACATTATAAAATTTTTACCCAAAACGACTGGGTGTGGAACACGGAAGATTGTGAAGATATAAGAAATTATCCTAAAGTTTATAAATACCTGATAAAGATTCAAGATCAGATGGGTGATTCGGATTAGAAAAGAATGATTGATTCCAAACAACGAAGCTTATGGAAGGCGATTACTTGGCGTACATTTGCTATAGTCCTGTTAACAACTGTTACATATCTCGCTACAGGAAATATAAAATTTACAACTTTAATCACTTTATGTTATCATAGTGTTCAAGTGCTTGTGTTCTTTATACATGAGCGATTATGGAATTTTATTAAGTGGGGTAAAACAAAAGGTATGTTTATACAAATGACTGGACTTTCAGGTGCCGGTAAAACAACACTGGCTCGTGCGGTGGAAAAAAGACTAGCTGCAAAGGGCTATAAGGTTGAAATTATTGATGGTGATGAATATCGAGAAGGATTGTGTAATGACCTAGGCTTCTCAAAAGAAGATCGCAATACTAATATTCGACGATTAGGGTTTGTTGGGAAAGTTCTTTCTCGGAACAATGTCATCACAATTATGTCAGCTATCAATCCTTATGATAGTGTAAGAAAAGAACTTGAAGACACTTGTGCTGCTAAAACAGTTTTTATAAAGTGTCCCGTAGAAAAATGTATTGATCGTGATGTTAAAGGATTGTATGCCAAAGCTTTGTCGGGTGAAATCAAAAACTTTACAGGCATCTCAGATCCATTCGAAGAACCAACCGATGCGGCATTAGTTGTTGACACTTCTACTGATGACCTTGAAAAAAGTGCTGTAAAATTAGAAGCCTTTATTACGTCTAATACATAATGAAAGAAATTAAAACAGAATTTAAAGAAGCCACAATTGCTATTGATTTTGACGGAGTTATTCATCGATACTCCAAAGGTTTCCAGGGATTAGATAATGCCTATGATCCGCCAATGCCAGGAGCTATTCCATCTTTACAAAAACTTAAGGGTTATGGCTATCGCTTAATTATTGTATCAAGCCGACCAGTTGAACCTATTAGGAATTGGCTAGAGAAATATAATTTATCTCATTTCTTTGATGATGTTACAAATATAAAACACCCGGCCAAATATTATATTGATGATCATGCTATTAGATTTGACAAAACAGATCCGAACGCATGGCACAAAACAATTGAATTCATTGAACAAGGAGAAAACAAATGAATAATAAAAGAGCGATGTTTGTAGGTCGATGGCAACCTTTACACAATGGTCACAAATGGCTTATTGGTCAAAAACTAAATCAAGGAGTGCCAGTTCTTATTTGTGTAAGAGATATTCCTCCTGATGAAAAAAATCCATTCACAACTGAGCAAACTATCGACATGTTAGAGACTGCGTATGTTGATGATGATGTTGTGGTATTATCAATACCAGATATTGAATCTGTTAATTATGGCCGTGGAGTTGGATATGGAATTGTTGAGCACGTACCACCTAAAGATATTGGTTTTATTTCAGCCACGCAAATCCGTAATCAAATAAATAACGAGGATAACTCGTGGAAAGAAAATGTTGATTCAAAAATTCATCAAAAGGTGGTACAATTTCTTCAGGATGCGAAGTCCTAAAATTGCAATAATTATACATGCCCATCACTTGAACGTGTTGGGGGAGATTTTTGATTATGTTCAAAATGTGCCTGGAAATTTTGATCTGTTTTTAAATTTCAGTCATATCTCTCATTCACAAAAAAAAATGATCGATAAGATAAAAAAAGATCTCAAAAAAGCAATACCAGGAGAGTGTTATTTTACAACGTCCAATAATCGGGGTCAAGATTTAGGAGGGTTTTTTGCTTCGACAGCAGTCGCACGGGAAAAGAAGTTATCTTATGATTTAATTTGTAAAATTCACACTAAGGCTGACTCAGAGGAGTTATCCTCTTTTAAGACAAGTATAGTTAGTGTTCGTGGACGAACCATACGTTCTCGTAATCTTACAAAAACAGAGTGGAGAATGAAGCTTTTTTCAAGTTTACTTGGCTCAAAAAGAAAAGTCACCAATATATTGAAGACCTTCCAAACATATCCTTCAGTGGGGATGATATCATGCAAGACGTTTTATGGTCGGCATGATTTTAATGAAAACAAGAATATGAGAAATTACCTATTCTTTAAAAAAAAAATGAATCTCCCCGACGTGGTATGTTATCCACATAACAAATATTTTTTAGCAGGTACTATGTTTTGGATGAAAGGGGATGTTTGGGATTTCTTAATGGAACAGGACATTACTATACATGATTTTGAAGTAGGGGCGAACAATGACGGATTGAGATCTCACGCCTTTGAGAGAATGTTTGATTCGGTGGTAAAGAGCCTCGGATATACTCCGTGGATGATAGAGCCGTGATGAAAAACAAGACCCTATTAATATTTCCTCTTTATGCCCAAGGGTTCATACCTTTGTCCACTGAATCATATCTTAAAGAAATAAGTCAATATTTCTCTGAGACAATAGTAACCACGAACTATCGGGGATATATAGACCTCCCCTATACATTTAGATCATATAAAAATGAGGGATATGATTTCGGGCAATTTTATAAGGTTTTGAAAAGTATTGATCTAAATCAATATAATAGAATTGCCCTTGTGAACGATAGCAACTCACTTGTTGGAAAATTTGATAAAATATTTAACTGGGGAAATAAATCAAAATTAGATATATGGGGATTGACCGATTCGCAACAAAGACATCCACAGGTCAAAGATATACATTCCTATCATGTTCAAAGTCATTTCTTGGTTTTTGAGAAACGCGCACTATCTCTTTTACCTGCGTTCTTCAATAAGATAGAATTTGAAAAAAAATTTATGAAAGAATCAAATGTGGAATTGAGAAGTAAAATAATTGTAAATTGCGAATATGGTCTTACATATTTTATGCAACAGTATAATCTCAAAGTTGGCGCTCGTTATTCTATAAAAAACTGGAAACCCATGAAAAATAAATTTCTAAATATGCATGTAACATACTGGGAGGAATTAATCAATGATGGATATCCTTTAATAAAGAACAAACTCCTTCGTGGAGAATGGGATAATATTGGTCAAGACTCCATCCCTAATCCTAAAAATAAGTGGAAATATATGGTGTTATAAAAATGAATAATCACACACACGTATACAATTTTAAAAAGAAAATTAATCCATCCAAATTCACCGTAACACAATCAGAAGATGACGTGGTAAAAAGCTTCTATTCTAATTCGTATAATCTAAAGACGACTTCTAATGAATATAAGTGCCAATTTATTGAAGCCGAAACTACCGATTATAAAAAACCACATATACTTCTTTGCATAAAGGACAATGCAGAACTTTTGCAATTTACTTTGAATAATATGAAGCAGAACAAGATTTTTGATTTTGCAAACGTATTAATAATTGATGATCGTTCAGAGACAGAACACATTAAGGCGATTGCTCTTGAAAGCGACTGTTCATATATGCGGGTAGATAACACCGCAAATCAATTTAATTTTTCAATGCTGCACAATCTCGCAACTCACGCCCTGAAAACGAAATCACCAAACCTAAAAGATATTATTTTGTGGAGTTCAGATCTATGGACAAATAATCCAGAGATGTTGCCAATACTTTATAAGAAGCACACTGAAAACAAAAATACAATCACAGGAACCAAGCTCCTTTATCCTACCAAAGATTTTTTATATCACAAGCCCGATAGAGCAGACAAGGTTCAATATGCCGGTTCTATGTTTGGACCAAGACCAAACGAGGTTGGGTTATTTGCCTTACACATGTTTCGCGGCTATCCCAAGGATGATCCAAAAGTAAATTGCAACAAAGGCGAGTTGTTTATAACGGGTGCCTTCTTGATTATAGATGCAGAATGGTATATAAAAACCGGGGGCTTTTGCCCATCTCTTAAAGCCTCATATCAGGATGTTGATTTGTGCCTAAGAGCAAACGAACAAGATCGACGTGTGATGTACTACGGCAAAGAATTATATTTATACCATTATGAAAATCTCATTCTTAACACAATGAAAGAAGATTTAAAAAAAGATCAGTTAAGTGATAAACTATGGTATAAAGGTTTTTGGGAACCAGAAAGAATCAAGAATCTATTATATGTTAATGAAACATAAGGAGAATACATGACAAACTATAAATTATCTAATCAAGCAATCGGGGCCCTAATGATGGCTTTGCAAAAAGGCTTAATGGAACAGACGGACATAACAGGTATGTTAAAAGAATTTGTTTTGGTAAGTACAGCCGATGGACTGATTGTAGAGAATCCACCCATACTAGAAGTGAAAGAACCAGAACAGGAAACAGTTGCCTAGGTATTCTTATAATTGTAGCGAGTGCGATTCACATTTTGAGATTTTCCACTCCTTGCATGAAACTTATACAATTTGTAAAAATTGTGGAGAAGATGGTTATATCGCCCGCATACCAAGCGAGATCTTTATAGCCCAAAAAGATTCTAAAATTCGTGGAGATTCTAAAGCTGGAAGCGTTGTTGAGAGTGCCATCGCTGAAGCGAAAGAAGAACTGAAGCAGGATCAATCTGACTTGAAAACCAGGAGGTATAAAAAATGAGTTATGTGATAATTTCTCTTTCGGTATTTGCGGGAATTTCTGTTCTCATTAATATTTTTATGTTTGGCTATGCTAAAAATACCTTGGTGAAGATCGAGACGGTTTATAATGCCGCCGAAGCAAGCACTGAAATTTTTAGCTTGATGGATGCGTTCAGAGAACACTTAAATTCTGTTTATGAAATGCCGACCTTTTATGGTGATGAAACACTAAAGTCCCTCCTCGACCACACAAACGAGATGATAGAATATCTCAAAGGGTATGAAGAAATTTATTCCTTTACACAGCCAGAACTAGAGCAACAATTACTTCAGGCATCGGAGGATATGGAAAGTGACGAAGAAGAACTCGAAGCGTAAAAGTAAAAAATATTTTACCATTGTTCATGAGAAGGCAATTTTGGACTATATCGCTTCAGATAATATGAAATATCGGAATACTGTTTATCGTGATGTGATTCGACCTGTTTTTCTAGAAATGATAAACAAAATTGTTTTTACATATAAGTTTACCAACCTACCTAATGTATCCATGCTGAAAGATGAGTGTGAAATCCATCTTATAACCATATTGAGTAATTTTGATGCCACTAAAGGATCTAAAGCGTTTTCCTATTTCAGTGTTATAACAAAGAACTGGTTTATTGCCAAAGTCAAAAAAACAGCGATCCAACTTCGTAGAGAATCAGCATATGAAGATATATCCAAAAATGCAGAGTCCAGGCACCTAGCTGTATATAATGATTACGATGAGGTCAGGGAATGGAGAGAATATATGGAACATCTATGGAAAGAGATCTATAGGTGGGAAAAACAAAATCTGAAAGAAAACGAAGTCAAGGTTTTGAAAGCAATTAAGATCTTGCTCGCTGAACCAGATGTGATTGAAATTTTCAATAAGAAGGCTATTTATTTATACATTAGAGAAATCACAAATCTAAACACGAAGCAGGTTCTCAATAGCCTTCAGCGCTTTAGAAGTGATTATTCTAATTTTAAAAAAAGATGGAACGAGTAAAGACAAAAACAGATTTTGATACACTTACTAGCGAAGCGATTGACAATATCAGAGAAGACAGAGAACAAACAAAAGAACTCTTAAAAGACTTGGTAAAATATATTGCTGCTTCCGAAGATCGTCATCGTGATGTTGGTGTAACCGCAGCGAAGTATGTTGAAACTTTACAACGCTCAAACGAGCAATTGGTTAAAATTGCTGGACTAAAACAAAAAAGTGAAAAGGACGATACGGGCTTGTCTTCTGAAGAACGCGATGAAATTTTTAACGAACTCAACAATCTAGGTGAATAAATGTGGCGGACCCTAAACCAAAGAACACACGCCTTCGACCGGGATTCGGTGATCTAAATCAAATAGAAAAACCAAATACGGCAATAACATACGATCCTACTGACACCACAGTCATGGGCGCATTACGCAACGTTCTCAAAGATCAGTATAATAATAAAGTATTTGAAAATGTTGGACAACTTAAGGGAATTGTTTTGAGAGTTGAACCAGGGCATGATAATTCTGCCAACAGTATTTGGTCTTCCCTGAAGGGGATGATTACGAAGCCACTCAAGCAACTTAAAGTCAGGATACCAGAAATTCATTCAGCCCTCCCCGAACCTGCTTTATATGGGGATGTGCCGAAGGGTCCACACCAAGGCATCATTGATCTGTATCCGACTTTTACTGCCAACGATGAAGCCGCAAGTAAGGAAAATATTTCTGTAGGAGATATTGTGATTGTAGATTTTGCGGATAAAAACAACTTAACACAACCTGTATACATCAAGAAGTTTGCCGATGGTGCTGGAACTGCGGGAACAACTAATCCAACTAAAAATGGCATTTATGATCCAGACCAGAGTAATGACGGTTCAAGTGCGTTTGGTGCCTCTAATGGACTTCGCGGCAACGGAAGCTCTACTACGCCACCAACTAACGCACCGTTTATAAGAGGATGTGAAGCTTCATCCGGTGGCTACCTCTCTGCCGCTTCACCAGGCGGACGATTATCACCATCTTCCGCTGGTGATTCTAAATTAGCCCGCGCACAAAATGTAGCTTCTTTGATAAAATCAGAAACCGGCATTGGGGTTCCAGTTTCACTATTATACGCATTTATGGAAGTTGAAAGTTCAGGTAGAACTCCCACAAAAAATACGGTTAGATTTGAACCTCATGTTTTTTTGGGTATGCGTGGCCCCGCCATTGTAACGGGTGATAAGGGGTCTAAGCCTAGTTTATATGGCGGACCTAACTATACCGGAAGCAAAAAAGTGCCCTATAGCTCTAAATACAATACTCGTTCTAAAGAAGAATGGGCATCGCACCCAAAGAATAAAAAAAAAGGATCAAGTGGGAGGGATTTTTTTATTGATAAGAAAAAATCTCATACGAATCGTGCCGCGTTTGATCGGGCATACAACCTAGATCCAGTTCAAGCGATAAAATCAACTTCATGGGGAAGTTATCAGGTAATGGGATGGGCACTCCTTCGAGCTTACGGAGACAATCCTTCAGAAGCTCTTGCGGGATATGATGCCGATCCTATTACTTCTGGTGATCTTATGATTGTTCAGTGGTTCAAAGATGCTTTCAGGTCGTCGAGGAAGCGCAAAGCATTTACTTATTCTCCACCAAATTTCGATGCGGTTGTTAGAATTTATAATGGCAGTGCTCAAGTTAGCTCTTATTCTCCCAAATTAAAAAAGGCATATGAAAGGTTTTCAAACACATCTGCTGGTCCCACATCGTCTCCAGATACTATTACAAATGCGTCTTCTACTACCGGCGATACGATTTGTTCGGACAGTTCTATTCCTTCGAATGTTCCGGGTCAATCAGATGGCTTGTGTGTAAGACCTTCGCGACCAACTCCAACATCGAGTGGCACCTGGACTCAAAAAGGAATAATAAGAGGAAAGGAATACAACTTCGAAGCACAATATATTGGAAAGCATATTTTGGATGCGCGAGTAGCGCAAGCATTTTTACGAATGCAGTCTGATGCAAAACGGGTGGGAGTGAATATTAAAATCAATAGTGCCTTCCGCCTTCCAGAAGAACAGGAATATTTTTATTGTAAATACTTAAATGGGACAGGAAACAAGGCGGCAAAGCCAGGTTTCTCAAACCATCAAAGTGGTGTGGCTCTTGATTTAAATACAAAAGGTATTCCAAACGATAAAGCAATTCGCCGCAGAACAAAAGTAAGTACAGGCCAGGGGGATGTGTGGGAATGGCTAAACAAGAATGGCGGAAAATATGGATTTCGTCAAATTAAAATAGAACATTGGCATTGGCAACACGAACCAACAAAGAGAGCTAATTTAGCACAAATAAGAAGTGGAGGAGTATAAAAGAAATGACCGAAAGTAATTGGAATAAATCAGTTTCAAAATCAGGGCGAAATGAAATTCAGCCAAGTGTAAAAGAACGATTAGAATCGTTAGGAAAAGACTCTACAATTCGCGCTCAAGGTATTGCTGGTGATCCATTAACCGAGGGCGTTCCTACCCTAATTCCTACAAATTCTGAAAAAGTAATTGAGGGATCAAACAACACCAGTATTGTTTTAGGTAGGGATCGACCCTCAACCCGTCTTAGTGGGTATGGCGGCGCTGGTCATACTCAAGCCGGATCTATTGATATTGTTGTTGGTCGGTGGGGATTTCAAGCTCGTTCTTTCATTGGGAATGAAAGAGCCTATGTGAATCCTTCATTTGAACACGATGCTGCCCGAATATACATAAGCCAAAAAACCGATATAGATCGAAATTTTAGACTTGCCGGGGGAAATCAGTCTACAGATTCGGACGGTAAATCTGCAATTGCACTAAAGGCTGATGGTGTTAGAATTATAGCGCGTGAGGGAATTAAGTTGGTGACTCGTACTGATGTTCGTAATTCTCAAGGAGGAACAATAGATGGTGTTGAGGGAGTAAGTATGATCGCTGGAGATGATGACAGCAATATGCACCCTATGGTCTTAGGAAATCAAGTCGCCGATATGGGCAGAGCCTTGGCAGATCAGGTAAGTGCGTTGAATGGAATTGTGGATTCTTTATTATCCGCACAAATGCTAATGAATGCAGAAGTTTCTCATCATTTTCACTTTTCCCCATTTCATGGTTTAGCCACGACGCCCTCTCCTCCGGTACAAGCCAGAGGAGCAAAAACAGCAGTCGATCATTTACAAAATGCCAAAGCAGGTCTAGTTACACAAAAGCAAAATATAGAAAAAATAAAAACCAATTACTTATGTGTTACAGGAGCGCGAGCAATTTTCAGTCGTTATCATTATTTGAATTAAGATGTCAGAGATAATCCAAAAAATAACCCCAAAATGGGAAAGCGAAGAAACGGTATGGGGTTCGCAAACTAACACTAATCAAGGTGGTGGTGGATTTTTTTATTCATCTGTATTGACTTCTGATTCTGTTGTAACCAACTTACAAGGAAAGACAGGAAAAGAATTAGTTCAGAGCGAAACTTTAGGCATCGACACCATTCGTGCCGCCAACTCTATTTTACAGAATTTATTTGTTGAAAATATAGAATCAGAGGCATTAGAAAAGTTTTCTCAAGTAGTAGACATCCTAGATAAAATAACAGTAGAAGATAAAAATATTGCTTCTACGGATGCTTTTAAAAATGCTATTCTTTTCCGCATATCTTTTGATGAAGTCTTATCTTTGTTGGAGTTACCGAGTTTTGCAAGCACAGATATAAAGAAGGTTTTAAAGATTGTACTAGGTCTTGAAAAACCAATACCAGAAAAACCAAAAGATGATTGTTGTGAGTGTGATGATGAAGATACACCTGAAGATGAAATTGACGAAATAAAAGAAGGCGAGCCGTCACCCCCAAGACAAGGACCACCCCCAACCGCGACCGGACCTTCCGGTTGCGCTGCAATATCAAAAGCAACTGGTATTCCAGATATGAAAAACTCACTTCTTTTGTGTCCTTTACCGGATGTGAAAGTTGATGCGATAGTTTCTCAAACATATAAAGATTGGGAAGATAAAGAACTTAATGAGAATTGCACTATTCGAGAGTGTGCCTCCAATCAAAATAAAGGTGATGCCAAATTTGTTGGAAGCACTATTGGTCCAAAGAAAAACCCGTCAAGTGAACCACTTTTGCCTCCCGGTGAATTATCGGATGATGACCCTGATAGTTCGCGATCATCTGGCGAGCCTGGTCCCTGTGGCGACATAGACCTAATTCAAACATTACCTCAAGCCTATCAAGAGATTTTAAATAAATATGGTCTGCGGGGTTTGATTAAAAAAGCAGCACAATGCGCTGGAATAGATTTGCCAATTCTTGACTTGAAGGAAGTCATGTTAATGGCTTTCATAAAACAGTTAGACTGTAATATGTTTTTGAGCCTTATAGATACTGTAATTGATATGACAGGCATTGAGCGTGGACCTAATATAACTGAATTCTGGAAAATTGATAAGATAGCAAATTTACTAAAGAGTCAAGCCCGAACGGTTATATCTGCTTTACCGGCTAGCCAATTAAATTTGATCCTAAAGACTCCTGAAATAAATTTAGCAACCAATTATATTGGCGTTGAGTCTTCATCGAGTACAATCACTAGCACTAGTATAAAAATGCCACAGCAGATCGAAGACATCGTGGATGTTATAGAACAATGGAGTCCTCAAGATCTTGTTTCCTTTTTTGAGAGACAAAATCTTTTTGATATTTTGCTTTATGCTGTATGCGACCAAGACAAAGGAGATATTCTTGATCAAGTAGTTGAAATACTTAACCAAATAAATTTAGATGATATTGGTAGTTTGTCCGTCTCACTAGATTTAGACACTTCCTTTCTGGATATAATAAGCAATCTCAAGAATATTGATTTTAGTCAATTAAGTAATATTTTTAATAATATTTGTGAACTGAATTTTAATCCTGGCGTTGGAGCCCCCATCACTTGGAGGCAATTGTGGAGTATAGATTTTTCACAGGATATACAAAATATACCAGACATAAAGTGGAGTTTGATGGGTGGTATAGACTGGTCGAAGTTGATTACGCCTTTTCAAATTTTATCAACACTAGATACTTCACAAATAGACTCTATTGACTTTGGAGTGGATATAGATTTTAATTTGTTACCAGCAAAAAATAAACTTTCGCAAATGGCTGATATCTTCACAACACTTCAGGGAATTAACTTTGACAGTCGCAACTTTGACATACAACAATTGAGTGGTATCAATTTGAGTGATCTTGATTGCGAAGAAGTGAAAATGATTTTCCGAAAATTAGGAAATATTGATTTTACTGATTTGGTAAGCAACATAGCCGATAATGTATCTGATGTTGCAGGAAGTTTATATGAAAAGTTATTGAAAATTGTAAAGGATGGGTTAGGCATTGACATACCAGATTTCTCACTTGATCTTATGAATTTTGATAATTTTCAAATGGTTCCTATCGGAGAATTACCTGAATTACCAACTATTGATTTAGACTTGTCACCTACGGTTGATTTATTGGCGAGTATTTCTACTGGCATCGCCGACACTATCATGGAAGCTATATCTCAAGCTACCTTGTCTCTTTTGAAGAGCACCATCAAAGCAGTGTGTGAATCTTGCGAGCAAGGAAAGATTGGAGATTTAGATATAGGAAATCTAATTGGTGAAAGTGCTAAATCATCATTTTCGCCAGAGAAAATGCAAGAACTAAAAAATTCAGTTGTAGGAGGTCTAAAGGACGTATTACCCACTGACGTTCCATTCGCACAAGTCACAAACTCATTAGAAAACTTAATAGATAATGTATCAGAAATCCTAAAGCCTGGCCAAACGGGTGGCTTATTATTGGGCGAATCTCCCGGTAATGTTTTGGGAGCGATCCAGAATATAATCAATTCCGATTCTAGATATACACAAATTGCGCCCGCTTTGCAATCCGATGCGCAGATTAATCGCCTATTTTCTAATGTTGGAACTATGGTGGATAAAGTGCTCCTAACTGAAAAGATATCCGAACTAACAAAGCAAACACTTCCTTCAAATCCCGATAAAGAATTATTAGTTGCTTGTGATCCGCCTCAAGAAGTATATGAAAGAAATGAACTTAGAAAAAAAGGCATCCCTGAAGATGAGATTGTAAAACAATTAGCCCGCACAAAGAAAAGAAAAAAGAAGAAGTTTGCCGAACTCGCTGACTTATTGGCTCAAGATAAATTGATGGATGGTGTCATCCCTGAAGATGATTGTACCCTTACTCCATCGGGTAGAAAAAAACCATCTCTTGCTCCAAAAGAACCACCAATAAATGATTATCTTTTAAAGAAGACAGTGGATGTGATCTATGATGGAACCTATATGAGCTTCAATAAAGAAGTTCGCAGTTTTCCAGATGCAATTACAGTTGAGATCGAAGCTCCCACAGAAATTCCAGATGCGCCGGAGGCACCAAAGCAATCGGACCCTAAATTGTCGCCCCCTGGAACAGTAAATGTTCTACAACAAGCAAAGTCAGGATCACTAAAAGTAATTGCCCCCGAGTTAAAAGGTTTCTATGAAAGTTTTGCCGAAGGCAATACTCTTTTGCAAAATCAAGATACTAAATTTATTTTTACCATACCCAACAAAACACAGTTGGATAGTTCAAATGCAGAATATGCCGCTAAGCTAAATGAGTGGAAATCAACCGATCATATAGCCTCTCAAAATGCTAATACAAATTTCATAATTACATATGATCCAGTACCCAGCGACGACATTAGCGTTGAGAGATATAATATGTCTGTTAGATCAGAGGGATCGCAAGCATCAACTATTTTTACCTATGCTTCTCATGCCAACGCACCTCTTATCGACTCTGTCAGGAGGATAAGAGAGGGCTTCGCGAATACAACTACCTTTAGTCCCAAAACAGATTTTAAGAAATTTGTTGAAGATTCATATTACGATGGAACGGGAATTGCGAAAAGCATCAATACTCTAGATTATGCTTCCACCTTTAAAGATATTTTCATTGACGCCGGTAAAGAAGTAGCAACTTCAGATTTTTTCAATAGGGATATATTGTCTCTTGTAGATTTCACCCCACAACTAACCTTAAAACAAAAAGAGTGCCACTGCCCTGACCCCCACTTATTAGATTTAGAGTCGATAAAGAAGTCGGTTATTAAAGAGTTTGAAGAATCTAAGTGTGGAAAAACAATTCGGAGCGATGATGCCACTGAATCGGCAAGCCCATTAGACGCTGCTAGTATCGGCGGAGTTATCTCCACAATTATTCGTGTGTACCTTACAGAGTTTTCTTTGAGATCTCTTTTTGTGTTATCTAAATTCCCTTTAGAATCCCCAGATGATAAAAGTAAAATAATTGATTCTCTCATCCAATCTTATTTTACAAGCCTTATAATAGATGACCTAGGAAAATTAGATAAGAAATACTCAATAGATTTTCAGACTCAAGCAGTTCTATATCATAATAAAATTGCCAAAGAAAATGATTGGACTAAGACCGGGGATGTAAAAGTTGCGCTAGATAATCTGGTATCACAACAGCTACGATCAGTGATTAGTCGAATGTTACAAATCCTTGGTGTAAATTTTTCTGATTCGTCTTTGGCAAAAATGTTTTTAGAAAATTGGCTTCCTCTATTTGATTTGCCATCAACCGATAGAGAAAGTCGATTTTTTGATCTTACAGCCTTAAATCATATTTCTTCGGACGTAATTGAAAACATCTCAGTATCGGCTCTTAGTCGAGAGAGTTTCGATTTAGGAGATGGTAATATAATTTTAGAGAGATATATTTCTAAAACCGACAAAACAAATCCGTCGATAGCTTGGGATTCGGGGGATATAAGCCTAGAACGATTTAGGGATATTCTTTCCGCAAAAACACCAGAGGAGAAAGCACAGCCTTTATCTAATTTCTTTGATGGTCCAATTTCTATTGGACTTAGACTCACTTATGTTCCGCCTCCTTCTACTACGAGCAACCCTGATGCACCAGATCCTACAAGACCACCTTCAGCATCTTCTATTCAGTACAAAGCATATAATCTTATAGAGGAGGAAATTACAACTGCGACAACGTTTACGACTTATTCCGTTAATGGTCCTAGACAAGTAACGGCTCCCCCACGAAGTATAAACCGTGCTATTGAGACTATACCACTTTTGGATGTCACTGCTGTTATACCTTCTTCGCTTCTACAAATTAGTGTTTCGCAATTTATTCCACAACTAACTGATTTGAAAGTTTTTTGGCAAAGCTATTCACAAGAACTAACACAAAAACTTATTGCCAAAGAAGAATTCCAATTTTTGTTTGATTATTGTTTCCCTCTCAAGCGAATGGTATTTTTGCTTATGACTTATAGTTCAACATACTTTACCTTTAATAAAAGTGTTAATAATCTATTCACGAACACCAAAGAGCAATTAAAATCTACATTTTATACAATGCTCAATGTGAATGATCCAACATACGAAAACGAGACTATGAAAAAGATAGGAGGTAATAAAGGATTGGCTGCATTAGCGGATAACAACGAAGAAATACCAGGCATCGACTTGCTTTCCTTGGCGGCAAAGACACCTATCTTAATCCTAAAGGGAATGGCGGAAACCGCCGATCCAAACATTGCGCTTGCAAAGAAGATTCATGATGCTGCCCTCTTGGGAGATGTAGACATTCCAATGCTTGCCGCATCACTCCTAGCATTACCAATGAACATTATTCCCCCGCCCTATGGTTTGGGTCCACCCATAACCCCAATGGGGATAGCATACTTAGCTACTGATGCCGCAGGAGCATTGTTGAGTCCAAAAGAAAAAGAACTAAGAAAGAAAAGGATTAAAGAAAAAAGTGCAGGAAAGATAAAGCTTGATGAAGCAAATAATGTCGATGGTTGTCCAAAGCCTGAAGTGCTCGCGCAAGACACAGGAACAGTACCAGAGCCTCCCGTAGTTGAGGAGCCCTGTGAAGAACTTTGTTCAGGGCTGGCTGATCAAGTATGGTTAAATATCTTCGCGACTGAAAGGCGACAGTATGATCGTAACCTTCTTAAAGAATTTCAGACCTGCGCAAAGATTGTGGTGGATGGATTATACGGTCCACAAACTGAAGCAGCTTTAAAATTCTATGGACCATCGAATACTCCACCAAAACAATATCCTCGTGGTGGTCCGTTTATTCTTCCTGATTGCGCGGATAAACCAGTTGTCCCTCCACAACCTTGCGGAGAGCCCTGTTATGATTTGGCGGTAGAAGTTCACGCTAACATTCTAGCATCAGAACGCCTATTATACAATAGAGAACTTTTAAGACAATTTCAGACATGCGCAAAGATTGTGGTGGATGGATATTACGGACCACAGACTGAAGCAGCTTTAAATTTTTATGGCCCACCCAATACGCCACCCAAACAATATCCGACAGGAGGACCATTCGTAAGACCAGATTGTGAACCATCTGGCCCAACCGAATCATAAGGAGAAAAAAAATGACAGGAATATCACCAAGCCTACCGCTAACACTTGATGCCACAAACGGGTATCAATTAAATCAGACATTTCAGGAGGCTGTTAAACAAAATCTCGTAGGGCTTATTTTAACTGTCCCAGGAGAAAGAATAATGGACCCAAATTTTGGGGTGGGGTTGAGAACCTATTTGTTTGAATTAGAATCAGAGCAAGTAAGATCAGATATTGCAGGAAAAATATCTCAGCAAGTTGGAGTTTATATTCCTTGGATAAACATTCAAGGGATTTCATTTGCGTCCCAAAGAGATAACCCAGAACTAGATGCAAACTTTTTGTATATGTCTATGACCTATATTATCACTCCGTTAGATTTTACGGATAGATTAGATATAACTTTACCAATTAACTAATTATATCCTAGGGGGGAAAATTTATTTTGGCTAACAAAAAACCACTTCCAGCAATAAAATATACTTCGCGAGACTTTAACTCAATTAAGGAAGACTTGGTTGATTATGCCAGAAGATACTATCCCAATACTTTCAAAGATTTTAATGAAGCGGGTTTCGGTGCTCTTATGCTAGACACTGTTTCATATGTTGGGGATATTTTATCTTTTTACCTCGACTACAATGTTAACGAGTCTTTTGTAGATACTGCGGTAGAATATAACAATGTTTTAAAGTTGGGAAAGCAAATGGGGTTTCAACTTAAGGGCAACCCAACTTCATATGGTATAGCAACTTTTTATGTAGTAGTTCCTGCGAATGCCTCGGGCCTTGGACCGGACCAAAGGTATATTCCCATACTCAAGAGGAATAGTTCTTTCACTTCTCAAAATGGAAATGGTTTTCTATTAAATCAGGATGTGAGTTTTACCGACCCCCTATTAAATGTTGTGGTCGCTCGCGTTGATCAAACTACGGGAACACCAACACACTATGCCATCAAGTCTTTTGGTCAAGTGATATCGGGACGAAGAACGCAAGAAATAATAGAGATTGGAACATTCCAAAGATTTTTGAGATTACAACTAGACACCCCGGACGTTTCTGAAGTTATTTCTATCATTGACCAAGAAGGTAATGAATTTTATGGTGTAGATTATTTATCGCAAGATGTAATTTTTAAGGCAGTCACAAACCGTGGAGCGAACAAAGCAACAACGCCATCTCTCTTGAAGCCCTTTGCGGTTCCTCGTCGCTTTATTGTCGAGCGAGACGCTAACACCACTTTTATACAATTTGGTGCTGGTTCGGACACTAATACCTTAAGCGATCCCTATATTGATCCTAGTACAGTTATCTTGAACGTACATGGGAGAGATTACATTACTCAGCCATCATTTGATCCTACCAATATGTTAGGAACGGATAAGTTGGGAGTTTCTCCATCTAATACCAGTCTAAGTATTATTCTGAGAACCAATCAAATTGGAAACGTCAATGCTACGTCAGACACCTTGACGCAAGTTGATAATGCTATCCTAGACTTTGAGGATGTAGTAAACTTAAATTCAGCGTTAGTTTCAGATGTTCGTAATTCTATAGAAATAAATAATGACGAACCAATTATTGGAGACATCACGATACCCACGACAGAAGATCTAAAGATTAGAATGTATGATACGTTTGCTTCTCAAAATAGAGCAGTTACAGCCCAAGACTATAAAAGCATCGCATATTCAATGCCACCAAATTTCGGAGCAATAAAAAGAGTAAGCATAATGCAAGATCCTGATTCATTCAAGAGAAATTTGAATATGTATATAATTTCTGAAGACATAAACGGAAATCTAATAACTGCAAACTCTTCTATAAAAAATAATTTAAAAAATTGGATCAATCAAAGTAGAATGATAAACGACACGGTAGATATTTTAGATGCAAAGATTGTTAATATTGGAATAGACTTTGTGGCGAAGGGCGAAGTGGAGACTAACAGGTTTTTGGTTTTAGATCGTGCTACCCAAGCACTGCGAGATCGCTTTGGAACACAGAAAATGGAAATTGGCGAACCATTTTATATAACAGAAATTTATAAAACTTTGCAACAAGTTCCGGGATTAGTAGATGTGTTGAGTGTGAAAGTTTCTCAAAAAACAGGAGCGTCCTATTCGGATACTTATTTTGATATAGAGGGGCAAACATCACCGGATGAAAGATACATCGAAGTCCCAACTAACGCAATTCTAGAATTAAAGATTCCAGCACAAGACATCAAAGGAGCGATCAAGTAGGTATTCATAATGGGCATTAAACGATACACCGCATATAAAGACAATACAATCACTAATGCTTATAAAGCAAATCTTGAAACTCGTGCCACAGGTTCCAATATGGGCCTTGCAGATTCAATGGAGATTTTCTCCATCTATGCCCAAGCGAATAGTTTTTCATTAGAGGCTGCTAGGGTCTTGATACAATTTCCCGTATCTTCTAGTGATCCGGGTACAACAATTCTATCAGATCGTACTGCTGGCAAAATACCCGCGTCAGGTAGCGTGGGATTTTATTTAAAACTTGCGAACGTTGTTAGTACCACCACAGTTCCTCGTGATTTTACTTTGGTAGTCTCTCCTGTCTCTCAGTCATGGGAAGAAGGATACGGGGTTGACTTGTCCAACTATTCAGATGAAACTTATGGCGGCACTGGATCTAACTGGATAAATGCGCAGGCTCACACTACTTGGAAAGACATTCTTGGAACTTCCATAGAGGGTGGTTCATACTTGACGGCATCACAATATTCTGCTGTAAACTATAAACAAACTTTTAGAATAGGAACAGAAGATCTAGAAGTTGATATTACCAAACTTGTAGAAAAATGGATCACTGGTACAGTGGGAAATGGATATGAAAATTATGGTTTAGGAGTTTTTCTTACTTGTAGTCAAGAGCTTTGTCAAAGTGGTGATGGTTCTAGATCTTATTATTCAAAATTCTTTTCAGCACGGGGAAGTGAATATTTCTTCAGCCGCCCAATAATAGAAGCACGATGGGACAACACGCGCAAAGATGACCGTGGAAAGTTCTTTGTCTCTAGTTCTGTATTGAGCGGAGCAGACAATTTAATGACCCTATACTTGTATAATTATTATAATGGTCAACCCACCAATCTTAATGGAATTGGAACAGGACCAATTTATGTAAGAAATTATATATCTGCATCCACAGGAGCACAAATCTCCGCCGCCCCGGATAACCCAATCACAGGCGGGTGGGTAGAGACTGGCATTTATACTGCATCCTTTGCTCTTAGGACTACGGAGGAGGTTGTATTTGATCGGTGGTCTAATGCTGGTGAAACAATTTGCTATTATACTGGTAGTTACAATCCAAAAACACTTAAACCATCGCAAATATTTTACATACCCAAATATGTTACTTCGATAGTAAATATAAAATCTGAATATTGTCGCGATGATAACAATAGGTTCAGGGTCTTTACACGCGAAAAGAATTGGGATGATACCATTTATACTCGTGCAGCAGCACCGATACAATTAAAAGTTGTAGACGATGCATATTACAAAATTTTTAGAGTTGTGGATTCAAAAGTTGTTATTGATTTTGGAACTGGCTCATATGATTCTACTCGCCTATCTTATGATCAATCTGGTAGTTATTTTGACTTAGACGTTTCACTACTAGAGTCGGGGTATGAATATGGAATTAAGTTTGCATATTTCCTCAATCAAGTATACGAAGAACAATCAGAGACTTTTACATTTAGAGTGGAATAAATTATGTCCAATATCAAAGATCTATTTGGAAAAAATAACATTAAAGTTCTGCCCGGTAAAAGCCTAGGTAATCTAGTCACGGGATCTGGTGTAGAATCTGCTGGATATATCCAAAGCACTGATGAAGAAAAACTTCGTTTTGAACCTTATGTAGATTATTCCATTCCTAAATCATTTGCTCGTTATGGTTCAGCAGAAAAATATTATACCGACACAATAGATTACATCATCAATAGATATCCGTATGATGGATCTGGAAAAGAAAAAGCTAATTGGTATTTGAGTTCATCGTACTTTGATAATTATCTATTTGAAAATGAGTATCCTAGGACTCATGGATTTATAAATCTTGGCATAAACTATGGTGGTGTAGGAGGTGGTGGCGTAAGTGGATATGAAGCCCCTACCGTCGATGAGTACATATATTTTAAGGGCGGCCCACATACAGCTTCAGCCGGAATGATCGGGAAACCTCTGTCCCAGACATTTACTGGCTCCAACTATTATAAAGATGATGTCCGCGAATCCAATTTAGAATTAAACGCCCCTGTAGGAAACTCCGTTGAGTTTTGGTTTAAGAAAAACGGCTGGGCCGGCGATCCAGTTGAATCCGAAAAACAAATTTTTGTTGATGTTTGGAACAGTGCTTCTATCGGCAATACTTATGGTCGTTTTCGTGTGGAGTGTGATTTTGGAATTACTCCGCATCAATTTTCTGTAGCGTTTCAATCAGGTACTACCAACGGTTTCCTAGACTCTGATCTTGGAAAGATCGGTCAAAGTATTAATCTTACTGGTTCCACTTGGAATCATTATGCACTTACGTTTGCAAATGTAGGCTCTGATCTAGAAGCCAAACTTTATGTCAATGGAGATCTGAACGATACTATAACCACTGGAAGTATTATAAATAAGATTACTGGCTCTATGCTGGGTTGGATCGGTGCCATGGGCACAAGCATCAATAGCCCAGTGACAGGAGCTTTAGGATATGCTAAATTATCTGGCTCAATGGATGAGTTTAGATTTTGGAAATCTTCCCGAACAGAAACCGAAGTTGGTAGGTATTGGTTTACTCAAGTAAACGCTGGATCTAATACAGACTTATCAAATGTTGACTTGGGTGTCTACTATAAATTTAATGAGGGCATTGTGGATACCACCGCTATTGCTACTCTAGATACAAATGTCCTCGATTATTCTGGTCGTATTACTAATGGCTCTTGGACGGGTTATGATCTTGGTTCCAGAAATACAGGATCAGCGATGGTCATATCCAAGGCTGCACTTTCAGAATTCAAAGATCCTATTATTTATCCATCAAATCCACTTGTGTCGGTTTTTAGAACTACGAAGAAAAATATTGGTTATGATTATGATGTAAGGAACAATTCAGGAATCTATACTTCCATACCAGAATACATCACAGGGGATTCACAGGAAATTAGAGGAGGAACTTTAAAAAATCTTACTCAAATTATTGGTAGTTATTTTGATGATGTCCAGCTTCAAATTGAGTCGTTACCTAAAGTAAAAAATGTTCAGTATACTACTGGCTCACAAAAGATTGCTCCCTTTATAAATCGCTTCTTGTCGGGCGTTGGGTTATATACTCCTGAAATATTTGCCGATGCTTCTGCACTGGAATATTATGCTTCACGCGATGACTTTTTGGATTTTTCTAAAAAACTAAATGACACCAAGAACCGCATTTATGAAAACATTTACAATAATCTCGTTCATGTTTTTAAAACCAAGGGAACTGAAAACTCTTTTAGAAATCTAATGCGCTGTTATGGTGTTGATGAACCCTTGATGAAGATTAGTTTGTATGGTGATGAAACAACACAGGAACTTCGAACAAATAGTCGGAACACTACTGCACAAAAATCTTTTGTAGATTTTAATAATGTTGACCGATTTGATTCAACTGTTTATCAGCAAACTTCCAGCACAGATACAAATACACGAAATTTTATTACGGCTTCCTCGGATATGCAGTTTATTCCGAAAACGATGCAAGCCGAAGCAATCTTTCCCAAGAAGTTTAAACAAGATTCAGAGTTGTATTTTCGAACTCCGTTCATTTCTTGTTCTTTGTTTGGTGCCCATACACCTACGTCTGCCGATCAAACCGATCTCACATGGGCAACTAACGATTGGTCCAACTTTCAAGTTTATGCGGTAAGGACAGAAATAGAAAGTGATGATGTTTATTTTAAACTAACGAGCAGTGCGGGTGGCGTCATTCCACTTATTACGAGTAGTGTGTATACGGATGTTTATGCAAATACTAAATGGAATTTAGCAGTTAGGATCAAGCCTGATAATTATTATATCCCTGGACTTTCGGGAAGCGAAGCCGGTAGTGCGAGTGTTGAATTTGTAGGATATAATTCTTTAGGCGACAATGTAGAAAATAATTTTTATCTTACCGCATCTATTTCTTTAGCAAGTGCTTCCGCATTTTTATCAAGTTCTACTCGCGTTTATGCCGGGTCACACAGAACTAATTTTACAGGATCGTCTATCGATCTATCGGATGCCAAAATTTCTTCGGTGCGATACTGGATTGATGACTTACCTAATGAAGCCATCGAAGCACACTCAAAAGATGCATCAGCGTTTGGTCCTTTGGAGCCTCATAAGAGTGCTTATTTGGTAAAGAATACAGCCGACTTTTTTCAGCAGATAGAAGCACCCCAAGCCAAAACGCTTTCACTTTCTTGGACATTTGATACTGTTACAGGATCTAGCGACAGTTCTACAGGTAGTCCCACGTTATCCGATGCAAATTTCTTTGTCCCTGACTTATCTTCGGGCTCTACTGCCACAACTTCAGAATATGGCTGGCTCGGACCAGTTGTCAATTTCTTACATTCTGGTAAGGGAGATTTCTTCTTACCATTTGACACCAACGCAGTAAACAGAGAATATGTTTATAGCGCAAAACAATTAGCACCAGAAATTCTTAATAGCTCCAACATGGTGGAAGTAAGAACTCAAGATGACGAATTATTCACGCGGGAAACAAGACCACAAAATTATTTCTATGCTATAGAAAAAAGTCAATCCGCAATCATTTCCGAGGAGATGATGAAATGGTTTGCGACAATCAAAGACTTCAATTTCTTGATTGGTGATCCAGTAAATCGTTATCGTCAGGAATATAAACCTCTTGCAAAACTTAGAGAGGTATATTTTAGAAGCGTAGGCAACACTATTGACTTTGAAAGATTTGTGGACTTCTTTAAGTGGGTCGATGATTCATTGTCTCAAATGCTGATGCAACTTGTTCCTGCTTCCGCAAACTTCGCAGAAAAAGTCAGAACAATGATCGAGAGCCATGTCCTTGAGCGCAACAAATATTGGTCTAAGTTTCCTACTTTGGAAATGAAGCTCAATGACCCAGAAGCCGGAGCGAGAGGTATTGTGGAGGGCACTTATCCTTGGAAACGCGGTCACGCTCCAATACCTTTAGCGCAAGATGATAATTGTTACTGGGCAAACAACCGAGCCTCTGCATCTGTTTTTCCTTCGGGTGATGCTGAAGTTGATGCGGGAAGAAACATCTATCGCTTGGCTGACGATTTTAGAAACGGTTCTCCTCCTACTCTTACTGATATATCTTCGGGAACACCAACACAGTATCAGGGATCAGCGTATGCTATAAGAAATTTCACCAAGACATATCTTTTAAAGACAAAAGAGATGCCCGAACTTAAAGGCGGAACAAATGTAGCAAGAATAAAAAATCTTCAGTATGCTCACACAGAACTCCCGTTTGGAGCGTCTACAAAACTTACTATTAGTTCCTCTCAGGTAGAGGGGAATATTGATTGTAACGATGTTGTTGAACCAAATGATAAAGTAAAGCTAAGATACAAACTCACTAATAATCCTATTGGATATAAATCTGGAAATGGAAATATTTTTGCTCCGTTTGATTTAATGAGTTCTTCTGTATCTAGTGGCTATGCCTCCCAATTACCACGAATGGGCCCCGATGCGGTATTTGTTGATTTGGTTAATTATCATAACGATACATATGGAAGCGACAAAGAAGTCCCAATGCAGGGACCATTTACTGAAAAATATGTTGGTGGCTGGAAACACAGGCATGTTCCTTTTCCAAACACAAATTGTTCGCCATCAACCGGATCACTTGCGACTGGTTCTTTAGCTGATCAGTGCCGACCGGAAGCATGGAATTTGGAAACTACTACTGGGTGTCTTTTAGATAATCAATTCTCGATGAAACTTTTTCCTCAAGTTCCTTTTTTCGGCGGATTACACAAAGCAGTAGAACTACCCGACGTGTCTCGCTTATCCGATCCATCCCGGTGTTTTATAGGAAACAAAACGGGCTGGCCGTCTGGTTTGGATGGAGATTGGAGCGTAGCGATGTGGTTTAAGGTGGAGCCACTTCCCAGTAACTACGTTGCTCAAACTCTCATGTCTCGGACCAGATCCACAGGAACTCCCTTTCCAGAGGGTTACGATTTTAATGTGAATATGTATGTCGAAGCACTATCGGCGGCAACACCCCGAGCAAAGTTAGAATATTATTCGTATCACGAAGATGACGGCGACGGGTCTGTAACTAGTGTAGAAACTTCTTTTGAACTTATTGAAAACAGTATTGCCGATGGGAAGTGGCATCTAGTTTGTTTCGGAATGAATGATGGTGGAATATTTTTAGATTTAGATAATGGTGCTGAGCATGAAACAGCACTCCTCGCCGGCCCAAAGCTAGGAACGGATGTTGGCGATTGTAAGGTCGGAATCGGCGCGTATTGGTCATCTATATCATGGACCAACACTGGTGGTGTGGAAAACACGTATGTTGATGAAGTATCACTTTGGGACAATGCCATATCTTTCGTAGATATTAATGAAATTTGGAACGGTGGAGGACCAGGGTGCCTAGACAAGCATGATGATTATGATGATGTAATATCATGGTATCGAATGGGTGATGCGCCTGGAGATGACTGTACCGATGGTGGTCCCATCATAGACGTTGCCACGGGACCAGAAGCTATTTATAATAATGGAATTTGTGCGAATACAGACGGCACTCAGTTTACCAGTGATATTCCACCAGTGGGTTTCATGCCGAATATTACCCTTTCGTCTAGGACAGCCCACCAAGCCCGTTCAACAATCTTGCGCGAACCATTAGCAAAACGCCCCATTAATATTCGCAATATAAAACAAACAACCGGCTCAACCATTATTGGAAACTATTCCCATCAATATGAAGTCCTACAAACTTCAGGGCGTAAAATAAATAATAGGTTCTTTGTTAAGAATGGCGGCTTTGTTCCAGAATATTCTACATCTTCTTGGGTATCTGGTTTAGTAGAATATGCGCTTCCAGACTTCAGCAAATACGGCGCAACAAAAAATATCTTTGTAGAAAGATTTAATGCCCCTGGTGGACCTGATGTTAGTTCGCGTGGTGTTCTAGATTTATACGCGGAAGAATATGCGGTTCGTAATGATCTCAATCAAAGGAACATGGTGGTTCGCGGACCACTAAATGAATGGTCCACCGAACATTGTGGTCCCTATGGAACTGATTTTCAGGATTCCGTTTCTGCACTTAATTATAATGTGTCCGCTTCGTATCACAAAGTCAATAGAAACAGATCTGTCAAATACAACCTTATATGTTGGGGGTGTTTTACAGAGCCTACGTGCTGGACGGTTTTGCCGCCAGTTTTCAGTTTCTCCACAAGCACAACAATTTCAAAAGATTGTGCCGACCCATCTGATGCTTGGGATGATTCTTATTCAGCGGGCGATGTCGGCGTTGCTGGCAAGGAAGGTATTCAATTTCAATATGAACCACCCAAGCCGACCCCTAACATTGGACAATCTGCAATTGGTTTGATCGAGGGCAATATCGCCACTACCGGCTATACGGATATCAAATACGGAATGATTCGTAACACCCCGGCTTTCGCGGGCGACACTAATATAGGAATCAGGATTATAATAGATGGTGTTATCATTGGAAGTTATTATCCTGAGATATTGGGAGCAACTTATTCCATTATGCGCTTTGGTAGTCTTGTATATTTTATGGTGGATAATACGGTTTTTTATTTTGTAGATGATGAATATTTAGGTTCGACACTTTATCCAAAATTTAATATTTATTCGAGTTATTCTATAATTCACGGATTTAAACAATTTTCAGTTGCAGATACATTTGATAACTGGTTTGTTCAACACTCAATTCCTCAAAGTGATTTGCAATATGCATGGATAAGTGATTCTTATCATAAGTCGTTTCCACAACCACCAAACCATGTCGGCTCACCAAATTGCGGAAGAAATAATTTTTCTGTTCCTTCTGGAAGTAGCGAGTCAATGGCGGCAGAAACCATCCAGTTTGTTACAGCAAGTGCAACCATCGCGGGCGGAATTTATGTAGACTTTGTGGGAATGAATACGTTAGTTTATGATCCGATGTTTACGGCATCTAATCTTTTGAGTTCATCAAATGGAAGCTATCTCAATACTTCCATCGCAACAATCGCATCATATGATCAACTCAACTCACTAAATCTTCATCGCAACGGTCCATACCAATACCCATCTTGGAAACAAATCCGCACTGGCGAAACACCAGTTGCGCGGTATCAAAAAAATAATAATATTATCTCCTTCAAAAAAGAAGAAGATATTTACGGCTCCAATGAAGTGACACCAGCAAACGCAGGTCTAACAAGAGATACGCTAATCCACTTCACAGAGCCACCCGTAACATTCCGCTATAAACCAGTGGGAACTACTTTGATATTATCTGGCTCACCAGATCCACTCACGCTTAATAGTGTCTATGGAAACAATATGGGAGGCTTCCCAAATCCAGACATTAATAATTTCCTAGGGACGAGCATCAAATGCGAAGAACAAATGTATGATCGCATCAAAGGAATGTATCACAATGCACCAAGCGACAGCCCAGTTCAAGAAATGTTGAGCGTTGATTATAGTGAAATTGTTTATCCGCGAGAAATTCACGCTGGTCTTAAAGAATATCGCCAACGAACAGAATATGCGGAAGTTGCTGATGGAACAAATATCTATTCCGGTGGAAAGGTAATTTTTGTTTCCGCTTCACTCTCTAACGGATCAAACGGAATTGATCGCGGTCCTCTGTATCGTCGAACATTTTGGAGAACCGATCCTGTGTTTAGGAATAGGAGATCATCGCTTAGTTATTATGATGTAAGCACAGATTTTAAATTTATCCCAGATATTACGGGAGTGCTTCCCAACTCCCAGGGTTATCGTTCCGGGTTTGCCACCAGTGTTAACGGCTGGGGAACCCACCCTATGGTTTTTGTTACAGGCACGATTGGCGTTCCATTACCGCGCTCGCGCACTGCTACTTACTCTGGATCTTTTGAGGGTCTTGATTTGTTAACCACTTATAGTGATTGCGGTGAGTTAAATTCTGCTAATTTTCAAACCATCGCAGGATACCTAGGAACAGCCGACCAATCCTCACTTCTCACAGCCACTCCCATCAAATTAGCTGTAAACTCTAGTCTTTATCCAACGGCTTCTTGTTATTATTATCATCAACATTCTGTGGTTTATCCAGGTACTTTTGGCACATCCTCCTTGGGGATGAAGTGGCGTGTAGCAGAACTCTCCGGTAAAAATCCGTGGTTTGATACTTATGAAGATTATGTTCAGGACATTCGCGGAACCGGAAAAAGTTTTACAATTATTCCTGAGTTTAGAATTTCTCAACATATGGACTATTATGCGGACGGATTATTTAGAAAACAAAATGATCAGTTCCTAACACTTGATGGTGCAACGATTACGAGCAGTGCGGTGGCACCGTCACCGACTTCTTCCAATATTTCGCGAGGATTTGATAAGCAATTCTTTAGCGAATATTCCAATACTGATTTCCAAAAGTATTTTGGAAAGTTTGACGCAGACAATCAGGTAAATGAGATTACACTAAAATGTAACGGCATAAAGAAGTTGTTGCCTTATCATGGATTCTATCCATCACACAGAACACTTCAGGTTGCGAGTTTGTTTTCACAATCTATTGCGCCTTACATTGGTGGCATCGCTTGGGCTTCAGGAACAACGACAGAGGCTACAACATATCCCTCGGGCGCGTTGGCTGTTCAATCTTTACTCCAACCTTATTATGCGCCTGGTATTTTATATAATACAATTAAAGCGGGAATTGCTTGTGATTGGGCGGCATATACTGGCTCTGCCCATGCCGGGGGAACATCTGGAAATAACAATCCATATCTTAATCTGGTTTCTAACTATAGAATTCCTTTTGAATCTATTCTAGAACCCTTGGCTGATGTTGGTATTCCGGTAAGTTCTTCCGATGGGGAGGGGAAACTTAATCTTATTTACCCGTCTTATCGTTGGTTGGGTGGCACCTCATGGGCCGCCCATGCCCTAGGTGATGCCCGCGCACCTTATATTGACCTAGAGGACATTCAACGAGCACGAGCAATTTCCAGCACGAAGTATAACCAATATCGTTTAGCGATCAACAACCTTCTTGCCGAGATACCATCTTTCTTCTTGAAGGATAATAAATTAAAAACAATTGTTTCTAAACCCGCTGGGGAGGTGAGCTTGGTGAGTGGCACAACTTATTATATGAATGTGTATTTGGAAAAAGATCCAAACATTGTAATGATGCAAGATTATTGGAATGGTTTACGAGGAAACGCTGGTGGGTACGAACCAAATCCCGATCCACTTACAGATGATACGGAATATCGTAGTTGGAATGGAAGATTTTTCGGGCCCCCGGTACAAGCCGGTGCTTTCGGCCCGGGTGGCGGCCTCGGTGGAACAGGTTGGGGTAACGCAGCCACAAGAATGGGCGACCCGGCTTATGCCCCTTACACTCCTCCATATTTTTATGGAAAATCAGTTTCCACAATTGCCTATACAGCAGATGAGAGTGACGAAGATAATGGCTTTAATTATAAAAAAGTATTTGAGAAGGCCACAGTTACCCAAACTAATCCAACGATGAAAAATATGTTTGAGGTTATCCGCGCCGGCCAAACTTCCCCAGCTACAAACTCAGCCATCGCACTCTCCGGTGCTATGGGTCTTTCATCATCTCTTAATCTTTTCGGGTTTTTCCCAGAACCACAAACGGCTGGTGACGATGCTGGAAATTTGATCTCTGCAACCAATAACCAGAATCCAGGTCTAAACAAATGGGTTATTAGTCCACGAATGGAAACACCTGTTTTAGATTTCAGCACACAGCCCGAACAAAAAGGTTGGGGTCGAGGAATGTGGAGTGGTTATGGAAATATCTTAACCTCAAGCAACGGAATTACATTTGGAATTGAGGAAACATATAAGGGTGGTTCCATCTTGCAAAGCGCGGCCACTGGTTCACTCCTACAAAAATGCTTCACAAACCCAGAAGAAAAACAAGTTGGCGAAATAGCATCACAAAAAGAAATTTCTGAAGCCATCGTTGCAATTCCATTTTCAGTTCGCGGATTCTCAAAAGAATCAAGACATCCTGAAACAACTGTGATGATGAACAAGAACTTCTTCAGGATTGATCAGGATGTGTTTGACGCAAACCGACAACATTATCTTGCAAGCAAAAACAAAATCTTTTCAGCAGATCCACTTCTTGGTCAATCAGTCACAAAGATGCTTAAGATGATGGACAAATATATTATTCCTCCTGAATTAGATTCCCTTAACTTTCCAGAAGGAAATCTCAAGGTTGACCCATTTGTGATGTATATGTTTGAATTTAATCACTCTCTAAGTCAACAAGACCTAGCGGACATTTGGCAAGGAGTTATGCCAGATATTTCAAGAATAGCGCAACTTTCAGACACTACAGTGGACGACAACGTGTTTACTCATCCAACGGGACCAAATGAATTCTTCGGAGGCAAAGCTATTCCAGAAGATATACGATGGATGGTCTTCAAGGTAAAGAAACGTGCTAGCTTTAATTATTATAAAATGACGGCTGATACAAGCGACGACGATAAATTTAGCTTCGATTTTAATGTTGGAGGAAAAGACTTACCGTATAGTTACAACTGGCCCTATGATTTTTGTTCGCTGATTGAATTAGCAGAAATTGAGGTGAAGGATCAATTTATCGAAAGGACACCAATCATAGAAATTCCAGGCATAGAAGATGTTGGAGTAACCAGAATTCTTGATCACCTAAAGGACGTTTCGTCGGGCGAGGAAGAAGAATAGATGAAATTTTTAAATAAGAAAGAAGAAATCATACAAGTGAAACTCACCCAATACGGAAAGCATTTACTCTCCAAGGGCATACTAGAACCAATCTATTATGCTTTTTATGACGACAATATTTTATATGATGCAGAATATGCTGGCACAACCACAGAACATCAAAACGAAGTTCACAATAGAATTGTCGAGAACACACCGCAAGTTGAAGCTCAATATGTTTTTGATTCTATTGAGGACCAAGTTCTCAAGGTCAATGATTATATTAGAAGTGCTGATGAAAAAAATCATACTTATGGGTTACTAGCGGAACTAGGAAGCGAAGCCACACTACCACAAGGAGCGCAATATCATGCCATGACTTCTCCACTAGGCACATCAAAGTTGGATAGTGATTATGCACCCGCATGGAACATATCATTTCTTAACGGGACAATTTCTGGGTCAGTGCCTCTAATGACGGGATCATATCAAAATTCTTTTATACCCCAAATTTCTCCAAACGCAGTGACCTACAAATACAGAATAGTGGATGGAGATAAGATACCAGCCTCAGAGATGAGAGATATAGAAGATAGCGATGATTTTTTAGATAATCCTGATGCTCACCCAAATCAAACTGCTCTTGAAGAAAATACCTCTCAACCTGGCTTGGGTTCTGGTGAATTTGTAGATCAATTTGAGGATGGAAATTATTTAGCCATTTATGACGATTCATTGATCTTGGAAGTAACAGAAGAAAATACTGACTTTGATAAAGAGAACTTTGATATAGAAGTTTATAAAGTTGCAACACAAGCTAGTGCTAATAAAATTGGAACCAATAAAGAAGTGCTGGTTCCATTATATTTTTCTAAAAAACCAGACTTGGTAAGAAATGGTATCCTTTTAGATCCCGCAGATATAAGCGCGGAAGAAAAAGAAATTCCAGAAGATGACCCTAGTTATGTTGGCTACTTCTTTGATGTTCTTACAGATCGAGAAATAGATCCAAAAATACTTGTAGAAGTGATGAACAAGCTAGAACAACGAAAGGATAAGGATATTACGATTACGGATCTTTACAAACCTTCATATGAGATAATTGAGGAGGACTGCGACTAAATGCCTTCTCAAGAAATTCAAGAGATACTGGATTCGTCTCTACCAAATGTCAATATTGGTATCGTCACATTAGAAAATTCTGGTGGTGAGTTTACATATAAGAATAATCCTCACATTGATTATAAAAATGAGGGATTAACGGTTAAGCGAAGCGATACGCAAGCCATGAAGGTGACAGTTGGTCTTACTGTAAAAGATGCAGTTACCGATAGTGCTTTGAGTTATTGGTTCAAGAACCGAGACATTGTTGATCTTCTTGATGTTCGCATAACGTTATCAACCAATCCCGAAACTACCAATTATATTTTACAATCTAACCGAAGCCTAAATTATGATTCTAAAATAATCATCGGAGCAATTCCACTCAAGACAGCATTAGCCGAACAAGGATTTAGGAACAGAGTTACCAAAGTAGATAGCGATGGAAATCGCATTCATTATTTTAGCTTTGACTATTCACTGGAAATAGATAACAACATTCCATACTTAGCTGTTTTTTCGTGCTGCCGTATAGACTTGGACGCTCTATTCAAACAGGCACCAAGCACACTACAAATTCAAACTGATATTGTGGATGAACTACCAGATGATTTACTTGCGGGTAATTTATCCTACAATGTGATCATTGAGGGTGGTAATGTATTGTCAACGATGCCTGTGTTCGTGGAGGAAGAATCGGGAACTCTTTGGACCGGCCCAATTCATCAAATGCCTAATGGCAGATGGATGACAGACGCAATACACTCCGACTCTAGTAAATATTTATCAAGAAGAAATTTGCCCAACACAAGGATACAGGATTATAGAATATCTTCGTACATAGATAAGAGAGAGATTGAGATTCAACAAGCACAACAAAAGATTTCAAAAGTTATTTCTAGGAGTGTCACAAGTCAGACTGTTGAAAACCAGAAACCTAAATCTTATTTTTCGGACATATCTTATTCTAGAGATAACTTAGGTCAGGCTCGGTTTTTCTTTTCAATGGATTACAATAAAATAATTGAAGATTATACTTTGTTTGGGGGTCTATTAAAAAAGAAAGGGCTTATAGATCCAAGTAATATTGCAAGAAATTATTGTCGCATATCCTCTTTAAAAATCTTCAGAAGGCGAATTCATGGTTCTGCTGAGACTGGTTCTAAACCATATTTAGTAGCGTCCACCATAAATGGAGACACCTTTGTTCCTTTAGATCCTGCGTCACCTCCATCAAATTTCGACTGCAATCAGGTTGATCAGTTGATCGCATTTACTTCAGAGGAAAATGGAGTTTTAAAAACTAATGAGTATTTTAAAATTAATGATTTTACTCCCGTAACCATAATGCCTTCTATTGGATTTCCAATCGGTGCTATTCCTCCGGTGTCTAGCTTATCTACACTACCAGGACAATTACCAACTAACTTCGCGAATAAAACAGTTATTGGAACTATCGAGGAACTCACAGGGATCAGGCTCAATGACGCTGAAGGTATTCGACACATTTCAGGTATTGATAAATCAATGCCACAAGTTACGGACGGATACTATCAGTATAGAATAGAAATGGAAATAATTGACAAGACGGATGAATACATACTATCTCAACTAAGAGATTTACAATCCGCCAAAGATTATCTTCAGTTTTATTTAAATGAAATAACAAAACCAGGGCAAGAAGCGAGTTATACTTGGAAGGTTGATCCACATATTGACTACGAACAAGAAGGGAAAACTGTATCTAGAAAAAATAAAATTACTTTGGATTACAGGAGAATAAGAAACTCCATCAACACTTATTTACAAATGCTATTTTTGTTTTCAAAAGAAACAACATCAGCAACCTATGATCCCTCTCGCCCATCTAACGGGGATGCCTTGCGCGATCAATTAATTTCATTAGTAAACCCGCGAACTCCAAATGGCACATCAGCGATTATTGGATTAATGGAAGTTTTGATAGATAAAACTTTTGATATACTGAAGATAAAAGAACTTAACACTCTAACAAAACTCAGTAATGATAATACGACTTTGGCAGCTAGACAACCTTCTACGCTAATGAATTATTCCAAGCCTACTATCTCTTTTCAAATTAAAAATACTTTTGTAAATTATTTCAATAGTAATGTGGATAGAACCTCCTCTTTTGATTTTTTGGGACTGCAAGAAAATTCCTTGAATATGGGAATAAAGAAGATGAGCGAAACAGAATTTCTTAATAGAATAAGCCAAGAAACGAATCGACTTTTCCGCAACCCACAAGATAGTTTAACTTTTGCGATCAACGGTCAGGAATTCAATACAGGAGATAATCTTCAGTTCACAGATTTTTCGTATTTATCACCAGCGCGAGTCAACATGGCTCACGGTAAGTCTTTGCAGATTGTTGGATCAGCTCCACCAAGCGACGAAGGAGACTTGGTAGCCGCCGCAGTGGGAGATGCGCTTGGCGGCGCTCCCACGGAGGAGCAACCTCCAACCTCGTCTCCGGGCGAACCTGCCGCATCAACCGTTGTAACCACCAAGATGGTGACTTTGGGAGTTGTTGTTGAACCTGCATTTGCATTTACTACACTAACACTTGTAGATGGACTCACTGATCCCGTCAACAAAGATAACCAAATTTGCCCGGTTGAGAGCGCGAATGCGTCTGCGAATCCCTTTTCTATGTTTATGAGGCTTTTAGAAGAAATAAATCCTAACTCATATCAGTTCGGCGGGCCATATGAAACTACAGGACAAGCCATTATCAATGAAGATAGAGCCCTTGTAGCCCAAACTATAAGAGACGCATCCACTTTCTTTTCACCAAACAACCCTAGTGGACCAGCAAGTAACTTTCAAAAAAACTACTCGATCTGGACTCCAAGCTTTTTATTTAGAGGAGCACCACACGCAAACGATTTAAGCCCATCACAAGGATGGATCTCGACGACCCCTAATCACATGAAAGTGTTGACAAAACAAGAGATACTTCCGACAAACATAAGAGAAGTAATCGGACGAACTTCAACCAGTGTTTCTTCGCAATCAGAAGTTAATATAAAATTCTTCAAACTCGATGCGATTGAGATCATGACAGGCTACCAAGAAGATCAATTGACGAAACCACAGTGGCAACCACTCACTAGACAAATATATAACCAAGCACTCGGAGGAACTTTAATATGTCGCTTGAGTCCATATCAAAATAAAGTATTTGGAGTTACCCGTGACTTACAATCAGAGTTCCCAACCATTGATACCTTTTTTCTTTTAGAACCACGAACAGCTCAAGCGGCGTTAGAGATTTTTGATTTACCACCAGGATTTAACGCCAACGCATTTTCGCCATCAAATTTTGGATCTCTATTCGGCGATCTACCGGGTGTTGATTCCTCAACTTTTTATATTGAGCCCCCTGCGTCTTCGCAGGATATTCGAAGTATTTATGGGGGTGTGCGAAGTACAACGGAGATCACTACGGAGATTATGCAGACGGTATTTTACGATCCTCCACCTCTTTCACTACCCGCTGGATCTACAGGATTTTCACAAGCAGATGCCGACGCTTATGAACAAGTGGGTAATACTTCCTCCTTCGATACTTATGAGTCGGAAGCCGAGCGCAACGCAAGAATTGACGAATTCCATCGAAACTCCGCCCACTCAGATCCCCGCGCCGAGGAGCGAGAAGAACAAGACCGACGACGAGAAGAACAACAGCGACGACAAGATGCAGAAAGCGATCAAAGAGAGGCTGACCGTGCAGAGGATGAAAGACTACGCCGCGAAGCCAATGCACGGCGGCAACAAAGACAAACCGAACGGGAGCAAGGATGACAAGCATAAGCGCATATTCTTTTATTAGTTTTATCAATGGACTTAACATAAACGCATCTCTAGATGATGATAGTTTTGTACCCATCCCAGACACAATAAGAAGTGGATTGAACGTTTACTGGAATCATGGCAGATTTATTGGGGCAGGTATTCCAGCAAATGAAGATGCCTATAGTCAAGTAACTCTCGCCACCGTGCAAACAATAAGTTCAACTTCTCGAATCGAGAAAATAACTTTTAGCCCAAACACTTCTTCGGATCGCTGGAAATCTGGCTTTTCTACATCAACACCTCGCGTAGACGTAACAGAGCGAGTAGAGGTAATACAGTCTCAACTTGAGCAAGAAGCAGCACAGGGAAATCTTGTGACAGGCTCGGGCGGAACTGTGGGTTCAGATATTATAGAAAGGTTTGGGTTTTAAAAAATGTCGTTTTCATATAATAATTTAAATCCACTAACTAGCCCCATTGGAGGAAATCAAACTCAAAATCGCACCGGAATGAGATCGACCCCAGCACAGCCTTCAATACCTACGCCACCTAACCCAGCACCACCCTCAACAACCGACACCAGCGGAGAATTTAATCCGGTAAGGTGGAGCCAATATCACGAAGGAATTTTTAATACTTCAGCTCAAAGGGGATATTTCACAGATTATGCCTTTCAGGTAGAAATGCTAGTTGATGACGAAGCTTTGGGAATTGATAAGCAAGCATTAGTAAACAAGCCCCCGTTTATCAATTATAATTTTGAATACAATTTCTTTATAAACGGATACGAGAGATCTACGTCCAGATCAATACCGGAAACTCTTTTGCCAAATTTATATGTATTTGGTTCGGAGATACAAGAGGAAAACTTAGACGCCACCAACGGCACACCTGGAACCTTATACGCAAAACAACTAACACTAAACGGCAGAGTGAAGGATGTGTTTGTTGATATTGTTAGTGATAAGACGGGAGAGAAAATTGGTGAATCGGATTCAGGTGAATATTTTGATAAATATGTTAGGGCGATTTCTAACCCACCCGTTATCAGTCCGCTACCAGCCGATCTAGAAGTGCTTAGTAATCAATATAAAAATATTGTCTTTCCACAAGCCGGAATACAAATGATGAAGGACTATAATGGTTATAAGAATTTATTTCCGATGTATGCTGAGATCGTATTTCAAACTGATCAATTTACTGAAATGGCGCAAATACTTTCGGAGTGTGGTCTTGGTGGTGATTTAATCAAGTACATCATTGAAACGGATAGTGTCCTGTTTGGTACAGCAAAGACTGATACTATTATAAATTCAGCCGTTGGTTCCGCCGACGATACGGAAACCGTCCAAAACTTTTTTGAGTCGTGGGATATTACAAATTGGATTACATCACTCAGGGGGAACGAAAGTAATGTAGTCTTACAGCGAAAAATTGGGAACGACAATATGATCTTTATGGGAGGTCAGCAAAGCAAAGACAATAGTGTCTCCAATAATTCCAAGAACAAATTATATAGAACACTGATGTCAACACTTTTATATTCTAAGTTGCTTCAATTATCTAAAGAGTCTTTTCGCACCATGAACGAGATCTTCAGTAGCGCACTCTCTCCATCGGAGACAGTATTTTATGAAGTAAAAAAATATGAAGGCGATCAACCCGTTGAAGATAATGCCATACAAAGTTTTTATTTTATAAACTCTAACGATATTGATGTTTTAAAATTTGTAGACACTCAAGTAAAATATAATAAGCAATATACATATGTGGTCCATGCATATCAAATGGTGATGGGAAACAAATACAAGTATCTCAACAACACACAATCTATAGATGCAAATTCGGCAGAAATAGAAATAGAAAACAATGTTTCATTTAAGATATTCAAAGTACCTCTAAACAGCATGACAAACCGGGTTCTTGATCGTCCACCAGTTTTTCCTGATGTAGACATTGTGCCCTATCGTGGCGTAAAAGACAAGGTACTGCTTAGTATGAATAGTAATGTGGGTTTCTATGAATTAGATCCTGTTTCAATAACCGGCGAAGATGAAGCCTTGATTGCAGCCATTCGGGAAGCACAAAAGCGCCCCACCGGACCAGTGGAATATAAAACTGATGATAAGTCTACTACGTTTCAGGTCTTTAGGCTAGAGAGATCCCCGGCATCTTATAATGATTTTGATGGAAATATGATTGCTACAGTTGATACAGCATTCCAGAAGGATAAGAATTATTTTCTTCCTTCCGCAGCGTTCGTTGATAACATATTACCCAACGTTACTTATTATTATACTTTGCGCGTAGTGGATAATCATGGGCATGTATCCAACCCTTCGCCAATTTATCAATTCAAAATGGTTGATGATTCTGGTGCGGTATATCCATTGATAGAAGTGATTCAACTTCGACCACCTGGATTTTTTACTAAAAGAAGAACAAAAAGTATGAGAAAATACATTCAGCTTATTCCTTCTTTGCCACAAACTTTATTAAACGAAGAACAACTATTTAACGGTGGACCGAGGATAAGTCCTCAAATTAATGATTCGTTTAATAGTTTGCCAATTGGTGTAATGAATGAGGGGGTCTGGGATCAAAAATACAAAGTTCGTTTGGTTTCAAAAAAGACTGGAAGAAAAATAGATATTAATTTAGAATTTAAGCATAGGGGCGACACCGAAGGTGGAGACTCTACAACATAAAAAAGAAGATGAATAGTAAACAAACAAACTATTTATTAGGAGAATAGGAGAAATTTATGGCATTTTTAGATAATTCAGGAGACATCATATTAGATGCGGTGCTTACGGACACAGGTAGATATCGACTTGCAAAGGGCGATGGCTCGTTCAAAATTGTAAAATTTTCGATTGGCGATGACGAGATCAATTATGGTCTTTATGATAAAAACAATCCAAGCGGATCTGCGTATTATGATTTAGAGATTTTGCAAACCCCAGTGTTGGAGGCCTTTACAAATAATGCGTCTTCTATGAAATCAAGACTTATTTCTATTCCCAGAACAAATCTCTTGTATCTTCCGGTGCTGATGTTAGCTGATGGAGTTGACGGCTCTAAACGAATGTACTCACCAGCAACAAGCGGATCTTATGTTGTAGCAGTAGACACTGACTCTGTAAAATCCCAACCTACGGGATTGTTCGGAAGTAATAACGCTGGTCTTCTTAACGGCGCAAGTCCGGGTAATGAGCCTGGAAGCATCCGTGTAGATCAAGGACTCAACACAACGGAAATTTCTCCACAGTTTAATTTAGATTCAGATTTAGTTGAGACTGGATATATTGTCCAGATTGATAATCGTCTTGGTTCTATCGTCGCACCAGATTCAACGGCAGCACCCGCCGCAGTTTCGTTCATTGACGACGACAACATCGCAAGTTATTATTTTTCTTTAGGAACTGATGCCGCTTATGTAAATGGAATTGAAGTGACTGGGGATCAACAACAAGAAGCTAGTATCCCAAGCGTAACCCCAATTCGAGGACCGAGAGGAACAAGGATACAATTTAAAATTCAAGCGTCCATTGAGTTACAAACCAGCACATTTCTCTTTAGTCAATTAGGAAGCACAATCGCTACGGGAATTGTAAATAATTTTGGTTCCTCCTGTAACTACATTGATTCCATTGTGAAGGTGACGGGACAAACAACGGGATATAGAATTGATATTCCAGTAAGGTTCGCAAAGGTATAAAAGGATAATATAAATGGCAACAACATACAAAGCATTTCTAAACAACGACATTGTAAGCACTCGCACGATGTTGCACGAGGCGATTCCGATCACGGGATCTATCATGTCGGGTACATATACTCCGGTCTTTCCCAATGGAGGAAACATCAAAAACTATGCTCATGGAATGTTTCAGAGCGTGTATGATTATCCTTATCTAAGTTCTTCAGCAAATAATATTTTTGATTTGACTGTGGGCTATTCTGCGAAGTCTTCTTTATCTGCGGCGGTTCCCAATGTCCAACAAGCTAAAAAAATAAACATGTATACCCAAATGGCTCAAGTGCTTATGGGTTACGATGCCACTGGCTCTATTCTTGAATTTGATCAAGATGGTAATATCGACGGTGGTGGAACAAAACATAAAGAATGCTTGTTCATTAACTTTGCTCGCTTGCTTACAAAAGACGAAATCAAAAAAGGTTCGTTTGTTTTGCAGTTGGGTGGTTCCACAACTTATAGCATAGCTAATAGTTCACGACTTACAATTACGGATGCTGGTGCTGAAAATTCCTATAAAGTAAATTCACCAGCGGGCGAGTATGGTATTCTTTCTTGCTCAACGGGTGGTGCATATTCCGGCTCGTCTGGTAATGGATTGGTAGGATTAGTTTATTATCAAGCGGGTATTGCTGTCTTGACTGCTTCGGTCTTTCAGACGCCTGTTTTGGGCTTTGATGCTCTAATGGATCAAGCAGGAAATATAATAACAGATCTGCTTACGGGTTCAGCAATCACAGCCTCTTGTAATGCTATTCGCCATAGGTGGTATGATAATGATTATAACAACACCACAGAATTAAACTCCACAATTCATTTCTGTCGTGTCAACAACAATGATTACAACTATAGTTCTAATCCAACTTATTTGGCTTCAAGCAAAATGGTCGTAAAGAATAATACACTTGACGCTCCTGTTTCTTATATGACGACGGTTGGATTATATTCTGCGGATAATGAATTGCTAGCAGTCGCTAAATTATCGGAGCCTCTAAAGAAAGATCCGACAAATGAAATGACCTTGCGGGTTAGATTAGATTACTAGAGACTGACTATTTACATTTGATATGTCGTTTTATAAATTTGGTCCCAATGATATTTTTCATAACCAAATAAAAACATACCCACAGCAATCCTTTTTTATCTATCGGTGCCGGACGTTTTTAAACAACACCCCACAAGTACCCGGCGCTTTCGTAGATAATGTTGGAGGTGTTCCCACGGGATATGCCAACCTATATGAAATGAATGTTGACCGACAAACTAGTCAACTCATTTATCCGTTCATTACAAAAGCGGGAAGTCTAACTTCATTCAGCACAATCTCTACAACAAATTTTAATAATGATTTTGCTTATGGAGACATCATTACTGGTTCATATCCATTATCTGCTACCATAACTTCTTCGTGGTATTCAGGCCCAAGCGCACCATCTGTATCAGAGCCAAAAAGACAAATTCAATCATTGAGAACTGCACTCAATTCTTATGCCACGCTCAGTCCGCATTATCTTTATTCTTCGTCGTTGGGTGATAAGTTACAACAAGAAATGCGTATTGTTTCTATTCCTTCTATTTTTTATGGCTCGTCGATCAAGAAGGGGAGCATCTCTCTTAAGATGTATTGGACTGGAACTTTGGCGGCAGAATTAGTTGATGACTTACGCAACGGGGAATTGATACAAAAATATCCAGCCGATGCAAATAGTGGTTCTGTAGCTGGCGTTGCTTTATATAATGAAGGGTTCCTGATTCTAACTGGTAGTTGGAATATTAATACTAATATGGCTCACTGGGTTGATTGTTCTCCAGATCCCGCCACTAACCCTCGCTGGATTGATATTCCTCAAACTAGCCCAATGTGCGATTCGGATTGTGGAGGAGCGAGTGTTCTTCAGAGTGCAAGTTTTGGATTGGATTTCAAGGGCACACAATATGTTCCTGTAAAAACAATGTTTGCTCATGCTGCTCGCGGCCAACTAAATTATTCTAATAACCCAACCTATCTTAAATATGGAAGTTCATCTTATGAAGTTTCTTCGGGAACTTTAGCCTATCAACAAAGGCAAACTGTTCCAATCGCAAATATTACTTCAGGCACTTGGGCAGAACCCACCGCATCTTTCGAGAAGACAACTTATATTAGTAAGATCGGAATCTACGATCAAAAACGAAATCTCATTGGCGTTGCTAAATTAGCAAACCCAGTCCGCAAAAGAGAAATAGACGACTTCACATTTAAACTTAAGCTCGACTTCTAGTATAATAGAATTATGATTTTAGGACTTGATATATCCACCAGCATTACGGGATATACTGTTCTTTTGAATAACGGACAAATAGCAGAGATCGGACACTGGGATACAAGAAATAAAAATCACTTCACCGATCTCTTTTCCAAAGCCCTCCACATAAAAGATAAATTAAATAAACTAAAAGACTCTTATCCATTTGAGAATATTTTTATTGAGCCCGCGCTTAATATGTTTATGATGGGAAAGTCATCTTCTCACACAATCGCAACTTTATCAAAGTTCAACGGTATTGTGTCTTGGTTATGCTATGAGGCATTTGATATAATCCCAGAATACATCCCTGCCATCTCCGCAAGAAAGAAATGCGGAATTACTATTAAAAGAGGAACCAAGGCAAAAGAGCAGGTTATGAATTTTCTTATTGACAACGAACCCCACTTTACTGTAGAGTATGGAAGAACGGGTAAGCCAAAGCCATATTGTTATGACCAGGCTGATTCCTTAATAATTGCGAGAGCGGGTTTTGAATGTCTGAAAGAAAAGTTAGAATAATTGAAGATTTCCTTGGATCTTATTCCAAATCAAAAGATGAGTTTCTTTTTTATTGCCCCAAGTGCAAACACCACAAACCAAAGTTTTCGATAAATTTTGACAAGAATGTTTTCAAGTGTTGGGTCTGCGACTATAACGGTCGCAGGATTTCGCATCTTGTTTCATCTTATGGAAAACCAAAAAACCGTTCTGAGTGGAAAACACTTTGCGGCATTGTTGACATGTCCGATCTGGAAAAACCGGAAGAAGAAAAGATCATCGTCACACTTCCAGAAGAATTTATTTCTTTAACCAAAAAGAAACTCACTCCACTTTCTTTGCCAGCCAGAAATTATTTAAAGACCCGAGGTATTGACCGCGAAGATATTTTGTGGTGGAAGATTGGTTATTGCCCTGACGGGCAGTATGCTAAAAGAGTGATCGTGCCTTCGTTTGATCTTGATGGAAACATTAATTATTTTATCGCTAGAGGATATAGCGACGACTGGATGAAATATAAAAACCCACCAGCAGAACGCGATTTCATCTTTAACGAACTGTATCTTGATTGGGATAAAGACATCACAATTGTGGAAGGTGTGTTCGACGCAATAAAAGCAACCAACGCTATTCCCCTGCTTGGCTCTACACTACGAGAAAATAGCTATAGTTTTCAAAAGATTGTGGATAACTGCGATAAGATATATATTGCCCTGGATGATGATGCCCGCGCAAAAGAATATAAAATAAGCAAACTATTTATGTCATATGGCGTGGATGTTTACAGGATTGATACTTCGGGGTTTGGAGACATTGGAGAGATGGATAAGGAAACATTCCAAGCTCGCAAGAAAACTTCCACTTTTGTTTCTTTAGACAACTATTTATTGGAGAAACTTTCGCTTTAACAGGAGAAACAAATGAAACTTACCAAATCAAAACTCAAACAGATCATCAAAGAGGAAATCTCTGGTATTAACTTAAACGAGGAATCGGTGCAATATGATAGAGAAGATATTGTTTATGTCGCGGAAAAAGAGCGCGGCAAATTGATGATGCCTCGTGGAGAGGATGGATGGAGTGGATATGATGATAAAGATGGCCAAGACGTACTAGAAGAATACTCCAATGAAAACCCAGGAAGAAACTTTGTTCTAGTGCGGTTTCGCTTAGAAGAAGTATAAGCAACTATTTATTAAAGAAACTTTCGGTTTTATAGGAGAAACAAATGAAATTAACTAAATCAAAACTTAAACAAATTATTAAGGAAGAACTTGATACACTAATGAACGAAGAAGAAGATGAGTGTGCGAAGTTACAACGGCATTATGCTCAGGCTCTGGCCAACATGCGGAACGATCCGAGCGGCGCTCAAGATGGACAGTTTCTTGATGAGCTGGAAGCCAAAATGGATGCGATAACCAATGACCCCAGCAAACCACCGTGCCCTTGGAGAAAGAGTGGATAAAATTAACTAAACAAAAACTTTCTCTTGACTTAACCATATCTCCTGGTATAATGGTAAGTAATGAAGTTTGCTCACATCGCGGATACCCATATTCGCAATCTCAAATATCACACCGAATATAAGATTATATTTAATAAAATATATGAAACTCTCCGAAAAGAGAAGGTGGATTATATTGTTCATTGTGGCGACATATGCCACACCAAGACACAGATTTCTCCTGAATATGTGGAGATGACTTCTGACTTTCTTTATAATTTAGCGGAGATTGCCCCAACATATATCATCTTAGGCAATCACGACGGCAACTTAAGAAACACAAGCAGACAAGATGCAATCACTCCAATCGTAAAATCTCTTAATCATTCCAACCTACATTTACTAAAGAACTCTTGCGAAGTTGATATGGGTCACGAGTTTACCTTAAACGTGTTGAGCGTGTTTGATGAGGATAATTGGAAAGATCCGTCCAATCCTGATCAAATAAATATTGCTCTTTATCATGGCTCCATTAGTGGTTGTCAAACAGACATAGGGTGGAAGATGGATATTGGCGAGCATGACATTTCGATCTTTGATAAATTTGATTATGCGATGTTGGGAGACATACACTTAACAAATCAAATTATGGACAAAGCCGGCCGCATTCGTTATGCTGGCAGCACCATCCAACAAAATCATGGCGAAGGAACTTGTAAAGGTTTCTTGATTTGGGATATTAAGAGCAAAGAAGATTTTACCGTTAGACCCGTCACTCTTACAAATCCAAAACCATTTATCTCGCTACCTCTTACCAAGGATGGCAAAGTTCCCGAAACTTCTGTACCTGAAGGTGCTCGTTTGAGATTGGTGGTAGAGAACAGCATTTCCGCCATAGCACTAAAGAAGGCTGTGGATGTTGCAAAAAAACGCCACAAGCCAGAATCAATTACGGTAGTGAATAAATCTACGTTCACCAGCGGTGTGGAGATAGGAGACTCTTTTCAAAAAGAAAACCTCAGAGATCTTGTAGTTCAAGAAAAATTAATTGGCGAATATCTAGAAGACTATAAAATTGATGAAGCTCTTGAAAAGAAGATCCGGGATCTAAACAAAAAATATAAACAGATTGTCGAAAACAATGACGAGACTTATCGTAATGTGGATTTTGAAATTCTGGAATTGGAGTGGAGCAACCTGTTTAATTATGGCGAAGGCAATCGCATAGACTTTACCAATTATAGTGGAATTACTGGGATTTATGGTCGCAACTTTTCTGGTAAGTCCAGTATCGTTGATTCGCTTTTGTATACGATCTACAACTCAATTTCAAAGAATTCGCGTAAGAACCTCAACATAATCAATAACAACAAGACCGAAGGCTTTGGTCAGGTTAAGATTAGGCGAGGCAACAAAGTATATACAATTAGGAGAGAATCCAGCAAGTATCTCAAGCGGCTAAAAGGGGCAGAAACAGTTGAGGCTAAAACTGTTGTAGACTTTAAATCTTGGGACATAGCGACTGAAAAGGAAGAATCTTTAAATGGGCTTACTCGCTCAGACACCGACAAGAATATTATGAAATATTTTGGAAGTCTTGACGATTTCTTAATAACTTCTATGAGTTCTCAATTGGGTGCGCTAGCATTTATTAATGAAGGCTCTACAAGGCGCAAAGAAATCTTGGCAAAGTTTTTAGATCTAGAGATCTTTGATAAAAAATTCAAGACAGCAAAGGAAGATGCAGCCGATATCAAAGCCGAGATTAAAGTTCTTGATGCGGTTGATTATGATGAAGACATAAGGATAGCCCATAAAGATCTTCTTGATAACGAAGCCGCGACGATAAAAAGAAAAAATAGTTGTGAGATATTAAAGAAGGAGGTTGTTGTTCTTAAGGATCAGATTTCAGATCTAGAAGATAAAATTCAATCAGCCCCCACAGAAATCATTGATATTCTTAATATTCGTAATTCCATATCTCAGTCAGAGAAGAAGTTGTTACTATACGAAAAAGACATAATACACAAGACTGATGAGAACATCAAAAATAAAAACAAAATTACTAAAGCTAACGATTTCATTAAATCGTTTGATGAGGATTTTCTATTTTCACAGAAGCGAAAATATCTAGAACTCGAAAAAGAACTAGTGAATATCACTTTAGATCTAAAAGCCAGTAAAACTGAATTATCTCAATTTGAGACGCGAGCGAAGTTATTGAAAGAGGTTCCTTGTGGATCTGAATTTTCACATTGTAAATTTATTCGTGATGCGTATGAAGCCAAAAATAAAATTCCATTAGTTCAAATTGGTCAACAAACTAAACAGGAGGAGTCCCAATCAATTCAAGTGGAAATGAATTCTTTAGAAATTGATAATGTAGAGAGCCATCTTGCCAAGTTTGAGGATCTACTGAAACTCAAAAAAGATTTAGAGAATCAGATACCTACTGATGAACTTTTGATAGAGAACCTATCCTCAAAGAAATTGATCATAGAACACGAAATAAGAGAACTCCAAGAGAAAGAAAAGTTTTATGATGATAATAAAGAGGTCATAGAAGATTTAGAAGGGATTGTTAAAGATAAGAACTTAAAGATTTCTGCGCTTAGGAAATGCGTTGTTAAGTTAGAGGAATGCGAAAGCGAATTGCTAAGGCTTTATAAACTTCATGGGTTTAGCGAACATAGAATTCAAAATCTCGAAGTAGAAAAGACCAAGTGCGAAAACCTAAAGAATGATTATGAAGCACACGATCTGTATATGCGCTGTATGCACCCGAACGGTATTGCATATAACATAATCAAAAAGAGTTTGCCAACAATCAATAATGAGATTTCCAAGATACTTGCGAATGTAGTAGATTTCCAAGTGCTCTTTGAGACGGACGACAATCGTCTAGATATTTATATCCAACAACCAGATCGTGATCCTAGTCCATTAGAAATGGCTAGTGGTGCGGAAAAAACTGTGGCTGCGATGGCAATACGTTTGGCGTTCACAAATATTTCTTCATTACCCAAATCACAATTGTTTATTTTAGACGAGCCCGGTACTGCTTTAGATGCTGAAAGAATGGAAGGCTTTGTGCGTATTCTCGATATTACAACTTCTATTTTCAAAACTGTTATTTTAATTTCTCATCTTGATAACTTAAAAGATGCTGCGGACTCAATCATCACTATAGAAAAGAAAGATGGATATGCGAATGTTACTGCGTAGCTAACTATTTATATTTGCGTAGGAGGTACGTGAATATGAAAGATATTTTAAAAACAGTTAATGAAGGTGTTAGTGGACTTACAGGTCTGGTAATGAATTTGCTCGCTTTGGCAATTCTTGTTGAAGTAATTTATGGAGCAGGTATTTTTGGAATGGGCGTCGTCGGCAACGTTGTCAAACTAATTGAGTCTATTGGATCAAGTGGGTTTGTTGGACTATTGTCGCTTATTGTTTTGTTGAGTTTGTTCAACAAAGGAAAAGAGTGAGTTCATTTATTGACAAAACATTAAAGAAAGTGGTATCGAGAAAATTTACGGTTTTCTCTTTAGCCACTCTCTTTTTATATCTAGGTCCGATCAGTGGCGATCAATGGGTGGCTATTGCGTTGGGTTACATAGGAATACAGGGCATCGCGGATATTGCGACTAACTGGAAACACGGAAACTAAAATGAAAATTACAAAACAAAAACTTAAACAAATCATCAAAGAGGAATTGAGCGAAGCTCCTCGTTATGATGATCCAACCGCTCAACTCTACGCTGATCAGACCGGACAAAAGTTGTATACCGATCTAACTGACAAGCAAGGGGCGGCACTCGCCGCTTTAGAAGCTGCGGTAAATCAATGCGTCGAAGCCGGAGTTACTGATGCTGATATAATGGATACAATCGAGTCAAGGACGATGTCGTGAAAATCACAAAATCAAAACTCAAACAAATTATCCAAGAAGAAGAAGACTGGATGCAAAAAGCATTTGGAAAAAACAAAGGCGCGTTGCACAGAGAGCTTGGTGTTCCCGAGGATGAAGATATTTCTGTAAGCAAGGTGGCCGACGCCTTAAGAGCCGGTGGAAAGACAGAAGAAAGGGCCCGAGCAGCCGTCAATGCTAATCCCGATAAATACGGAAGCATCAAGGATGTAGGTGTTGATAAAAAAAATGAATCACTCTTAGAAAAAGAATCGCTACAGGAATATATTAAAGAAATTCTTGCAGAAGTAACTGCGGGCGCAGAAAAGTTTGCTGACTTTGATGAAATCGTAACTCGCTTCGGCGAAGACAGATACAACAAGGAACTAGCCGTAGAACTGGAAAATGCTATTAACACCATTATCTCTCCTGAGATGGAAAATCTAGGCTTGCAAGATAAAGCATCCAGTCGCGAGAAACAACAAGGAATAACAAACTACAGTAGCCCCTCGGGAGAGCCCTACAAGAGTGCTACGATTGATGTGTGGGATGATAGCAATTATGAAGTTGAAGTGTATCCATCCACAGATGAAGAAGCTATGCAACATGCAAACCCCGAAACACTAATGGACGCAATTAATTTTATCCGTGGTGTTCTATCACCACAAGGCGTGGATGCCCCTGGACCTGGCGAAGACCCAGCACAAATGGAATTTCCGTTACAAGAAAACAGGAAAATAAAAATCCGCAGAAAGAAAAAATGAAAGTTACAAGATCACAACTTAAGAAAATTATTAAAGAAGAAATGACTCGTTTGTTAAAAGAAGAAGTCACTTTCGAGGGTGAAGAAGGCCCGTGGAGTTTTGAGTGGGCACCAAACGAACAAGCTTGGCAACTCAAAAATACAGACCCCCTAACAGATCAAGTCAGAGTGGTAGCCGCTGGGACTTCTGGTGGTTCTTCTGCGAGTCCTGATTTTATCGGTCCCAAGGGAACGAACCTAATAGATGCTATTGATGCTTATAGAGCGAGCGAATCGAATAATTGGAGCTATGGCGGCGGCCCCAAAACCACCGAACTTCCCGAGAACACCACCGAAGGCTGGTCAATCAAATTCAACTCATTAGAGGAAGAAGATCCACAGTGGCTCAACCAAGCAATTGAAGAAGCAACACAAGAGATGCGTAATAGATGGAGTTCATAAAATATGAAAATCACTAAGTCACAACTCAAGAAGATTATTCAAGAAGAACTTGATGAAAGTTTTATGGAACCTGGTGATTTCAGCGTGTCTCCCCCAAAACAAAAAAAGAATGCGCCTAGCCCATCTGTAGATGACACAGAAAAAAGATTTATTGATTCTGTTATAAGACACAAGTACAAAGCACTAGAATACAAAGAGCAACAAGCTTTAGCACAAAGACTAGCGCAGGTCATAGATGATGCGGTTGCAGCGGAGCTAGAAGGCTTTCAGCCCACCCCTCTCCAAGAAGTAGCCCCACCGGGGAAAAAAGATCTGGTTATGGCATTGAAGAAAGAAATGTGTGGAGGAAAAGACGATTGCCCACAAGCATTTGCGAAAGCGTGGAAAGATCATAATAAAGGTAAATGATTATAATAAAAAAAATCTGGTCTTTCCTAAAGTCTTATTGGTATATACCTGTTCTCATAATAGTCGCTTTAGTTTTTCGATCTAAAGAAAACAAGATTGAGGAGATTATCAAAGCTGCTGATGATTCTCACAAGAAACAATTAGATGCAATCGAAGTAGCCGAATTAAATAAAAAGAAAGAGAAAGAGTGGATCGATAAAGAATACGACAACGCAATTAAAAAAATTGAAGAAAAGTATTCCAAAGAAAATAAGACGCTAGACAAGAAAGAAAAGAAATTTGTCAAGTCTGTTATAAAAGAGTGGACTGATGATCCCGATCAGATGGCAGAGAGAATTACATTAGAGTTTGGATTTGAATATGAGCCTAAAAAAAACAATAGCAATACTGATTAGTATTATTTTTATTTCCTCGTCGGTCATAGCTAATGCCCAAACAACCACAAGCACAAGTGCGAAATTTACTTTTTTAAACGAAGGTGATGTTGCACCATTCACGGGAACACTATTCTCAATAGAGGCAACCGCAAAGCTATTGGCAGAAAAAGCACGAGCAGAACAAGAGTGCAAATTAAAAGTAAAATATGAGACGGACACCCTACAGGCAAAATGCACGAGAGACAACGATTTACTTTCTAGCGAACTCAAGATAGAGAAAAGGAAATACAATATTATTGTTGCAGCTCAAGATGAGGAAATCTTACGCTTACAAAAAATTGCAACTGATGTTGGAGATTATGATATACTGTGGTTTGGTGGTGGAATAGCAGTGGGAATGATTACATCAATCGCAATCTTTTTCGCCGCTAGCGAAATAGTAAAGAGATGAAAGATCCCGATCATCTTATAAAAGTTGAGAAAGCCATACAAGAGAAGTATGGCGACGAAGCAATACAAAATCCTAAAAATAATTGGGATAAAGAAAAAGAAAAAGATTACCTATCTCAAATCAAAGAGATGTCCAGAAAAGAGAAGACCAAAGAGAAGGTTGAGGTTGATGGTGTTTTACTGCCCAAGAAACTATTTATAAAAGAATCAGAACGCACTTGCCCAGTATGTAATATTTATTCTTTCAAGGCGAAAGACGATCTTTATATGTCAAAGTTTATGTGCTGTTTCCGGTGTTATATTGTAAACGTTGAAGGACGCGAAGAAAAATGGCTAGAAAAGTTAGACTTACAAGATCCGAACTAAAGAGTTTTATTTCCGAAGAAATCCACTTCCTTAAAGAAGGGGAATTTTCTAAAACACTTGCACAAGCTAAAGCGAAGGATGAAGAAGAGTCAGAAGAGGAAGATTCGTCTTCGGATCAAAAAGATAAAGATAAAAAAGATGACGATCAAGAAGACGACAAAAAAGACGACAAAAAAGATGACGATCAAAAAGACGAGAAAAAAGACCTTCGTGGCTTGAAGCAATTAAAACCAGGAACTATCCAGACTGCACTCAATCAATTGCGGAATCAAGGAATTGATTCGAAGAAGTTCCGAGAAGCCATCATCAAAGCAATCAAAACTATTCATAAAAAAGCTGGCCCACAAAGAAAGAATTTTGCCAAAGAAGATGCACCCGTCATACAGAGAATTGGCAAAGAAGTAATAAAGATCTTATCTGGGGATTTTAGTAATCTTGTGAAGGAATCCAAGCAAAATTATTATGTTTCACCAGCAGCTTACGAAGTTATACAATCGCTAGCTAAAGAAAAAAAATCAATCAAACTATCTATTAAGAGGAATAAAAAATAATGGCTGAAAAAAAATCAAATGTCCTAGAAATTATCCAAGGTATCCAACAAGCGGCTGCAAACGCTTTTGACGGTGCGCTTGATGAAAATGGAGAACCACTCAAGGTTGGTCTTCAAAGAGAGGAGGGTCATCCAATTCTCGATAAGAGAGTCATGGATGGATTTGGTGTAACCTTTCACGGTAATATGCTCACCATCAAATATCAGGGTGAAGTCACTTTGCGTGAGGTCTACAAGGGTGATTATGAAGGAGAGATTGAACAACGACTCCAAGATATTGCCAACTTTCTAAAGAAGGAATATAAAAAGATCACAGGCAACGGTCTTACGTTGACTAAACCAAAAGACAGTGAACCTCATATGATTGTTCAAACTACGAGCAAGGTAAGGTCTTGGGTCCAAGCCCAGCAAGAATATAAGATTGGCGGAATCCCAGATGAACCCGAACTAGGACACACTGTAGAAGAACGCTTGGATACGAGCATCAAGAATTGGCTTGGCCTTGGAAAAGATAAATTCCCAAAAACCAAGAAGCCAGAAAATGTTTCAGGAAAACGAGATCTAGAGCCTCGCGACTAATTGTAATGTATGTCACAATATCTTTCTAAAAAAGAACTTGTCCGAGAACTTGTTAAGTGCGGCAAAGATCCTGTTTATTTTATAGACAATTATTGTAAGATTGCTCACCCTCAACGTGGGCAAATTCCATTTAAGACTTGGGACTTCCAAAAAGATTTACTACAAAAGTTTAACGATTATCGTAACAACGTTATTTTAAAATCCCGTCAAATGGGTATTTCAACAATTACCGCTGCATATGTTTCGTGGATGCTTCTTTTTCATCGTGATAAAAATGTTCTTGTTATTGCAACTAAATTTAGTACAGCAGCCAATCTTGTAAAAAAAGTAAAAGCGATGATCAAATTATTACCTCCTTGGTTTGATCAGATCGCCAAAATTGCCATTGATAATCGTTCATCATTTGTTTTGAGTAACGGTTCTGAAATTAAAGCAACGTCCACATCGGCTGATGCTGGTCGCTCTGAAGCACTCTCATTGTTAGTGATTGACGAAGCCGCCCATATCGATGGCTTCAGTGAATTATGGACAGCACTTCAACCTACAATGGCAGCGGGCGGTCGTTGTATTGCCTTGTCTTCTCCTAATGGGGTGGGCAACTGGTTTCATAAAACTTATGTTTCTGCACAAGCTGGCGAAAATGATTTTCACCCCACGATCCTTCATTGGACATTACACCCGGAAAGAGATCAAGCCTGGTTCGATGAAACAACTAGAAACCTTTCGCGCCGTAAAGTTGCACAAGAGTATGAGTGCAACTTTAATGCTTCAGGCGAAACAGTTATTCACCCGGATAATTTAAATAAGATGGCACTAGCTTGTCGCAGTCCAGAACACCAAACAGGTTTTGATAGAAACTTTTGGATCTGGGAACAATATGATCCAGATAACAAGTATCTATTAGTTGGTGATGTTTCACGAGGCGATGGCGCTGATTATTCAGTGTTTCACATTTTTAATACAAACACGATGGTTCAGGTTGCCGAATATCGAGGCAAACCTACGACTGATTTGTTTGCGAGGATTTTATTTGATGCTGGAAAAGAATATGGAAATGCGATGCTGGTTGTTGAAAACAACAATATCGGTTTCTCGGTATTGGAAAAGCTCATTGATGCCGGTTATCCAAATTTATATTACTCTACTAAAGGAACTCATCAATATGTTGAACAATATGAAGCCGAGCAAATTTCTAACTCTGTTCCAGGCTTCACCACTTCACAAAAGACACGACCGCTCATCGTCGCCAAGTTAGAAGAATTCGTTCGCAACGAACTAATTACTATAAATTCGGAGAGGACTTATCAAGAACTAAAAACCTTTGTATGGAAAAACGGAAGACCAGAAGCACAGCGAAGCTACAATGACGACCTAGTTATGGCTCTGGCTATAACTTGTTGGATTAGAGATACGGTCTTACAGGAGAATACCCGCGACTTACAATTTAAGAGGGCAACACTGAACGCGATGATTGTATCAAACACAAAACTAAATACTACAATACCCGGCATGACCGGCTACAAAAGTGTGGAAAGTAGTGATAGAATACAAGAAGCTAAAAAACTTTATGAAGACTTCGGCTGGATTATAAAAGGATAGAAATGGAAAATAAAAGAAACCCCAACAATGATCAGAACCCATTGTACCGCGCACTAACTAGACTCTTATCTGGTCCTATTACTGATCGGCGAAAGCAAAACCCACGTCAGCTTAAGCGCCGTCAGTTGAATAAATATAGTTTTACATCTCCTGGTGGTTTGAGCTTTAAAAAGCAAACTCATAATCCTTTTGATAATTTTAGAACAGCCGCATATCAAAACGTCAACCGAGCAGAGCGATATATTGATTTTGATCAAATGGAATACATGCCCGAGATTGCTTCAGGGTTAGACATCTATGCAGATGAAATGACCACCTCGTCAGCAATTCAAAAACTACTTCTAATCAATTGTCCCAACGAAGAAATCAAAGAGATATTATCACAACTGTTTTATGATGTTTTGAATATTGAGTTTAATATTTTTGGATGGTGTCGATCAATGTGCAAATTTGGGGATATGTTTCTATATCTTGATATTAACGAAGAATTGGGAATCACCAACGTCATTGGACTTCCGTCTATGGAAGTAGAAAGAATGGAGGGTGAAGATAAAACAAACCCCAACTATGTTCAATTCCAATGGAACAGTGGTGGCCTTACTTTTGAGAATTGGCAAATAGGACATTTCCGAATTTTAGGAAACGATAAATATGCTCCTTATGGAACTTCTGTTTTGGAGCCTTGCCGACGCATTTGGAGACAACTACAACTATTAGAAGATGCGATGATGGCTTATCGTGTTGTGCGCTCACCCGAGCGACGTGTTTTTTATGTGGATGTTGGTGGAATTCCTGAAAAGGAAATTGAACAGCATATGCAACGCATTGTAACACAGATGAAAAGAAATCAAGTTATTGATTCTCAAACTGGTCGTGTTGATTTGCGCTACAACCCCATGAGCACCGATGAAGATTATTTTATCCCTGTTCGCGGAGGAGCTTCTAATACGAGAGTTGAAAGTCTTCCAGGCGGAACTTACACGGGTGATGTGGACGATGTAAAATATTTGCGTGATAAACTATTTTCTGCGTTGAAAGTCCCACCATCATACCTTACGCAATCAGATGAAGGTGGTGACGAAAAAACTACCCTTGCACAAAAGGACGTGCGTTTTGCCAGAACAATACAAAGGCTTCAAAGAAGTGTGGTATCAGAACTGGAAAAGATTGCGGTTGTTCATTTGTATACACTAGGCTTCAAAGGAAAGGATTTATTATCTTTCAAGCTACATCTCAATAGCCCTTCTAAAATTGCTGAACTTCAGGAACTAGAGCATTGGAGAACGAAATTCGAAATTGCTGGTGCTGCGACTGAAGGATACTTTAGCAAACAGTGGGTAGCAAAGAATCTTCTCAATCTATCTGATGAAGAAATTGTTCGCAACCAGCGTGAAATGTTTTACGACAAGAAATTTGAAGCGATGCTTGAGGGCGCGGCTGAAGAAGGCGGCGGAGATGAAGGCGGCGGCGACGACCTTGGTGGAGATCTTGGCGGAGACGATCTTGGTGGAGATCTCGGTGGCGAAGACGACGCCGGGGAAGACGATGGCGGCGAAGACGAAACACTATTGGCTGAACCGGGGAAGCGTAATGATATGAAGTGGAGAACTCAAAACCCAAAGCCACACCATACACCAAAGGATAAAGGAAAAGCATACATACCAGAAAAGCACGATGATCGAGAAGAAGCCGGAAGAAGAAAAAACATGATGGGGAAAGTGGCTTCCGAGATGGGAAAGAATACACAAAGAAATGTTTTCCCAGGTCTTGACGGATTTAAGCAACAATACAAAGGGATAAAGGAAAATACCGAAACTAATTATACTGAGGACTCCAAGGTAGAAAACGAAGTTTTAAGTAATAGTAGAGAAGTCAAACAAATTATTGAGAATTTGGAGAAAAGAGAAGAAGCAAAAAATGGTAAAATTTAAACACAACAAGAAAAAGAATAGTGCTTTTTTATATGAGGCTCTGGTTCTAGAACTAACAAAAGCAATCTTGAAAAAAGATGAGAGTTCAAAAACAAAAATAGCATCTCTGATAAAAGAATCTTTTAGGTTTGATACATCTCTCCATCAAGAATTGAAACTATATCATTCGCTGACAAAAACTCAAAATGCTCACCCCCGCACGGCAGAGAGAATATTATCGGAAGTGCTTAAGCAGAGAGAGGTTATTGATAAGAAACGACTATTATCGGAACAAAATAAACTAGTTCGCAAAATCAAGAAGATGCTTCCAGAAGACACTTTCAATAATTTTGTTCCTAACTATAAATCTCTTGCTACTATTTATCAAATCTTTAATCAACGTAGTACCATAAAAACAAAAGTTCTATTAGAGAACCAGATCATAAAAGGAATGATTTTGTCCGAAGGTAAGGGCAAAGATCAAATGGTTCCTATTGACAACTTGGTATATAAGACTTTTACTAAAAAGTTTAATGCTGAATACTCGGGTGAACTCCTGAAAGAACAGAAGGAACTATTATCTAAATTTGTTTCTTCCTTTGTGGACAACGGTCTTCGTCTAAAGTTATATTTGAACGAGGAGATATCTAGACTGAAAAAGGATTTGAAAAAATCTTTAATGATGGAAGAAATTATAAGTGATGCGGCTATGACAAAAAAGGTTCAAGCCATAATAGAATCCTTAGAAGAATTTAAAAACGAAGAACCAAAAAAGGAAATGATACAAAAAGTGATCAAGGTACAAGGTTTGATACATGAGATAAAATCCGATGGCGTCAATTAAAATAAATGTTACTCCTGATGCCTTGAGCGCAGAAGAAATCAAAGAAGAAAGTGAAACACACCCACAGATTTCTTTGATTGCTCGTAAGACCGTTGATGGAAAAATTATGGTTTTGGATCATAAGGACTTGGATATTGTTATTGACCATGCAAACAAGAAGATCATTACATTTCCAAAAAACGAAATGAGTGATGAAGTCTACCAGATTCAAAATAATTATTTTAATTACCTGTCACAAAAAGGTGTCGTTGAAAGATCATCAGTCCATGCTGGTGATGTATACGCCAGTATTCAAGGGAATTACCCCGAAGCCATCGACGAGGGTGTAGATGCTACACAAGTCGTGCTTCTTTCTACTTATCAATTCATAGAACAAGAAAGACCAAAGTTTGAAGCAGAAGAAAGATACGAAGAAGAAATTGACGATTGGTATACAGAGCCCGACGCAGAGGATTCGACTGCACTTGGAGAAGTTCCCGAGTCACCAGACAAGGGCTCAATCAGTCCCAATAATCCTTGGACATATTATTCCGGCTATTATTCATGAGCCTATTCTATTTTGTTTTAGCCTCCTATGGATTAACACAACTCCTAGTATATGCTAAAATATTTGACAAAATCAGACCATCATATCATTTGTTCCATTGTCCCATGTGTATGGGGTTTCATGTCGGATGGTTTTTGTGGGCGATAAACGGACAAACAGAACTATTTACTTATGAATATTCTATAACCACAGCACTTATTTTGGGGTGCGTGAGTTCTGGAACTTCATATGTTGGAAATATGATCTTTGGTGATCAAGGAATAAATTTTAAAATGTGGGGTGAAAAATAATGTTAGAAAATCTATGGACAAGCAAATCTCGTATGCTTCGACCAGTGCGTCGATGCAAATCAGGGTGCATAGTCACGCGGGTTGCGCCCGCTTTTTATAATGAATGGAGATAAGAAATGATTGATGACGAACAAGAGCCAGATGTAAACGAAGAAATTGATGCTGGTGAAATTGAAGAAGCAAAACCGGAAGAAGAAATAAAAGCCGAACTAATCACAGAAGCAGACGCTTTTAGTTTACCAAGTGATGAGCCAGTAACTAGTACCTCTTTTGAAACTTTTGATGCTGAAGACTTTGGGTTTATTGAGCACTATGGTGAGGAAATCACAGTCCAGCATGATGAGCAACTGCCCGAGAATGAAGCGGTGTCTGCTTTGAATTGTGCCTTTATTGGTGTTGGTGGTGCTGGTGGAAAACTAGCGAAAGCATTTTTAGATTTAGGATTCAATAAAACACTACTCCTAAATACTACTGAAAAGGATCAGCCGGAAGGTGTAGATCCAGACCATTTGATTCTAATCCCTGATGCTGATGGCGTAGCCAAAAATGTCGCTTATGGAAAGAAAGTATTTAGCGAAAACAGCGCAGTTGTTGAAGACGCTATTCGAACCAAGCTTGGCAAAGTGGATTGGATTTTTGTTTTGGCTGGTGGAGGTGGAGGCACCGGAAGTTCCTGCGTAGAGCTTCACGAAGTTTTTGAGCGATATCTAAGTTCAGTCCAAGCCGAAGGAAAAGTGGTATATATCATATCTTGGCCTACTGCGCAAGAATCTCTCAACCACACTATCTCTAAAAATGCACTATCCCTAGCCAATGATGTAGCACCACACCCTCATATTCTTATTGATAATGAGAGACAGACACAACTACTTCGTGGAAAGGTTGGTATTCTAAATATGTATCCCGTAGCGAACTCTACATTTGCTAAGTTGTTTCATCAAGTTTTAAAACTAGCTTCAGAAAAATCTTATGTTCAGACCTTTGATTCAAAAGATCTTGGGCGCTGCTTAGGAACCGAGGGAAGGATGTTCTTGGGCTCTACTATGATAGCAAATCCAGCAGATCCTAAGCTTGGCGCTGCCATTTATCAAAATTGTATTAAGCGTTCTCCGTGTCCGATGCCAAAAGGCAAGTCTGTTACAGGAACGATGCTACTAATTATTACACCGGAGATGGCAACAGATCCAGAGATTAGCAAACATTTAGACGCAGCCGTGTCTTATGTTGGTGGAAGATGCGAAACCTTGTTTTCTGGGGTATATATCAAAGAGAACTTACCAGGTCTTGTTGCGGTCTTATCGGTTAACGGATTAGACGGGAGATAATAAAATGAGCAAGTACCTTCTTAGAGAATATTATGAATTGTGCGCTGGCGGAGTCTGTGAAGATTTATTGACAGAGGCGGAAAAGATACAAGTTAAGAATGGTGCAACTTTCTTATCAGGAATTATGCAGAGAGTAGATGAGCAAAACGGTAATGGTCGTGTCTATCCTAAACCAATCTTAGAAAGAGAAGTCAAAAACTATATGAAGACAGTCAAGGAGAACCGGGCTTGTGGAGAATTAGATCATCCAGAAGATTCAGTTGTCAATCTTAAAAATGCTTCTCATATGGTTACTGATTTGTGGTGGGAAGGTAAAGACTTGAAAGGAAAAATTAAAGTATTATCTACACCAGCAGGAAAAATTTTAGAATCTTTGGTGAATGATGGTGTTACTTTGGGAATTTCATCTCGGGCTTTGGGGTCTGTTCACGAAAGCCAAGGGAAAACGATTGTAGAAGAAGATCTTCAGTTGATATGTTTTGATATAGTTTCTGAACCCTCAACGCAAGGTGCATTTATGAGTCTTACCGAATCAAAAATAAAACAACCATATTCAAAGGCTGATCGAATCAATAGAATACTGAACGATATTATAGGAGACTAAAGAGATGAAACTATCACGAGAAGATTTAGAACGAATGATCAAAGAAGAAACGGAAGATCTATTAGGAGAAAAAGCAAACCCCGACGAGTTCGATCCAGTACGCTTCCCGCTGAAATTATCTGATGTAGATCCCGCTGCGGCTGAAGTTGCCGTAACTCATGGTCATTCAAAGTTTGATCAAGATCCTACCGATGACGAAATTAATGTGGACTACAAACCAAGTGGAGTGGCAGCAGTTCAAGATTTAAGTCCTTCTCAATCTAGCATGAATATTGGTAAAGCCATGACATTTGTCTTACATATGATTGATCCTACAAGTAAAATGGAAGCGGGCGGCGATCTTGGCGCTTTCATTAGTAGTGATAAATATATCATGGATGGACATCATAGATGGATTGCTACAGCGATGGTTGATCCATCTCAATCGGTTGGTGGTTATGATGTTGACTTTCCAGGTGAACAACTTGTTGCGGTTTTAAATGCGATGACAAAGGGTCAGTTTCAAGTGATGAAAGGGAAACCAGCTTCGGGCGGTTTTGAACAATTTAAGGAAAAACCTATTAGAGATATGTTAACATCAATGGCAAAGGGAGGAATCAGTCAAGACACAGTACCAGACACCTTCAAGGGATGGCAAGGACGAACCCCGGAACAAGTAATGAAGCTCTTACAAGATTGGACAGGCAAACAAGGTGAAGATGCAGTTGAGTCTGCGGTTACAAAAATGGTTAATAATCTTGGAGGAATTAATATGTCAACTCCAAGTTGGGCACCAGAACGACCTGATATGCCAGTAATCGATGAACCTGATATTCCAGCCGCAGTAAATGCTCTTGAGAAGGGACATGTTGATGTTAGTCCTCCCTGGGGAAAACCTGAAGAAGATCCCGTTGGTCAACCTCCCGTCGCAGAATCACGCAACCTTATGTCAATTTCTAAAGAAAGACTACAAGAAATCATTAAAGAAGAGATTGATAATCGAAAGAAGATGATGTGAAAAAAATAAATATTAAATGATATTATTGGAGAAAAATAATGGCTGAAAAGCGTATAAAACGATTACAAAATTTAATCGATGAAATTGATGCCGAAGAGCTTGTTATCTTGGATGCCCAATTTGCCACAGATGAAGCATCCAGACGATTATTAAAGTGGGGCAATCGGAATGTTGAAGATGAAATTGAACAACTTAAATCTGAAATTGATTCCTTAAGCGATGCTATGTTAAAAATACAAGGGAAAGATTACCTGATCGGAAAAACTAATGAACTCAGAGAATTAAAAAATGAAAAAAAACTTCGGGATGAAATATGAAAAAATCAGAGTTGAAGGAAATCTTAAAGCCCCTTATTAAAGAATGTATTCGTGAGGCTATTTTTGAAGAAGGTGTTCTGTCCGGTCTTATAACTGAAGTGGCGCAGGGATTAGGAAATATTAATCCAGCACCACAGTTGCAACAAGTCGCCCAACCCACAATAACAAAAAAACAACAACAAAGCCAAAGTATTATCGAAGCAAAGAATCAGCTCAAGGAAGTGAAAGACTCGCTACAGAAAGCAACTGGATTACATGGAATTTTTGAGGGAACAAAGCCAATGCCGTCAAGCGGTGGAGGTCAGTCTAACAAATATGGGGCTTTGCGAGATAAAGACCCGAGTGATGCTGGTGTAAATATTGATGGTCTAGTAAAGATGACTGGGGGCTGGTCCCACCTAACAAAATAAGAAGAAGCAAATGGAAATAAAAATTAGAAGAAATGAAACCACCGAAAACTTAATCAAGAGGTTTACTCGCAAGATGAAAAAAGAAAATATAATTGAAGAATATCTCGAAAGGCGTTACTACAAGAAACCATCAGAAAAAAGACGTGAGAAACATCAACGTCGCCTAATTGAAATTGAACGGCAAAAGAAAAAAGAACAACAATCAAATGATTATTGAGACTATTTAAGGAAAGAGGAATATAAAAATGTCTTATCAATATAAAGCAGGAATAGGTGATGTAGGATCTTATCAGGTCGCCGGTCGTCCTTATCTCACTGGTTCTACTTCTCTAGCCCCCGGAGTAGAAGATCAGATAGTGTTTCCGACCGTAGCCAAGGCGGTTACAATTATCAACGCTGACCCGGACACAATGAACAATGATGCGATACGCATTCACTATAACTCGACATCATCAGCAGGGAATGTAATTAGCGGACTTCACTTTGTAACGCTTGGCTTTGCGAGAGATTCTTTTACTTTTACACTAAAGTGCAAAGAGATTTTTATTTCTGCACCAGCCACAAATGTAGATCCCACCGGCTATCAACTCATAGCGGAATTGACGGGAATTGATGATAGTCAAATGCCCCCCTTGACGGGTTCAGGTTTGACGGACTAGAGGAGAACTTAAGTGGCTAGCGGATTTAAACCATCACCCAATGTAACAGTAGGGAACACATATGCTTCGGGGTCATCTCACGAATTCACTGGTAGTGTTAATATTACTGGTAGTTTAACTCTTAATGGTGATGCTATTACTGGTGGTGGTGGTAGCCCTCTTACTGTTAAAGAAGTCGGTGGCGTACCTAACGTTCCTAATGTAACTACCATCAATGTTAGTAACGGGACTTTGACCGACAATACTGGTGGCGAAGTTACGATCACTACTGGCGGCGGAGGTGGAACCGGCGATGTTACTGGTCCCGCTTTATCTACTGATAATGCGATTGCAAGATATGATTTAGCTACTGGCAAAATAATACAAAACTCGGGAGTCACAATTGACGACTCAAATAATATTGATGGAGCAATCACGATTACAACAATCGATGTTTCCGCATCCTCAAACATTTCTGCCAGCTCATTTTATGG